CCATCTCCACCAGACGATCCAAATCCACCAGTTAGACTCACCCATCCTCTATCTTGAAAATATCCAATTAGGTCCTCTCCAAATACTGGATCTAATCCCGCAACTCCAGTATAGACAATTTCTCCTGGAACACCTGGAGTTGGATATGCTGGAAAGTCTGTAAATCGTTGGCGTTGAGTCTCTGCGACCTCAACTAATAGTGCCTTACCTATAGCATTACCAGAAGATGCAATAGTAAATGTAGGTATACCGCTCTGTGAAATTGTAAGTTGATTTGTGATTTCAGAGAGCTCAAAAGTACCTGAATAGAGAGAAATAGCATTAGTCACTTCATCGTAGCTAATATTATTTAAGAACTCTAAATTTGCATCCGCTAGGCTTTTAAAATTTAAGTTAGTCACATCAATGAGTGAAGTCAAACTTGCATTAGTCAAGCGACGGATTGACTCTATGTTTTTATAGACAGCCATCCTATCATTAGTTTATTTTTGTTATTTATCTGTTTGGATAAATAAGAAGACTAATCTTTAAGTATCTTATGAGTTATGGGTTTATGACCTTAGTCGACTTATCAATCTCTGAATTTAGTGTAAACTTTCCTCTATTTACTAGACACTCAGTCAGGTCAGCATTAATTGTTTTTGCAGCTGGATTATCTAGGAAACTAGAAGTAATTTGATTTGACTCACCAAGATAATCACAATCTAACAATTTAGAAAATTTAACAGAGTTATTTGAAAAAATCGAACAATTTTCAAGTTTAGAATTTTTGATAATACAATTGTCAAATAGACAATTATTAACGTCTCCCTCTATCTCACAATTAAAGAATTCAATTCCTTCCAGGAGAATACTTCTAGTAATTTTAGCATTCTTTATTTGAAGTCTAGCTCTCTTAGTATCATAATTAATAGTAGCCTCAGTTATTCCGCCACCGATAATTAATCTAAATATCTTTTCTCTAATTTGTGGATATACTGATTCCACTAGGTGAGGCATTTGATTTAGGTCAATATACAGGTCAATTTCTGGAAAAGCGGACTTAAATCCCAATACTGATCGGGTAGAATCAATAGCTTTTCTAAAATCTTTAACCATACTTGAAATCCTAAGTTTTTCCTGATTTGAATAGGTGTAATTTTCAGTAAGAGTAGTATATAGGTGCTCAATAATAATATTTAAGGTCTCGACGGCCTCCTTCTTTTTTCGGGTATAATCCTTACCTGAAATATAGTTTACATTAAGCTTACCACTAGATAGCTGAGAAAAGTCAGTTGCAAAAAAATCAGAATTTGGAAAGTTTAGTTCAATTGAATCCCCACGCTCAACTATCGATTCAGTTAGGATCATGTCATAGAGTCGCTTAGGTTGAACATATTGAAAATGATTTTGATACATTAATCTATTCTCATTTTCAGGCTGCGGCCAAAGTTCAAAGAGCCTCTTTTCATCTAGGCTTATTAGATATTTTAGACGATTTAGTTTAGTTACTCCGGCGGATAGCTGAAGAGCATTTTCGTTAAGCTTAATAGTTGTTTGAACTCTACAACGTTCAGTAGTAAAACCAATTGATTCAATTATATTTGATACCTTTAAATACATATGAATTGCCTCTTGATATGGCATTAATCCAGTACTCAATTGCATCTCTTTATATCCATTAGAGTAGGTTGGAGCTAATTTAAAAGTTTCATTCGTTGGATTGAAATCGCTCTTTACCTCACTAAACCATTTTATCTTTTTCCCTAGTGCTCTGGAAATCTTTGCAGCAGCATCCATTTTTCTCATGGGTGAAAAGAATTCAAAACAAAATGAAATTTGAGAGTTATCATATATGCTTTTCTTATCTAATGATTTGAACATTACTCTATTTTTCTTTATTCTATTTATCTTACTAGATCCTTTTAGGAAATGTAAGTATTAAATTAATAGGGCTGGATATGGAGATAAATGAATAAATAAAATAAATAGGATTGCTACATGGCAAAAGTCACAGACGATTTTAAAGTATTTACTAGACTCAGCATATATGTTGAGGATCTATTGTCGCAAACAATAAATTATCTAACTAGTCAGTTTAATCAGAGTAGAGCAGTATTTACTTCCGCTTCACCATTTGGCCAGCTTCTACTAGTTGTTGAGAACCTAACACAACTTGTATTCTATTATATTGAAGACTCAATCACTGAGTTAAATATCAACGAGGCAACCCGATTGACTTCAATTTACTCCTTAGCTACCTTGGCTGGACACAATCCAAGTAGAGCAGTATCTGCATCTGGCGAAATAAGCTTGTCTACCTTGGCTGGCTCAGGCGAACCGCCGACTGATTTTGTAATTATCCCTAACTTGACTAGAATTCGATGTAAAAATAATGGACTTACCTATGTATTAGACCTTCCCCAAGATGAGATCAAGTTTTCTTTTAATGGAACTAATAATGGTCTTAGGATAGGTATTAGACAAGGTATAATTGAGTCCCAAACAGTTACGGCTAAAGGCGAACCAATTGAAAGTTTTGCAATAGGCAGTCCGCAAAACTATTATATTGATAACTTTATGGTTAATGTTCATGTAAATGGGGAAAAATGGACGAAATATGACTCTATCATCGACATGCCTAGGGGAGAAAAGGCATACTTAATTAAGACCGGTATAACTACTGGAGTCGACCTCTTCTTTGGAAATGGAAACTATGGTAAGATACCTACTCGTGGAGCAGATATCCTAGTTGAATACTTGGTAACTGAGGGTGCAAATGGAAATATCCGAAGCAATGATTTAGGTAGTATAAAATTTGACTTTGTGGACACCGGCTTCAGTATCCTAGGAGACGAAATTGATCTAAACGAATACATTGAGATCTCTACCTCAAATGCACCCTTCTTTGGAACTAATGCTGAGGATTCTAAATTGACTAGGCTACTCGCGCCAAAGCAGTCTAAAAGCTTTGCACTAGTTAATGTAGATCACTATGAAACAGTATTAAGAAAACTAAAGCTTTTCTCCATCATAAATGTTGCACTAGATGAAGTCGATCCTAGAATGTTGAATCTATTTCTTATTCCAGATATTCGAAAGACTTTTAGTGTAGCACAAGATTATTTTAGTGCAAGTCTAGATAGATTTGCAATGAATGACTATCAGAAAAACCAATTGTTACAATACATTGAAAAGTCTGGAAGCAAACTTATCTCAACCGACGTTCAAATCGTTGATCCTATTCCTAGTGAGTATGTCATAAATACTTCGATTATTGCATTTGATGATGTCTCTACTGATATTATTAAGAGAGACATCCTAAATAATTTAGGTGAATACTTTATTCAAAATACTAGATTCACTAGAATACCTAAGAGTGACCTAATTAAGATAGTTGAGGAGGTAAATGGAGTCGATTCTGTTTCAATTAATATTATATCTAAAAAGAATGAACTTGCAAAAGTTCAAAATCCTTCTGCACCAGATATAGGTATTGACGAGTTTAACGATATTATTGTCTCATACCAAGAACTTCCTATAATTAGAGGAGGCTTTACTGATCGTTATGGACAAGTATATTCTACTGGAATAACTCCTGATTCACTAGGTCCAGTAAATATTCAAATTAAAGAGATTGTGCCTAGACCAAAAAAGATTAATTAACATGGTAAAAAATAGCATATATCGTCCAATATTTGATCGCAGAGAAAAAAGAGAAAACACTGGATTTGATTACAAGGGTCAAATCCTAAAAAAGACCCTCTCTTCTCAAATGTTCGGTGCTCACCCTCTACTTGATTACCTATTAGAAAGGGTTGAAAGTGTCGTATATGAGTGGGTTGAGGCAGTAAAACAAATAAAGATTACCGCTAATCCAGCACTGGATAAGTACGAAAATAAGATTAGATAAATGGGTAGTAATAAAGCGGGAATGGGCCGAGAGAATCGTGCTCACCTCAGAGACGAGATCCAATCCCTATTGGGATCAATTGGAACCGAGACACATGGTGACATGGTGATCGACAATGAAATATCAGAAAAGACCAGACCTGAAAGTCCATATGACTTTGAGGAAATGAGTAATCAGTTTACAGTAAAAGCTAGAGAGATCACAGATTCCTTATTTAAGAATTTTGTTGATATTGGAATCTTTGAAAAGAACGACTATGCTCGACATAAGAAAGAGCTAGACACAATTAATATTTCCAACCTATTCTTTCAATTAAAAACAATTAAGATCACCATAATTAAGGTGATGGAGGAGATAACTTCAGGTAATACTCATCCTCGACTAATTGAGGTAATGGGTCAGTTACAGGATAAGATGGCTTCTATTACTAAGATGCAGGCAAATTATGTACTTTTTCTTGAAGACACATATCGCCAGTTAAATTCAGCTGCACCAATAAATCCTGATTCAGAAGTAGTAGGATCAGATTCAAAAGAGGGTCAGTTTTTTATTACAGTAGGTACAAAGAACCTAATCAATAGTTTACCTGACGAACCTAAAACTGGTGAGATTAGAGTTCCAACTGGAAGTCTAATTGATCCTACTAAAAAATCCGATCTAATGCGAGAGAACGACATCCAAATAACGGATGATGACTATGGCGATGATTTTATGGATATCACTGAAATAATTTAACCCAATGAGAGACGTCATGACAAATGGTGGCGCTTTCAGCCATCGTAAGCTATCTAATCTATCAGGTTCAGTTGAAGACACAAATACTTCAATGTGGACTACTATCAGAATCAATAAGTTACTTGATGATATTGAAAATGATGGGTTTGATATTAAAGGTTTACACAACTCCCCATTTAAGGACAATGATATTAACCTAAAACGAGGAAATTTACCTTTTGAGTATACTCCAACTGAGTGGGAAGAGCTTAAGCGATGCAAAGCTGATATACTCTATTTTGCAGTAAATTATTGTAGGATCCAAACAAATGATGGTATTCAACTAATTCGAGATACTCCAGGACTTAGGGATTACCAGGAAGAGATACTTGAGTCGTTTAAAGGAAATAAGTTTAATATCCTAATGGCAAGTCGCCAAACTGGAAAATCCGTAACGTCAGCTATTTTTATCCTATGGTATCTACTATTTAAGTCTGATAAAACTGCCCTAATTGTTGCAGATAACTTTACAACTACTCGAGAGTTATTAGACAAGTTTAGAATATGTCTAGACGGTCTACCGTTCTTTATGAAACCTGGAATCAAACATATTAATTCAGGAAATATCAAATTTGATAATGACAGTCGTGTTGTAGGTAGAACGACTACTAAAAAATCAGGTATTGGTCTCTCTGTAAACATCCTATATATTGATGAGTTTGCCCATATTGATGAAGCAAAATTAGATGAATTTTATCGAGCTATCTTACCTACTATTACTGCCGATCCAAATGCAAAGGTGATAATTACCTCTACACCAAATGGTAAAAATAAATTTTATGAGATTTGGGTGGATGCAATTGCTAGTAAAAGCGACTATGTTCCACTTAGAGTTGATTGGTGGCAAGTTAAAGGTAGAGATGAAGCATGGAAACAGGCAGTTATTGCTAACATGGGATCAGTAGAAGATTTTAATCAAGAGTATGGACTACAGTTCTTCTCATCCGACCAATTATTACTAAACTCAAATGAGTTAAAGAGACTCTATAATATTAAAGCAGATTATCAAAATACTAAGTTTTCTTTAACTGAAGATAAGCAGTGGATTAATGAGTGCTTTACTGTTCATCCAAACTATGTAAATAGAACACCTACTGATTATAAAAATGATCCTGCAAAATATGTATTTTCAGTAGATACGGCAGATGGCACTGGCGGAGACTACTCAGTATTAAACATCTATAAAGTTGCATGTCTACCGATTGTTGAACTCTTAAAAAAGAAAGAGGCTATTCGTGGAGAAATTGATACTACTTCACTGGTGCAAGTTGCAACATTTAGAACTAATGAATATGATATTAATGAATTTGCAGCTGGAGTAGAATACATAACCTATAACCTATTTAATTCAGAAAACGTCCGAATCGTTCTTGAAATGAATCATAAGGGGGAGATAATAAAAAATAGGCTAGAGAGCAATGATAATTACTGGCCTTCCCAATTAGTCCATACTAAACATACTGAGATGGCAGTAGCCTCAAAACCAGGAATTAGACTTGGTCCAACTAATAAGATTAGATATTGCGAAAAATTTAAGTATCTAGTTGAGGTTAAAAAAATCATACCTAATGATTTTCTAACAGTAATGGAGCTAATGGCATTTGGTAAAACCAAAGGTGGATCATATCGTGGACAAAATGGAAATGATGATCTTGCAATGACATGTGTTAACTTAGCACCAGCGATTGACTCTAATCAATTATGGGAGCTTTCAATAGAGACGTATGAATTAACATCAGCTGAATATAGAAAAGAAGTAGAGGAGAAAATATTTAATCTATTTAGATCTAACTTAAATAAACCTGCTTTTGATTATGATACGTTACGAGAAGTAAATGCGCCAGACAATGGAGCAAAAAAAGGATTAGAGCCACGGCGTCATGTATTTGATGTTGAATCACTAGGTCAAATGCAAAAAATTAAAGATAAATTTTTTAAAAGCTAAACTTTTTTTAGTATCATAGTAATAAATTATTGTGTGTAACAACTAGAAATATGAAGATTCTTAAATTTCAAGGCGATATCGGACTTGATGACGTGTTTAACCGTCATAAAATAGAGATTTATGATAATCTCCTACAATCAATAAAAAATCACTATTTAGATAAGAATCATTCTGAAGTGACTGTGATTAAGATCTCAATAAATGAATCAGAATATACAATTAATTTATCTAGAGATAAATTTATAAGCGGACTTGAAGGAGCGATCTCGTTCTATGAGTCTTGCGAAGAATACGAAAAATGTGCAGACTGTTTAACCATCATCACTGCACTTAAAAAAAATAACACAATTGAGGTCTAAAAATTATGGGGTATGAATCAGCTAACGCAAAAATCAATGAAAGAATTCAGGAAATATCTGAACGTCTACTTAAGAAACAAAGCACTGACCGTGAAAAAAACGAATTAGCTCAGCTGATTTATCCAAAGCTTAAATATTATATCTGGAAATTCTGTAAAAACGAGGTTGACACTGAAGAGGCTCTTCAATTTACATTAAAGAAGATTTTTAAAAACATTGCACAGTTTGATTTTGAAAAAGGTAGATTTACTACGTGGATCTATACTATTGCTCGAAATGAAACCTTATTTTATCTACACCAATTAAAAAAGAATTCTCATTACGATATCGATACTATGTATAGTAAAATTGATAGCCCTGATGATTTAACCGATGAAGTTAATGGATTTACAGATATCGATGACATATACCAAACAACCGTTGATGAGATATTCCTAATTGAGGATCCTCTACTTAAAAATATTGCCATTGATAAAATGATCAAAAATAAGAAGGTGAAACAAATTGCACTAGACTATGAGATCAATGAAAATACGGTGAAAACTAAACTTCGTAAAATAAGATCTGATATTAGATTTTTAGTTCTAAAGAAGAATCCTCAATACGAGGAAAAAATAAAATACATACTATGATACTTGATTACCTTTCTCCAATTAGAATATACAAGAGGCTCACCATTCACATAACAGAATTATCACATTACCGAACTTTTAAAAAGATCATATTTGATCTAAATGATAGCGGTAAACTTGATGAAATCGGAATCAGGGCTGACCCAAATTCAAACATGTATATTGGGATAAACTTGAATCCTGAACTTTTATTGTATTCAGATGCTTCACAAGAGTCAGTTGAATTAAAACTAATCTCGGAAAAAATGAATAAGTATAATGATTTTCTAACCAAGGAAGGTATACTTGATTCAATTAAAGTAGATTATGAAAGAATCCAAACAGAGGAACATTACGGCTATGTATTGCAAATTAGCTTTAATTTTAATAAGTATAAGAAGTCAGATTTTATCTATACTATATCCTACTTTACATCACTTATATTAGGAGCAATAACAACAGCGATTGTTCTACTATAATAAATAAAAAAAATAAATCATATGAAAAAATTAAATGACTTTATTGAAAAACATTTGCAAAAAATTGCATTCATCTTTATGTTTGTAATCTTTTTAAATACTTGTGGAAATCCAAACAGAGCTCTCACTAAAAAAGTAGATGCACTATCTCAAAAGATTGATTCACTAGAATTGATCACGGTGACCAGCCGAGATCTAAAAATAGAAGGTCTTAAATCTGAAAAGAGAATGATCCAGTCAACTGATCGTAAAATACTCGATGTAAATCGGCAATCTCAAATTGATAAAGAGATCAGCGAATTAGAAAAATAATACTATCTATGTTTAATTGGATAAATCAAAATAAAAAATCAATAATTAGGATAGCCTTTCTTGTGCCTATTCTTTCAGTAGCAATAATCTCAATATCACACGTAGTAAAATGGTATGACTTAGCTAACCCTATTAGCTGGGCAATATACTTATCTATTGCAATAGAAATAGCTGCACTTTCATCAATTGCGGCAGCTTCAGTTAAGGTCAAAGGATTTTCAGTATGGTTTGTGTTTATTATCGTAACCTTAATTCAATTCATAGGAAATATTTACTTTAGTTATACTGAAATAAATGTATCTTCCAAAGAGTTTAGAGATTGGGCAGAACTTACTGGTCCCCTATTTGAATCATTTAGCGATATTGAAGATGCAGTTGCGCAGCGTCGACTTCTTGCAATATTAGAAGGAGGTCTTCTTCCTCTAATATCATTGACCTGTCTACACTTCTTTATTAAGTATGGCGATAATGATCTTGAAGAGCCAGTAGTATACCCTGAACAGGAAAATATTGAAGAGTCCAAAGAACCAATTGACACCTACGAAAAATCTGATCTACAAAAAGAAGCAGATAGAGTTTGGGAAAAAGTTAAAGAATTACGAGAAGAAGGAAAGTTACCTATCCCTACCGAAGAAGATCTTGCTGATGAGCCAACTGCTCTAGCTAATTCTAAATATAGATTAGAAGAAATTGAATATATCCCATCGATTGATGACACAGTAAAATTCGTAGATCAGGAAGAAGTAAAACCTGAGACAGTCTCACCTGAAATACCATTGTCTAGTAATAATAAATTAAGACGTCAGTAAAATAAATAATAAAAAATACTGACGAATGGTACCCAATTTAAACGAGATATGTGACTGTTGTGGTGGTTATGAAAATCAACCAATGCTTCAACTTTTTGACAACAAATGTTTCGGTATAGTTGATGGTAAGGATATAACTGAAGATTTCTGCATGAAGGATTTTGCTTTTCCAACGGATGGCTATTCATGCGTAGGAATCACACTTCAAGAAAATGGAGGAACCACTACCCTATTTGATAATCAGCTACCTGTTCCATTAGTAACACTAGTCAGCGGTAAAGCCTATGCTAGAGGTATTTTATTAAAGGTTACGTATCCAACAAATGATCTAAATTCAGAAGAAATATTAATTTCAGATAAAAACGTAGTATTAACAATTGAGACATATAATGGGACCTCAACTAATTATCCACTATATAATTTCTTTTCTATTTTTACTAACCCTAAATCAAACGATCCGTCTCAAATAATAAATAAGATAGAATTGACTAATCCAAACGTCGACTATCCAATTAGGATATCTGCATTAATTTTATTTGGAAATGCATTGTAAAAAATTTTAAAGAAATGAGTAATTACGCAACTGAAATAATTAACCTTGAAGCTGGAATTAACTATGAACCTACGTTTATCAGAACAGATAACCGATTGCCTGCAAATGTTCCAACCACACTAGGCTATCTTCAAATAGGTGAACTTCAACAATATGGAAATGCTAGAGGTCCGCTTTTTAGAATTGAATTTGCAGATACTTCAGCCGTTACTGCTTCCCATGTTAAAATTCTGGGACTAGATAATAACGATATAAATGCACCAATATATCCTATTGCATATCTTCAAAATTGGAGGCCAATCCTAGATGTATACTTAAAGAAATTTATCTTTTGTGATGCAGGCGGTACTGAAATTATCGAGGATCCTGCAAACTATGCAATTATTGGATATAAAAGAAAAACAATGCCAACTGTATTCTAATGGAAAGACTAGACGAGTTTTATAGTGGGGCCGGAATGCCTTCAAAAGACTTTGCAAGAGGTCTACCTTTTTATGGAACTAAAGGCGACTTTAACTTTACGACCGGTAAAAGTCAGTTTACTCCAGGTGTATCCATAAAGCAGGTACCTCTAACTGATATGTCGGTCAAGGGAGATCCTGGATTATCCCAATTTGACATGGAACTAAGTAAACTAAGATTCTATTATAAACCTGGAGATAGGGTCAGAGGAACGATTGTTAACTCTCAACTTACTTCAGAAAACGGTCGAGTTATCATTGGAAAACTCGACAAGATCACGGCAGACTATGGATCAAATTCTATTCGAGCATGGGTAAAAAATCCATCTACTCTTGAATCAACCGAGATCTATATAAATTCTATTGAGAGAATCTATGAAAGTGTATCGCGTAGAGCATTAAATTTTTCTCAATTCATTAATTCTTAAGTAAACTTTATTTTAGTAGAACCAACTACTACTTTTTGTATATAAAATAAAAAACTATTTTTTATGCAATCAAACGAAATTGATGACGAAGCGGCTCGTTTTCTGGAAGAACAGGATAGAATACATGGAGTAAATACAATCAAGGTCGAAGAGACCCATGACGAACCAGTTCAAAAAAGCCTTGGCCAAATCGGCGGATATATTGAATCTCCAGAGTTATCTGCGGCATCTGAATCTTCTTGGAAACTTTTAGATCTAAGATCACTACCTTCACAGGGATTATTTTATCCTGAAGGAACTGAACTTCTTCTAAGATCTGCAAAAACCAAGGAGATCCGTCACTGGTCTACAATTGATGAAAATGATCCACTTGACGTTAGAGAAAAAATTAATTTCGTGCTAAATGCATGTACTAAGATTAGAGTATCTGGAGGAAGACCTCTAAACTTTAATGATTACTTAGAAATTGACAGATATCACATCCTATTTAGACTCTATGAACTTACTTTCCCAAATCAAGAAAATAAACTTTGGGCAAATATTAAGTGTGAGATCGATGGCCACATAAACAGAACGCATGTATTGAGCTCAAACCTAAAAGGTTTTGAATATCCAGCGGACTTAATGAAATGGTATTCCGAAGAAGATCGATGCTTTAAAGTAGTCTCTGAAAAACTTAATGAAACCTTTTATCTCTACTTGCCAACAATTGGCACTGAGAATAAGTTTAGGCTAAAGAGACAGGACGATGCGAAAAAAGGAGTTGAGATAGACGAATCATTCTATGAATTTGGACCATACTTAATTAAAGACTGGCGAACTATCACTAATTCTTCTCTTACTGACCTAAAATTTAGTTCAAATGCATGGCAAGATAATAAGTTTATCTTTATCCATAAATTCACTAATCAATTAAAGGAGGCAAGTCTAAATAAAGTATTAAGCATTTGTGAAAAATGTAAGAATACCACGGAGAGCCACATTTTTTTGGAGGGAAGCTTCACTGTCAAAGATATTTTCATTATTTCAGCTGGACTTGATGAACTTATTTAAGCTTAATAAAGACTTGGCATTGAAGCTTAACCAATCGTTTGATACCCTATATGAAATGGAATATATGGAATATTCTCTACTCTTAAACATCGTGAATGATGAGATAGATAAAAAGAATAATCCGGATGATGTATTCACCAACATAATGAGCGGTAACAATCAGCCATTGAAAGTTAATCTTCCAGATAACCTAAAACTTAAATAAATAATAAAAATAATTACTATTTGTGGGCGAAAAACTAAATGCTTTTTTAAAATTATATACAACTAAGGCAATTGCCGAAGTTGACCAATTAAAAATTAAAATTGCAGAGACAGAAGAAAAGTTGAAGACGGCCGACGTTTTATATAAAGAAACATTAGTCTCAGCTGAAAGCTTTAAGTTAACTCCAGATTTTTTATTAGTTTTTCCTGGAGCAACCTTATTTAGTGAAAATGTGGATGCATATAAGAATCTACTGTCTGTCGCAGTTGATCCAATATTTAAAAAACAAGTACAAGATTTATATAAAGTAAGAAATGCTGATACTCAACTTGTTGGTCGAAAGGAATCCTTAAGCGTTGCTGAATCATATGTAAAAAAAGGAGGAGAAGATTATCTTAATAAACTAGCTAGTGAAATTTTAAAAAATGCTTCTGCTGCTGGATCTAGAGGAGCCAATTTTACGAGTATAATGGATAAGCTTTTTAAAACTTATGATGATTATGCAAAATCAATTGAAGGTTTCACCGAAGATATTGCAGGTCCAGATGGAATGCTTACTTCGCCTGAAGCATATGCAGCGCTCGTTGAAAAAAGGGAAGCTGGCCAATTCAATGAATCAAATTCAGCTAAACCAGCTGACTCTAGTACATCGTCTATCAATGCAGCATCTAGTTCTACTAACAACAAAGAAGAGATATCTGCTTCAATCAATTCAACTGGGTCTGAAAATAAGACGACTGCTCCAGTAGCAAGTACTCCAATAAATCCAACTGCCACTAAATCTTCTGATGCAACATCTGTTACTAATTCAGAAGGAGGAGTAACGTCCAAAGTAGGTGAACTTGAAACTGAGAATATTTTAGAGCCAGCGCCGATGCAGGCAGTAAATATTAATCTTGAAAGCAAACCACCTGAATCTAAGACTGTCGAAGGATCTACTTCAAATTCAACAACTGCATCAACCACATCAAACTCAACTACGGTAAATGATGTAAATTCTACATCAAGCAATAGTGGAGTAACTGGTGATAAAAATATAATGAATGTTGATAACACAAATAATCAATCTTCTTCAAATACAGTAAATGAGAATAAGAAAGAAAAAGGAGGATTCTTATCTAAAGTAGGAAACTTTGCAAAGAAAGCAGGAGCAGCTCTAAATCTACCATCTATTGGTGAACTTGGAGAACAGGCAAAGGGTTTATTTGGAGCAACTGGTGCAAATATTAGTTCTAAGATATCTGATGTCAAAAACTCATTTGCCATCAATTCAAGTGATAGTGAATCAAATTCTTCACCTGCATCGTCGACTGAAACTAATTCAGTAAACTCTTCAAATACTACTAACACAACACCAGCTAAACCGGATGATATATCGGGAGTTCCTAATACTGGAACCACTTCAAATACTTCAAACGTTCTTAAGACTGAGACACAGACTGCAATGAGCGTTGAGCAAAATAAACCAGGAGTGACTGCATCAGCACCAGCGGCTACAACAACTCTTCCAGAGTCAACGTCCGCATCAACCACTGTTTTAAATACTAATAATTCACAATCTTCACAATCGCCTCAGCCAGTAACGTCAAATATTTCTCAAAATACCCAATCTACTAATCAGCCATCTGGCAATCCAGCAGGAGTCGGCGTAAACGTCGATACAAATCAGTTGGCTCAATCTATTACTCGATTAGAGAGAATATTAATAAGCGGAATAGAAGTAACAATAAAAGATACATAATATGGAAGAAACAATAAAAGGCCAATTGCATAGCCTATATTTAACCTACTCTGCAATAAACACTCAATTTAAAAGAATTGAGACGGAAGCCGCTCGACTAGAGACTGAGAGGAAAACAGTCAGTGAGGTACTGCATAATACTAGAGAACTAGAAAAAGAATTAATAAATAACTTAGAGAACATTTTAGGTAAAAAATTAACTCCAAACGATATTCTTGAAATAATTAAACAATATGAATAAAGATCTAATGTATAGAATAATCGGAGCCTTCTTAATAGGAGCTATTGCACTTTTATTATTTAAAAACTGCCAAATTCAAAAAGGAGCTGACCGTGATATTGATGAACTTAAAAAATCAATAATTGCATCTGACAAGCTTACAAAAGAGGCGGATGGTCGATATGCAAAATTAGTTGACTACTATGCTAGCGAGAAAGACCTTATGAAAGAATTAAAAGAGTCTAATGAAGATCTCTATAAAACTATTAAAAAACAGGACGAGAGACTATTAAGCATAACTAGTTCAATAATAACATTAGATAGTAAAATAGTTCAAGGATTTGCTCAGACTGATCCAGTAGATACAAACAGATTAAACCTTTCTCTAAAATACCCTGATGAAAAGGATCCATTTGTATATTGGGATGGCTGGGTAAATAAGAATACTGCTGCATATAAAGGAACATTCTCTTTTGGTAAGCTTCCTATTCAAATCATTTTAACTGAGGACACTCGAGGTCTTTGGAAAAGTAGAATTGTTGGACCTGACTGGTTAAAAGTTGACTCACTATCAATTAAAAGTCTTCCACCAACCGAATATGCAAGCGTTAAACCTAAAACGATACAATGGCTCGTTGGTGGTAATTATATACAGAGCTTAAATAATACTGGCCAAGGTGCAGGAATAAATTTTGGACTAAGCATATTTGATAAACATAATTTAATTATTGGTGCAAACACCCTAAATCAAGTGAGTCTTGGATATATGTATAAGATTAAGACATTTAAAAGAAACAAGTAAATAATGGCACAGAGTAGATTCATAAATTTATCGTCTTATTGTATTGCTGAATACCAATTTGAACAGCTAGGCTCTCTTAATTTTTATAATGAAGATTTTACCTTTGTTGAAAATGCCATTACTGGTGAACACCAAATATTTAATACAGACGCTTCATATAATACACTAAAGAATATTCAAGATCTATCAGTTGTTTCAATAGGAAATAACTCATATGCATATTTAGATAGTGAAAAGATACCTAATTATCTTGCGTACAATACACAATTGACTTCTACTACCCTATCTGGTTACAATGTAGTAATGGATAAAGTAAGATTTCACTTTGTTGCTGGTTTTGATTTTGACAATTTTAAAGCCTTAATATTATCGATTACTAATACTGAGAATAATGGAATAAATTGTACTTTTGCAAACATATTATTAGCACCTGAAACAATTGCAGAATTAATAATCTTTAATCCTAAACCTTTATTTCTTTCAAACGCAGTATATGATAGATATGTCGATATTTATGTTCCGTCTATAAAAAATATTAATAATGATTTTATAACGGCCCCTATTCCTGGAATCACATTTGCTGCAGCTATCACACCAAGTTTAAATGGACCAGTCGGATTTATTACGAATAGCCCAATAACAATCTCTCTATTTGAATGTGGAAATAAAAAGACGATCTATACAAATACTCCAGTTACGTATGATTCATATGAAGTTACAAATGCTTTTACTTCATCTTTATCCCAGACAAATGAATTTAACAATGTCGGTGCGTATGTTGCTGAATCACTAGTAGGTGACTATCTAGAATTCTACTTAACCTTTAATTCAGCTTTTCCAGGTGAGTTAATATCAATCCTAGATAAAAGAAATCCATCAGATGATTGGATTATAGTACACCAATTAAGTGTATTTGAACAAGTCGGGTCGGCCTTTATTAACACTGCTAGACTAGTCTTCTTTCAAGAAGATTCATACGATGAACCTAATGTATTTAGACCAGTTCTTAAGTATGCACATGAAGCTATTAGCATGTCAGTTGACTATATTGCGCGATTAACAAATCGTCGAAATGGTGAACAAATTATTAGAGAAGCTTCATTTAATCTAGTTTCTCCAAAGAAATATGGCCGAAGCTTAATAAACATACCTCTACTTGAAAAACCACAGTCTCAAAAAATCTATAATAAGATTGTTAAGAATAACTTTGAAGCTACATCACTATTCATTGAGCCTACACCAGTTGGGAGACAGCCAGTTGTGACGCCTGCTGTACCTACTCAAATAACTGAAGTTGTTCGTACAGAATTTATCCCAATATTCTTTAATAATAACAATATTTCAATATCTAATGTTAATTCAATGGTGCAATCTACTGATTCATCAGAGGAGATAATATTTGCACCAGGTAAACTTAGATTTGTGCTTTCACCATTTGATAATGTTCTTAAATTAAAAGTATTTACTGAAGCTACTCTAGCAAATGCTGATAATCCACTGGTCTCGCTAGACTTAAATGTAAACTCTGCAAAATATCGACTTGTTTTTGAGACTACTACTGGTAAGATCACTATCGACAATGTAAATGATTCTAATCAGGAAAATTTATCAACTGGCCAAGTTACATTTAATATCGCTAAGAAAGACAGTGAATCTATCACCAGTTCATCAAATAGGACACTATATTTAGTTTCAGTTTCACAGGACGGTAGAGAAACTCTGATGTATACTGGAGAATGGAGAAAACCTAGTGAGCAAGCGGATGTAGATGCAGCTATTGCTCAAGCAAAAGCAGATGCAACGTCTAAAAAAGATACTGCTGCTATACTTGCAAGCATTAAGGAACGGATGGATCTTATTACTAAGTTTAATCTTGCAAATAAAGTTGAATTACGTTCTAATATAAAAAATAGAGGAGAAGCACCAATCGTAAATAGATTTGGAATAGCTGGATCAAAGTCTATATTGACGAATGGTTCTAACTCCACAAACCAATAATCCATTGAATATAAATCCGAACAATAAATAATTAGCGATTTATTGAGATAAATAAAAAAAAATAATAAGGCACGAAATGAAAGGCTTCGTAGACAAGATATTAACTGAACTTAAGACTAATTCTACTCTTAAAACAGACCCGCTTGTAAAACTTTTAACAGAATCTATTGATAAATCTATTTCTTTAGGTGAGACTACTCCTTCTATCTATGAGAATTTGAAGAGTGGACTTACTTCAATAAATGCTAGAGTTAAAAGCAAACAATTAAATGCAATCCTAGAACAATTCACTAAGATTGAAACTACCCCTGAATCTAAAACGTTTGATATTTCAAAGAAGGTAAACCTTTTTGAGAAGTTAAGCGCAATTAAAGAATCTAAATCAGGTACAAATCCTATCGTTAAAGGTCAAGTAGACGTTTTTGAATCCTACCTAAATAATGGAACTCCTGATTTTGCACTATGTGAAGGCTTTATTCAATTCTTCTCGAATCATAAATATGATTCAACGATTAAAAAGCAGGTTGAAAAGGTTCAAAAATACATTAATGAAAACACATCAGAAATATTATTTTTAAATGCCATCTATACTATGGATGCAATGCCAAACCAACAGTATGCAACAGTTAGTGCAGATCTTAAAAACATGTTGATTGGTGAATCTTACACATCAGATATTCTTAGGATGAAATACGGAACGACTGTTCCTATGGTTAATCAACTAATAAATGACCTAAGATTACTTGAATCTCAAACAATGGGATATTTTACATTAGGAGAAGGAGATTCATTCACCAAAGTGACTAACCTGATCACACCAGCGACGAAAGCAAAGGACGGGATGATTCTTTATATGGACAACCGATTCGTTTCAATTCGTGAATCCAGAGGACTTACTGGTAAAGAGACTAAGGTATACATTGATGGAGACTTTAAGATTGCAGAAGTTGATCCTAACTACGTTAAAGAAAAGTTTCCAAAATTCTATAGCGTTGCTGAATCTTTCGCTACTTTAGGATTCACTAAAAATGTGGATGGAACAAGCGTAGATTCTTCAGCAATCCGAAACTTTAATATTAGCTTTAAAACAAATGAAGAGAAAGAATTAGATCTTTATCTAAATGAGTCAAAGGTTTCTAACCTAGACGAAATTAACTTAATGGAGGCTCTTTCTTTAGAAAGCAATGATGTTAAGAATCGTGTAATCAATCTTTTTGAAAACTCAAGCAACTTATTTAATTTTGATTTCATTAAAGAATTAACAAATGACCGTACATTAAGTGAAGCATTTGTTCTTAAACTAAATGAAGAATTCTATATCTGTGAAAAATTAAATTCAGCAGAAAAAGAGTGGAGAAAAGTAGATGAGTACGAAATGTACGAGTTTTGCATGGAGAAATTCAATTATGATATTAGCCCAATCTTTAAAACTCAAATTGATGAAAAGGTTGATGCTTATAAAAAGATCGAGGCAAGAAAGAACGATATTTCAGTAGATATTACTAAACTTGAAGAAACAATGGAAAAACTTCAAAAAGCAATCTCAAGCCCAGATCTTGATTCAGAAGCAACTAAGAAACTTACTGGAATTAGAGAATCAATTGAATCTACAATTACTGCTCTTAAAAATGATTATGTTGGATTAGATTTATTCAAAAGAGATATTGTAGGCAGTTCAAAAAAGTCTTCCATTTTTGAATCTTCTAACGGATTTAATGATCGATATGAAGACATATATAATGAACTAAAGCAATATGGTTTTAAAAAAGGAGACTCATGGCTTGACAAGGAAACTAAAATTAAATCATTAATAAAAGGTAATGAGACTAATGGAATTTTCATTAATGTTTCTACTGTAGACAATCCTAACGCAGATACTGCTTTTTATCAAACGATTATTTGGACTGAAGGCAAGTCAAAGAATTTATCTGGATATACTAGCGACGCATACGATGTATTCATTAAGAAGATTAAAGAAGTTGTAAACTCTCAAAAATGAGAATACTAATATTAATAATTTTAATTTTGCTCTGTGCAAGCTGTAAGACTTCTCACAATTCATGTGATGCTTATGGTAAACTTGAAAAAACTGAGAATCCTTCTTGAAAAACATATTATCATATTCACAATACACAAGCGACTCCCTAAAAGAGTCGCTTGATCCATATATAGAATCTAAGCTAAAGTTTAAAATTGGAGATCAAGTTGAAGTAAAAGGTCGAATTGGAAAGATAACTGCATTTAATGGAAAAGAATATCTTGTTATGATAGGTAGTAAAAATGAGAGAGTTCCAGAGCCACAAATCGAAAAGGTAGGACCACTAAAGAAGAAGAAACCAGCAAAGAAGAAATAATAAAGTATTTTTAAAATTAATAAAGGGCATAAAAAATTATGCCCTTTTGTTTTATTTGTAGATTTTTCTTAGTATAATAACTAAAATTAATTTCTTATTATATGAAAAATTCAATCGTAATCGGGCCTGTGCAAAAGGCTAAGCCCACTGCTGAGCGCACAATCATCATCAATGATCGCTTGTCTAAAATGAAAATCGGAAACTTTTTTGAAGTGACTGGTCTTTCAACTAAATCTGAAGTCATGAATTTTCGTGCATCAGTGCAATATTGCTCAAAGAAAAGAGACATTCGAGTAGCTACAACTATGGAAAATGGTATTCTTAAAGTAGAACGAGTAAAAGCAAGTAAAACTAAAGAGTTATCCAAAGTACAATAATCTAAATAAAACTTTTAAATGGATACTCGAATAGATTTTAACACTGCCAAAAAGTTTGATCAACTTGAATTGATTGATTGGAAAACTAAATATGGTGATTTCCAATTTTATATCCGTAAAGGATTAAATGAAATTAAGTACAATGTTGGTACAAACGTTTCAAAAAGTCCAAAAAGCGGCGAATATATTAAACCATTGACTTCCGCTGCGTATGGTCCAGAAATGGATGTAAATGCAGTTTTTAATCAAGAAGATACATGGTTAGATATCGGTGGACATATTGGTCTTTTCGCAATTCGAATGGCTCGACAGTTTCCTAAAATCAAAGAAGTTATTCTATATGAAGCACTACCTCACAATGCATCTTTTGCTATAGAGAATATTAAAGTAAATGGTGTTGAGTCAAACTGTTCAATCGTACAAAAAGCAATTGTTCCAGGTGCAGAAGATTCAATTGATTTCTTTATTTCAAGTGACTCTGGAAAGCACTCAATTCTTCCAATTAGAGGTCGTGAGATCTTACACGTTCCAGCAATCAATATCAATGATGCAATTAACGAACATGGAGCAACTGCTATCAAAATGGATGTTGAGGGAGCTGAATATGAATTAATTAAAGCAGTCACTGACTGGTCTAAGGTTCGAGTAATTATTATTGAGTACCATTTTATGTACAAGCCATTGAAGACTAATCGTGTTCAAAAATTCCAAGAGATTACAGCTATCCTTGAACAAAACTTTGATGTTGTTCGTAAGATAGAGGCAGTTGAGTACGGTAAAAACTTTATCACTCACATTGTTGCGATTAAAAACGATTAAGATCAACTAATTTAAAAAATGGGCACCTAGATGGGTGCCCATTTTTATTTAAAACCAACTACTAACTTTAAGTAAATAGTATATGAAAAGTTTATACGCATATTTTGGTCTACTTGACCTACATGACATTGATTCACCAGGACACTCATTATACCAAATAGGACTAGTTGATTCTTTAAGAGAATCCTTTGGAGAAGAAAAATTTGACTTCTATTCCTATTATCCAGGAGAGATAATTAAATCTGCAAGTATTCAAGGTTTTCCAGATACTCAACTAGGTAGATTGTTTCATGAATATAGAACACGACTCTTCGATCAGCCTATTCACAATATTGATGAGGTATTACAATTAATTTCTCAAAAAGCATATTCTAAATTATATTTAAAGGCTAGATTTAGAAATCTTTCAACTCTTTCTAAGAAATGGAAAGACTCTAGAGACTTTGATAGAATTATTGAGTGTGCGATAGATGCAGGATATTCAAAGACTGATATTATCATACTCGATACTGATCTTTCTCTTTCAGATACTTTTGTTGAGCAAACTAAAGATTTCGTAACTATCTTAATTCCATCAATCGATTTTCCAGGAATATCAAATATGTTCTTAGTAGACTGTATTGGCCTAAATATTGTGCAGTCTAAGAAAGGATTAAGTAGTGTCTTTTATGGAAATATCGATACTTCAAAATATAAAAGCGGAAACTCTAAGAGTGAGATTTTACTTGATTCTCTTAAATGGATAAGTCGCAATCATTGGTCAAAAGATGAAGAGCTTTATCTAATTTGTAAAAAGAATGATTTTGACTCTCTTCCGAATATGCCCTCAGCTAATCATATTGATAGAAAAGATAGGAGTAAAATTTGGGAAACTTTAGAGTCATCTAGGCTCATGGTAAACATTACTAAAGAAAAATATAATGATCGAAAATTTATACCCGCTAGGATATTTGAGGCACTGATTTTTGGAATGGTCCCAATTTCGTATAAATTTAATTTTTTATGTCCAGCTTTTTCTTTCGATAATCTAGAAGATTTAGAGGAAATTTATATATACCTTAGTGAATGTGATACTGCTGGATTAGACCAAGCATACAAACACTTTGTAAACTGTTATATCGATAGTTTGAATATCGAGTAATTACATCTTAGAGTATGCCGGATATAAATAACATAAACATCTGGCACTATGAAAAAGTTATTACTCACAGCAATTATGCTCATCTTATGGATACACTCATTTTCTCAATGTAGTAAGTATCAAGTATATGAGAGCTTTGGCACAACCTCAGTTCCTACACAAGGTGGAACCTGGACTCAAAATTCAGTAATCACATTAACTTCTCCAGTTAAAACTGGTATACGTTCAATTGGATTCAATGGATCAGGGGACTGGATCAGGACTCCGCAAATTGCTTCTCCTGAAATATTGTCCTTTTGGTATAGACGAAGTGCAAATGCTACTGCTTGGAATTGCGTAATTGAAACCTCTCCAAATGGTACAACTTGGACGTCTCGCGGAACCATTACCTCAATTACTACAACATATCAACAGTATTCATTAAATTTGGGTAGCTTAGGATTAACTAATGTGTATGTACGACTGCGAGATGCTCGAGTATCTGGTGCTCACGAAAGATATATTGATGATTTAGCGTGGACATCGACCAGTGTATTAAACAATAACCTATTACCTTTTTTATCAAATTGTTCACAAACTATCTCCAGTAATACTATCATTACTGATCATGGAAGTTACTCGGATTCATACAATAATAATTTATTTCGAACTATTACATTTACTCCATCTGACCCATCTAAAAAATTATTAGTTTCTTTTTCATTAGTCGATATTGAAACTGATTATGACTCTATTTATGTATATGATGGAGCAAATGGATCAGCTCCTTTACTTGCAACTCTAACTGGTACACTCTCCCCAATAGAATATATTGCTACTAATTCCGCTGGCCAATTAACTATTAGATTTGTAACTGACTTTTCAAATATAGGAATATGGGCTGGATTTGAGGCTACTCTAACGATGGTTACTCCTTTACCTGTTGAATTAATATATTTTGATGGTCAGGAATATCCTTCATTTAATATATTAAAATGGTCAACTGCATCTGAACACAATTCAGATTACTTTAAAATAGAAAGAAGCAGTGATGGTATTACGTGGAGTAATATTGGCACTTCTCTTGCTTCGGGTAATAGTAGTACGGTAATCCACTATACTTATCTAGATACATTTAATGAGTACACTATCCATTATTATAGACTTGTCCAAGTAGATTATGACGGTCAATCTAAAACATACGATCCTATTTTATTAGATAATACTAGATCCTTTAAAACTGTAATTAAATACATTAATACGTTAGGACAGGAGGTCGATGCGACGACTAAAGGGTTATTAATAAAAGTATATGAGGATGGCAGTCTAGAAAAAATATACAATTAAGATAAATAATAAAAAAGACTTAGTTTATGTCGAGTTTAACACTAAACGAGAGTCAGATTCAGCAATTAGACGCATTAAATTCAGTATTTGAAGCAGCTGAGCCTAGACTTTCTAAGATTCTTACCTTTGATAACTTAGTAAATGAGGCACATGCCTTAAGAGTAATTGAATCAAATATTCCAGAAAGTTTACGATTTGACCTTCATCTAGATATGATATTAGGTGAAAGTAGTTATAATATTGCTGATTACTATCGATCACTCTCTAATGGGACAAACTATATTTTAGAGGCAGCTCGAAAAGTATTACCTGATTCTCCATCAATCACTGAATCTATTGAGAGTCTTAAAGAGTACTTAGGTTCTTTACTAAATGAGGAGTCATTAACTTTAGGTATGCCAACCGATGTTATGTCAATGGCCGCTCCATTAAAGCCACGAAGTGGAGGTTTTTGGGGAACACTTAAAAGCCTATGGAATGCCGTTACTGAAGGAGGATCAGTTATAGGAATTATTCATTTTATAATCGATATTATTGGTTTAGTTGGTGACTTTATCTTTCCGGGAGTAGGTGTAGTTGCCGACATTATCAATGCAATTATTTATGCTATTCGTGGAGAATGGTTAATGTGTGCAATCTCAGTTATTGCAGCAGTAGTTATTGGAGCCGGCGATGCTCTAAAACTCGTTAGATTTGCGGCTAAGCCTGGACAAAAAGTATTAACTACTCTTGCAAAAGAAGGAGGATCTAAACAGGCAGCAGAGATGTTGGCAAAAATGCCAGCCAAAGAAAAAGGAGGAGTTATTAAACTTCTTACTGGAATTTTTGGAAATCTTGGTGGAGCTCTAGGAAAAGCTACTTCTCTATTTGGCCAGTTTGTTTCAGCATTCGGTAAAGTCACAAGCTACATTCCTGGATTAGGCGGAGCTTTAAAATGGATATTTGATGGGCTTGGTAAAACGTTAACTAGTTTTGGAAAAAAAATGTCACTATGTAGTGCTAACTTTAAATTAGCAACATCTGCTTCTAAAAAAGCGGCAGCTACCGCCGTTGATGCTACACTTAAGGGCGGAGGAGACTTTGTATTTGATGGTCCTTGGGTAAAAGTATTTAATAAAGAGGGAAAACAGGTAGGTAAGTATCCTGCTAAACAGTTTGAAAAGATCTCAGGTGAAGCTCTTGCTGAAATAACAGCTAAAAAGGCTGGTTCAAAGGAAGCATCTAAGATTCTATATAAGAATGGTGATGATGTTGCTAAAGTGACTAAGACTTTAGAAAGTCCAGCAGTTCAAGCATCTATGAGAAAGAGAGCATATGCTTTCTTTGATACTACGTCATTTTGGAAAGGATCTAAAAGACTATTCAACATAAAAAATCTTTCATTCTTTATTGGTAAACAAATCTATAAAATAATTCATAAAACTGATTGGACTGATGGTAAAAAAAATAAGTGGTCTAAGCGAGAAGTTGAAGGTCACGGCAACGGCGCAATGAATGATTGGATTGGCGATAAGATAAAGGAAGAAGGAAAACAGGATAAAATATTAATACTTGATTCATCTGATCAAGAAGTAGTAGACCGTGTAACAGATTACCAAAATCATTTTGCTAAGCTCAATAACGAGCGTAGTGTAATGCAGGTAGTCACTAAACAGTATGACAAGAATGGTCCAGGTGCAGAATTTGCAGATTTCTTTGATCAAGTCGCAAAAGGTGAAGTTACACGAGGTGGAGCCGGTGATATGGTCGATCATACTATAGCAGATGAACTAAACGTCAAATCTAAACTTACTGAGAGTGTCGCTACGCTAGTTAGAAAAGTATCAAATTTTTCAGATTTTAATAGATGAAATTAAAAAATTTTAAAAGTTACTCAAGTCACTATTCAAAGGATCCAAAAAACTTTGAAAAAAGGATTGCTCTTGCCTCAACTGGTGGGGAGTCTCCATTATTTGATAACTATTCAACCTTTGAGGATACTCTAAGTATCGAAAAATCAGTTCCTGTCATAATTTGGGGTAATTTTAAATTTTCAAATATTAATGAAAATTTCTGTAGCGTAGTATATAACCAAAAAAATATTCCAACTAGAGACGAAATATCATCTGCTTTTCAAGAAGAGGACTTTATTCCAAATATAGTAAAGGATCGATCTTCAATAAAGAAGATGAAATTTCCAATCGTTGGGGTTTCCGGTGAAGACGAAGAGGAATTTAAAACATACGGACAATTTAAGAAATCTGAGAAATTCTTCAATCACTTTAGAGAAAAATTAACACCTACTTCTAGATTTGAAATATTAGTAGTGGATGATACACCAGTTCATGCACAAAAGAAGATTGCTAATACTCCATTTGATATTGACTTAAGTCGATGGAAACACCTAGGTGAAGCTGAGTCAATCTGTAAAAAGATTCACTCTAAATATTCTCCTGAATTCTATATCGTAACTGTTCTTGAAGCTAATGGAAAAATCTATCTTGATTCAATTACTAGAAATGTAAATCTTACACCAGTGCAGAGCGTAAAATTATATGAATCTGCATATCAAAAATATTATGAAACTAGTCTACCTTCGTGGTTTAGAAAAAAGACATTTGACGATCATATAAAACCATACTATACTAAAAAGTATTATGATACTCTGCTATTTAAACCTACTGGAGTAATCGATTACCAGAAATACTTAGATTAATAATTATCAAACATAACTCTAAAGATAACAATGTTAAGTTTTAACGACTTTTTAAACGAAAAATGGGGAGAGGACATTCAATTAAAAGAGCGTCGTGCCGTCGGTATTGTAGTGTTATGGAATAACCGAATACTCTTGATCCATCCAACTAATTCATCGTGGAAGAAATCTACATGTGGAATACCTAAAGGTAAGCTTGAACAGGGCGAAGATTTTTTAGCTGGCGCTCTTAGAGAACTTGAAGAAGAGACTGGAATAAGATTAGACGCGTCTCAATTGGATCCAGAGCAACACAAAATTGATTTCTATAATCACAAGAATGAAGTCGATGGTCACTTAATATATTTTGTTTGCGAGATTATGGACCTCTCAGAAATAGGCCTGGTATCTGACCGACTACCTAAAAGTCAACTTCAATTAGAAGAGGTAGATTGGGGTAAATTTGTCACCGCGGAAGAAGCATATCCAATTATTTCTAGAAATCAAATGATCATTCTAGATAGACATCTTACTCTAAATAAATAACTAAAATACTTTAATTTTGTGAGTTTACTTAATTTCAATACATGGCATAGTTTAAATGAAGCAGTTACATTTGATAAGAGTGCAAATTATGCAGATAAAACATTTGGTTATCCAGTAGGAGCAGTAGATACAACTAAAGTTTTTCTAGGCGGGACTGGTAGTGATTGGGGCGGTAGCATGCAACGAGCTCTATGGTTTGCGAGAACAGCAGACGATTGGGCAAAGTCAAATGGAAAAAATGGAAGTCTAATCAGCTCTCAAAAAAGATCTAGGGTCTTGACTGCTTCCGGTAATACCTCAGACCACTATAAAGGAAACAATAATACATATGCAGTAGATATTGCTGCTTCTGGAACAGAAGGTGATACTTTGCTTGCATACATAATGGAAAAGTTTGGGCATCCTGAATATAAAGGAGGTTCATGGTTTAATATCACAATTGATGGCTATCGATATCAAGTAGGATGGAAAGTAAAAAACCATTTTGACCACATTCATGTTGGTGTAAAGAGGACAGTCGGTGAAAGAATAGAATCAGCAGTTAATAAAGTAAAGGAGTCGCTAGGTGCAAAGCTAGTAAAAAATCCAAAGATTGCCGAATGGTTAAAGAAAAACATACCTAATGCAGTGACTAGTGAAAAACTTGATAGTATTTTAGCGGCTGATCCTAAGACATTTGAATGGTTCAAAAGGACCTTTAACTTAAATGATGCTGGTGATTCACTAGTCTCGACTGACCTGACTACTGCAAATATAAAATCTAATTATACTGGAGAAAAAGCAACCAACATTAATTTATTAGTTAATGAAATAACTGCTCTTGGCGTCACCAATAAATATGCAATAGTCGGTATGTTATCTACTATAGGCAAGGAGAGCGGATTTGTTCCTAAGAATGAGATCCCATATAAGTCAACCAGTAATGCACGAATTCGAAAAATATTTGGATCCAGAGTAAAAGGATTAACTGACGATGAGTTAACTGCCCTAAAAAACAATGATATTAAGTTTTGGGATCGAGTATATGGATCAGATGATCCTACTGGAAAGTCACAACAGTATGGAAATAATAATCCTGGAGATGGAGCCAAATACTTAGGTCGAGGTTTTAATGGAATTACATTTAAAAGTAACTATAAAAAATATGGTGATGCAATCGGAATGGATCTTGTCGCTAATCCTGAATCTCTAAATGATCCAGCAGTTGCAGCAAAGGCTGCCGTAAAATTCTTGTTAAATGGACTAAAAACCAAAGGTATTGACCCAAATAGTTTTACTGATAAAAAAGATGCTATTCATGCATTCGTACAAGTAAACGCTGGGCTTGGTTCAAATATCGAAGGTTCTGAGACTCTTGCAAATGCAATAAAAGTATCAGATAATTTTAATCTAGCCTAAAACCTGAACAGATTATTTAGTTTAATACTCTAAAATATTAAACATATGTCTGAAGAAACAATCAACATCGAAGAACAAGAAGTATTAATCGAAGATACTCAATCTGAAACTATGCCAGAATCTGAAGGAGTGGTAGAAGAACCTCAAGCCGAACTTAGTGAATTAGATAAAGCCATTCAAGCTAGAATGGGTCATTTTGCTATCAATATTTCACCAGCTGACCTGAAATATATTAAGAACTTGCTAAATAACAAGATCGAATGGAAAGGTCCAAATGAGGCTTATTTAATGCTAATGGCTCTTCTCTCTATCTCTAGCGAGCTTAAGGAGAGAGATTCATCATCAAATGAAAGATTACAAGTACAGTTGCCTTCAACTACCTTAGAATCAATCAACTTCTTCTTAAATCGTGTTACTGGTAAAGGCGAAGAATCTGCACATAGACTGTTCGCAGTGTCAATGTTACTTCGACCATCAATGGAAGAAATTAAAAAACTTGACGAAACTATCGAAAAGTTACAATCTGAGGAAAAATAAATCTATCCTTAGATAAATAATAAAAAAGTTTATTAAAGATGAAAGTAAAGAACTTTGCAGGATTTATGAAAACGCGCAAAATGAATGAGAACGAGGAATATTCAGAAAACCAATATGGTACTGATGAATATGGCGATGGCGAGTTCGAAGCAGGTATGTATGGAGCTAATCCAGAAGACGAAGAAGAGCCAGAAGAGGGTGCTGAAGAAGGTGCTGAAGAAGGTGAAGAAGAGTTGACAATGGAAGATCTTAAAGCGATGATTGACGATCTTACTGAAAGAGTTAAGAAACTTGAGCCAGAAGAGGAAGAAGAACCTGAAGAAGGAGAAGAGGGAGCTGAAGGCGAAGAAGATGCTGAAGGCGAAGCTGAACCTGCCGTATAATTCATAAATCACTTAATTAAGAAACTAAAGCGAATGGAAACATTCGCTTTTTTAGTTTATCCAAATAAGATAAATAATAAAAACATTCTAAATAGAATGAAAGTACATAATTTTACTCAATTTATAACTTCTCGTAAAACTAACGAAAACTCAGATCTTGACTGGAGTGATAAAAATTGGAGCGACCGAGATATTGAAGGAGTAAATCCACCTAACTCTGGTTTTGAAGGAACCAGTGCAGAAAAAATGGACTATACTGCAGGTGATTATGGTGAAACTGGCGAGAAAGATGCACTATTCGATGAAGAAGAGGATCCAATTAAAATTAAAGAGGGCATGGAAAATATGAAAGCCTTAATTGATGATCTTACTGAAAGAATCAATATGCTAACCAAGAATAAAACTACTAAATAATGAGCCAGTTTGTAAGAAATAAAAGAGTATTACTATTCGAAGAGCACTGTAGAAAGAATGACATTGATGGTAAAGAGGTAGACGCTAAGATCTCAGGTGTACCACTAAAGTTAGTAGTTGCTTCAACTCCTCAAAGTCAAATGAAGGGATATAGCGATTCTAAAGCATCTCCCAGTGGAGATAATGGCATGCTCTTTGTATACGATGATGATCAGCCGCTCTCTTTTTGGATGAAGGGAGTAAAATTTGGACTTGATATTATCTTTTTTGATACTAATATGCAATATATTGATCACCATGCCATGGAACCTGGACATGAAGTAGAAGAGAGGAATCTTCCTAAATATCAGTCAAAGCAACCTGCCAGATTTGCAGTTGAGCTTCCTTCAGGTTGGTGTGAAAAAAACATGGACTCTGATTGTAAACTTTCTTTTTAATTTAGTACTTTAACTAAAAGGAAAAACTATGCTCCATACAGAAGACTTTCGAGAACTCCGAGAATTTGTCAATGAGATGAATTCGTCTAATTCTACTAATCATAAAGTAGAAGTCCTTACGAAATACCAATATCATCCATTTATTAAACGAGTCCTATTCTATACGTATCATCCGTATTGGAATTTTGGATTAACCTCAGCCAATCTTAAAAAGCGCGAAGATCTTATTGCACCATCTGAAGTGTATGATGATCTCTTCTTAATGCTTGATGATTTTAATGAGCGGCATATGACTGGTCACTCTGCAATTGAGGCAATGAATCGCTTTATTAAAGATTATGAAGCATGGTCTGACCTAATTTATCAAATAATTGATCGTAACCTTGAGACCCGAGCAACAGTTACCTTAATCAATCGAGTTAATCCCAAGTTTATTCCAACTTTTGATGTTGCCTTGGCTCATGATGCAGCTAAAGTAAAAGGTGTCAATATTTTTGATGGTACCTGGTTTGTTTCCAGAAAATTGGATGGAGTGCGATGTATCTGCTTTGTTCATGGTGATGATGTGAGATTCTTTTCACGTAATGGTAAAGAGTTCCTGACCTTAGGAAAGGTAGCAGAGGAAATTAGACGCTTAGGGATCACTGACCTAGTATTGGATGGTGAATTATGTCTCATGAATGAAGATGGCTCAGATGACTTCCAGGGAATCCTGAAACAAATACAACGTAAGGACCATACTATTGAGAATCCAAGATACCAAATCTTTGATATCCTGCAGGCTGGCGAATTTGCAGGTGATGATGAGTCTCCTCTATTTTCTACCCGAATCGATTGTAGAGAACACTGGTTAGGCGACTTAAAATCATCAACTATCTTGGAGATGCTGCCTCAAGTCAGAATTAAAGATGAGGATGCTCTAGAGGAATTAAAAGCTCAATCTAAAGATTCTAATTGGGAAGGACTAATTGCTCGACGAGATACCAACTATTCTTCAGGTCGGTCAAAACACATGCTTAAGATCAAAGAGTTTTTTGATGCTGAATATGTTGTTACTGGCTTGATTATGGGACCACAAAGGGTGATCGTTAATGGTAAAGAGGTTGAGGAGGACATGTTAAGTGCAGTCACAATAGATCATAAAGGTTCTCAAGTTCAAGTAGGAAGTGGTTTCACCATAGAACAACGTCGTCACTATTACCGAAATATTGGAGAGATTATGGGAGCAACGATTACAGTTCAATACTTCGAGGAAACAACTGATCAGCATGGCAATAATTCCCTAAGATTTCCAGTATTTAAAGGGAACCATGGAAAAACTCGTAGTATATAATACTATGTCATTCAATAAGAAAAGAATACCTGAATTAGCTGAATTAAAACAAAATCACTCAGTATTAGGAGATAGTTATCTTGAGCAATTTAGATCATGTGATGCCCTAATCGGCCCAATTGATTCTGGAAAATATTTAGATGAATTTTTTAAATCTAAAAATCCTGACTCTATTTCACAAGTACTCTCTCTTCTTATTGAGGCAAAGGAATTACTTCTTAATCGAGGAAGTTCAAAATACATGGATGATTTTAATAATCTACAGGAAGTAATTAATTCAATAACAAATAAACAATAAATTATGTATTACATCGCAAAAGTAAAGTTTGAGACAATTGATGATCAAACCGGAAGACCAAAAAAGATTTACGAACAATATCTAGTAGATGCTGGATCGATCTCGGAAGCCGAAGAGCTACTAAAAGAAAGATTTAAAGATTCTATTGCTGAGTTTTCAGTAGTGAGTGTAGTTGAGTCCAAAATCATGGGAATCGTTAAGTAAGTATGAAAAAGATGCCAACCAAAGTCGCAGAACGTGTCTATGATGTGTTGTGCAAGTTTGCAGAAGCGAATCCGAATCACTATGAAAAGGAGACTTTCATTTTTCACTTCGGTGTCTTAAGTACAACGTCGTCAACCTATAAACTTAACTGCATGGATGATGCTCAACGAACATTCCATTGTAGTTCTACTGGAAAAATGAGAGTTGATGGAACCAATTCAGGTAAAGTCAATGGAATACTATGGAAAATGTCCGAAGAGCTAATGTCAAAAAACATTGAACCTGATGCAATTTCAAGTACCGATTGAGAAAGATTTAGCCTTTACTCAGGATCTATTTTCCTTGATTTCAAAAAATATTTCTGACCTTGCCGGAGAATACGAAAAACTTCCTAGTAAAATAATCTTTATGGGAAACATTGGAGAGGAGCTATTAGCTTTTATCCAAGAGAAGGAATGGAATTTTAAAGGATTTGAACTTGAGAGCGCTAGTAGTATATTAGACGCTCTCATTTTTAAATATAGTGCTCCACTTACCCAAGTGGATGGGCGAATGGGTACTCTATTTGATGGAGGTACTCTACACGGAAAGGAGATAAATGGAATCCCTGGACCAGAAACAGCACAAAAAATTATCTCAACGTATGCCTCTCCGAGTTTTATATTAGAGAGAACAGTGAGACCGGAAAAACGAATATTATTAGTTAGAAAATGAGTATAGTTCGATTTATTGCAGATCCTCATCTAGGTCACTTAAATATGGCAAAGCGTCGTGGGTTTAATTCTTTTGAAGAACATGATGAATACTTTATTAAGCAGTGGAACTCAGTAGTTGGTAAACGAGATCTTACCTATATCCTAGGAGACATTACAATGGAATCCTCCAAATACTATCATCTATTAGATAGGTTAAATGGTCGAAAAATTGTAGTTGGCGGAAATCATGATAAACCAGGACATACTAAAGAACTGTTAAAATATGTAGAGTCAATTGTTGGAATGATTCAATATAAAGGTATCTTCTTGACCCACTGTCCAGTTCATCCACGAGAAATGGAATATCGAATTAAACATAATATCCACGGACACATTCATGAAAATCGAATAGAATACAGCATACGATTTCTTGGTATCAAATTATTTTCTCGAGTAGATCGTCGATATCACTGTGTTTCATGTGAACATGTTAATTATACTCCAAAGACTCTAAAAGAATTGGGAATCACTCGATGATTAGATCAATAATTAATTGGGAACTTTGGCATAAACTTAAAGGAAAAGATCGCAAGATCGATACTGAATACGCATTTAAAAAAGAAAAAAGAATGGGACATAAGACTATTGAAGTTTGTTTAGGTGTTGGAATGAATCAAATCTTTCCAGAATACACTAAGATTGAGATTCATCAGCTATCTAAAAAGGAGGAATATACTGAACGAGAAAGAAGATTAGCTGAGATGATGAAGCTTGATCAGGATCTTGGATTATATGACGAACTTCCACATGGAGAAAAATAAAAAGCCTCTTCCTTGTAATTTTGATCACAATGGGGAGTGTCTCATTTGCGATTGCTGGCCTGAAAACTGTGCATACACCAGATATTTGCAGGAAGACTATAAGTGGGAAACTAAAGAAGAACTAGAAGAAATGTTTAAGGACTATGAACAACCTCGATAAACAATATCAAACACTACTCCAAACAATACTTGATTATGGTATTGAAAAAGGAGATAGAACAGGCACCGGAACCAAATCTATTTTTGGTTATACGATTCGCCATAATATGAAGGAGGGATTCCCTCTTATCACAACTAAGAAGATGCCATTCCGTCTTATAGCAACCGAACTGATATGGTTCCTACGTGGTGATACAAACATTAAATTTCTTGTTGATAATGATTGTCATATTTGGGATGGTGATGCGTATAAGAACTATCTTAAAAATTGGAAACCCCAACCAATTATAGAAACACAATCCTATTTGATAGAACAGGAGTATGTGAATGATAGACCACTACCAAAAGATATGTTTATTCATTGTATCAAAACAGATGATGAGTTTGCTAAGAAATGGGGTGATTTAGGTCCTGTGTATGGAGCACAATGGAGAGCTTGGGGAGGATATGATAGGATTCCATCTGGATATAATCATGGTTCAATAACCCATTTCAAAGAAGTACCTAAACATGACCAACTCGCAAACCTAATCAGTGACCTTAAGACAAACCCAGACTCAAGACGTTTGATGGTTACTGCTTGGAATCCTGCAGAATTAGACCAAATGGTATTACCACCTTGTCATTATGGATTTCAAGTTTATACAAGAGAGTTGAGTTTGAAAGAGAGAATGAATTTATGTAAAGAACGATGGGAGGATATTGATGATGGACAACCTATGTTACCATCTGATATTGAATATTTTATGAATAATGAATGGAATATCCCAACCAGAGCAATCTCTTTAATGTGGAATCAACGCTCAGTAGATACATTCTTAGGTTTACCATTCAACATTGCATCTTATGGATTGTTATTAGAAATCATTGCTAAATCAGTTAATATGGTTCCTGATGAATTGATTGGTAACTTAGGTGATACACATTTATATTCAAATCATATTGAACAAGCAAAAGAACAGATTGGTAGAGAGTTAACACACGAAGAGAGGCATGAAATGTTAAAAGTTGCAATGGGACCTTTAAGATACCAATCTGCAGTAGACGAACAAATGCCATTTGGTGGAGGTCTCTCTGAATACTATGAGTCTTATAAGATTCCATATTACAGCAGAGAACCATATCCACTACCAACCTTAAACATCAACACTGAGTTTTGGCCAACAGAATCTGGAGAATGTGGAGAAGGACCGATTGATGCTACTGCAGTATTTAATGGGTTTAGCAATGAACACTTCTGTAAATGTTTACTTGAAGAAGATTTACAATTAGGTAACTATCAATCACACGCACATATTAAAGCTCCACTATCAAATTAAATATATGACAAGTATAGAAATTCAAAAATTTGGAGAAATCCAATACCTTAAAGGTAGACTCGATGAATTACACAAGGCTCTGCATAATGTGACTAGCATGGAAAAGAGCAGAAGACTTGATCAGCGAGTTGAAAAATACTTTAATAAGCTTCGCGAAGTAGATGAAGTTGCATATCACCTCTATCAAGTTGAGCTTCGAAACAGACTCAGGGCTAAAGAAAAATCCAAAGAGGAGATGAAAGCTCTACTAGAGGAAATTATCAGTTCTGACAATCTACAGGAATCTGAGTTAAAGGACAGAATACTTCACAAAATAAACACATATTAATATGAACTACACAAATCCAAATGATCTTGATCGTCATGACAAGCCAGAAGACTGGTTAAACTCTTCCCTAATCTTTGCAAGAACACTAAGTCTAATCCTAAGAGAGGGAGAAGGTCTAGTTGTTGATATCGTAGGTGATGCAAAGTTTCAACTAGATGAATCAGTACAGAAAGTAATAGTATTTAGTAGAGAAGGCCAAATCGTAGTGACTGAGTGTGAGGAAGACTTAGAGGAAGGTCAATTTGTAATGGTACATAACGAAAATCCAAACTAGAATGAGTATGACTATAATAGGATTTGTAGATACCAATCCAGACACTGGAGAAGAGTATCCATTTGTTAAGATGTGCGAGTGTGAACATGAGTGGGCCGTAACCTGGATAGTTAGCGTATTAAAAAGAGATTTATCAGAAAACGCAGATGAGCCAAATCGAGAAATAAAAATAAAAACTGATGAAAATACTTAGACCTGAAGTTGAAGCATGTATCGTAAATGGAGGAGGAATCCAGGACATGTTCGATAATGTAATAAAAGTCCTGTTTAATATTACAGATGACGAATATGATTTTATTGCAGAAAGTGCAAGCGATGACGAGTTAAACATATTCTTAGCTGCACTTGGAGACATGGAAAAAGGTTCAAGCTTTACTGAAAGACGTAAAGCATTGGAACTTCGAAACACGATATTAGCAAAATTTAACACTGAGGAAAAAGAATAATGGAATTCTTAAACTCACACCCAATTAAAAAGTCAGACCTTGGATTTCATGGGAATCTATTCGGTGGAAAACTTCTTGCCTGGATTGATGCCTCCGCTGCTGGTTATGCAATGCAATTGTGTGATACTCCTCGTATGGTTACAGTAAGCATAGATAAGTGTAATTTTGAAAAACCTGCAAGGGAGGGTCAACTTATAAAAATCTATGGTTTTCCGCAAGCCATCGGTAATAGCTCAGTTAACCTGTATATGGAAGCTAGAGCGCATAGCGTGTACACAGGCAAGCAGGCTATTGTGTTAAAAACACATATCCGGTTTGTACATATTGATGAGGATGGAAATCCTATTCCAATTGGTGAAAAAGGTAGAACCCGAATCCAACGATTAATTGAATCTGAATATGCGACGAGCGATGTTGATCTTACGAAGTAGAGCAGACTTTCCTCAAAAGATTGAGGAGATGCAAGTAATGTATCCATCTAAGGCAGAAGCAATGATGGAAGTAGACCATGCGATTGACTACTTGCATAAAGTCAGAATATACCGACAGTATACTGAGTCTGATGACATGTTTCATTATCAAGTAGTACTTCACATGCAACTTAAGAACTACTTAGAAAATGTGCCAGACTGGAAGATAGAACCTGAAGTGAAACCTTCCTTCTTTTCAAAAGCCTTTCATTTAATAACTACATGGCATGTACAAGTGTTAGTATGGATGGTTAAAAACTTTCCTAAACTCTTTGCTAAACTACGAAAAAGAGTACTGGTAAAACATGCTGAGTTAAAAAAGAAGAATTTAATTTAAAACTTACTTTAAAAAGAGTATTATAATTAAAACCTTTTAAATTTAACCAAATGGCATTACGCACTTACATCATCGGTACCGAGAATGTTGGACTAACAACTCACAGAGAAGCAGCTGACTCTAATCTTCTTAAAATGAAGGCAAAAAGCGTTGAACACGTACTTCAAACACTTAAAGAAGATTACGATTGGGGCGAATACGAAAAGGGAGGAACCTTCTTCGACAAATGGTATTTTCCAAAGGATCAAGTAATAGTTTGCATTGACACACTAGCAAATCTTGATGAATTGTAAAATAAATTTTTCAACAATTGAAACTTTTTATATTTTTGCAGTATAAATAATACAACAAAATAACTATTGATACTTTCAATGAAACAATTAACAAATATCTCAATCCTTAGAACGGCCCTTCTGATAGAAGCAGGCGAGGGAAGAGTACGGTTAATAAGTTGAGTCAAAAATATAAGAATATTTAAACCTCAACCCAAAAAGTTGAGGTTTTTTTGTTTTAATGTGATTGTAAAAAGAGTATTATAACATTATATCGCGGAGTAGAGAAGTTGGTATCTCGCAAGGCTCATAACCTTGAGGTCGTTCGTTCGAGTCGGACCTCCGCTACTAAAAAAGAAAACGTTCTTTGAAAAAATTAAGAGTGCTGAGATTACAGGACGAATGTGAAAAACGGAACTTGTTCCAACCACACGGCAGAAGATGCCCTTAATAATATTGCAAAAAGTTCGATAGATCTATATTAAGACCCAGGGCACAAATCCGTGTGAGGGAGGCTGAGTAGAAGAAGAACCTGCTATAGAATAATGTACGTACACGTACTAATATATAAAGTCCTGAATGTGAGTATGGCAAGGGAGTTGATAATACCGGTTAAAAACAACTTTATTCTATAGATAGCAATACTTGTTCCCATCGTCTAACGGTTAGGACGTTAGGTTTTCATCCTAGAAATCGGAGTTCGATTCTCCGTGGGAATACAAAATGGTTCCGAATGGATATACTCATAAACGTAATGAGTCACTACCGAACGGTGGGTATTAGAAAAATTAAGGCAGTATCTGACGGGGTACTAGTGCTAAGATTGGATGAATATCATGCAGGTTCGACCCCTGCCGGAATCACCAAATTATTGTGGAGTAGAGAAGTTGGTATCTCGTTGGGCTCATAACCCAAAGATCGGCAGTTCGAGTCTGTCCTCCGCTACAACCAGTATCTGGTAGATAATTAATTTTATCTAACAGATCTAACAAATGTTCTTTGACATATTGGATCTAAAAACGGTTCCGTAGCTCAGCCGGATAGAGCAACGCCCTTCTAAGGCGAAGGTCGCACGTTCGAATCGTGCCGGGATCACGGGAGTGTATGCAGTAGAGTTCAGCTTATGAGCAGATGTAACACGCACTTAAAGATGGGGTTACAAGGTGATAGGCCGTTTGTTCAGCTTTGGCGATAAAAGCTGTCGATTTAAGTCACAAGTTTATCGTAAAAACATATGTTGACCGTGATGTTATTGGGTCTGATCACCCGTTTCACGTTAACGGCGAAACCCTCCCAAGGGAGTAGCCAACTTGCAGGTATAGCTCAATTGGCTAGAGCGTCGCCCTTCCAAGGCGAGGGTTGTCGGTTCGAGTCCGACTACCTGCTCTATTGGGTTGTTAGCTCAGATTGGCTAGAGCACTGCACTTGCACTGCAGGGGTCAAGGGTTCGAGTCCCTTACGATCCACAAAAAGCCTTAACGATTATTTGTACAGTAATCACCGACGGTTAGGCTGCCGTCTCATTTGGTTCTATAGCATAACGTGGGTAGCTCCCAGCAGTCGCGAGTGGGTAAATGATGATAGATTGTCAGTAACACTCCTTAATACTAGGATCGGAGTAAAAGGTTAGGGCATTCTATATGTAGTTTACAAGGTGGGTTCGATTCCTACTAGAGCCACAAAGTGTTGTTCCCTTGAGAAAGGAATATTTTTAGATGATACCTTACTATGCACCTAATCAGTGATTAGGTAAGGAGTGATAAGGCTGAACGTAACTTAATGCCAAACCATAGTTGAAAATGGTAGATAAAGACAACACAGAGGTTCTCAACCTCAACTGCACGAGTGGTGGAATTGGTAGTCACGCTGGTCTTAGGAACCAGTGCCGTAAGGTGTGAGGGTTCGAGTCCCTCCTTGTGTACGATGTTGGGTAATTCCCAAATGAACTTAGGGCGGTATCGGGCTAGCCTAAGAGAGATCGACAAAAAGCCCGTCCATAGTCAGGTGGCGGAACGGTAGACGCTAAAATAATGGGTGGATAGCGTGCCATTGGGGTAGAACCAAGAAAGTTACGCATACAGGTTCGAATCCTGTCCTGACTACAGGTAGCCCTCTGCCTAGCGCTGGGTATGGATCGAAGATGGGGATAGCCTCTTGAACGTTAGTTAGAATACTTCGGTATCCTTTAATCAATGCGCACTACTCCTTCCGAATCGTGTGTCGGCACAGTTTGTACGTTCTGGGGATAATCCAAAAACGTGCATTTTTAGTCAGGTGGTGGAATGGTAAAGCACCTGGTGAGCGGTAAATGGTAGGGAGTCATGACCTGAGAGTATACGTTAAGTCTTGCCATGAGATGCAGGTTCGACCCCTGTCCTGACTACGCAAAAAACACTGGGCTAAGTTTCCTTACCTCGCGAGAGACGGGTTTTATATGCCTAACATAGTTAGGTGGTGAAATGGTAGACCGCCCCTTCTCATCAAAGGGGAGATGGAGTTCGAATCTCTGAAGTTGAGTAAAATCAACGAGTATAGTACTATTACAGGTTCGAATCCTGTCCTGACTACAAACTTTTACTTGACTCCGATAGGATAGTAAAGCTCATTGGGAATTCGGAAATACCGTGAATGAGGGCGCAAGTAACGGAAACTTGCAATGGCGGAGTGCCAAATACACTAGAAACGAGTCCTTGGGTGATCAATGGATGGTCTGAAATCTCCGCTAACTGGTCCTTTAACTCAGTCTGGTAGAGTGCCGCGCTCATAACGCGAGAGTCGTAGGTTCAAATCCTGCATGGACCACTGGAAAATATTTTAAATAAAAATGAAAAAATATTTTACTTATTAAAATAAAAGGTGTATATTAGCAACCTCAAACGATCAAATAGATCCAATACGTTAAAAATTAGAAATTGATAAGATAAATAAACACGATGAAAAACATTAACAACATATTAAACACGTCATATCAGACTTTACCTAGTTCGCCGATGAGCTGGAGTTCGATCTGTGACTTTAATGTTGTGCGTTTAAATAACACGTTTATTGATCCTAAACAACACTTAAAAAATACTCGGGAATTGATGTAAATCTTTAATTATATCAAACTAAAATAAACCCGAGTCCAAAAGATTCGGGTTTTTTTGTTTTATTGCTTTCGTAGCTCAGTCGGTAGAGTGCCTCACTTGTAATGAGGATGTCATCGGTTCGAACCCGGTCGAAAGCTCAAAAGATTGTTGAACTTCAATCTAAAAAAAATGTTCTTTGACATATTGGCTTTAAATTTTCCCCTCGTCTAACGGCAGGACACGTGGTTTTGGTCCACGGAATCGAGGTTCGAATCCTTGGGGGAAAACAATAAGGAAGTTTAATTAAGCTGGCGCTTAACCTAGTCTTGAAAACTAGTGGTACTGAAATATGTATGGGGATCGATACCTCAGGCTTCCTCAAAAGCGATCCACTGTGCGCTATATAAAAAGTCTTGCTTCGGCATGCTACACAGTGGACAACTAGGCATGGGAAAGTTGGTAATCCGCGTGGTTTGGGACCACGAGACCGCAGGTTCGAGCCCTGCTGCTTAGACGATATGGCTCATTTAGAAGTATTTTATGGATCAAATACTAGTCTAAATGAGCCATAAGTAGAAACAAGATGATCCACAAATAAAAAATTAAACTCATGGAGACAACCGTAATTAAAAAAGAGCTTTATAAACAAAAGCCTATTGCAAAATTAAAATTCATCAGATTAGGAGTAGCTTATTATTCAGCCCCAATTGAACATGAAAGTAAAACAGTAGATATTGAATTTCAAGTTCCAATTACAGACATGGGAGATACTGATTTTTATCCATTAATGGATGCAAAATTATTAAACAGATACATCACAAACCTTTAAAAAAATCCAAAGATTATGGAAAGTGACAAGAGCGACAAGAGTCGCAAACGAGAGATCTCGTAGCTCAGTTGGTTTAGAGCACCTCACTTTTAATGAGGGAGTCGTGGGTTCGAGCCCCACCGGGATCACACATGGGGAAGAATGCAAAACAATTCGCTCTTTTGCCGTTCTTCAGCAATGATAGTAATTAAAGAGTTTCATCGCAATTAAACAGTAAATTTAATGATTTGGCCCTAAGAAGCCCTTCCCCACCAATTCAATAAACACAAATTTGTATCAATAAACTAGTCCTGTTTATTGTAACAAAAATGAGTTTATTATGCACCTTTAGCTCAGCTGGTAGAGCGCTTGTTTTACATGCAAGATGTCACAGGTTCGATCCCTGTAGGGTGTACAAAACCTTTTTCGAAAAAAGTTTAAGCAAAAAGTGAAACTATCAGTTTTTATATTGTATAGTATTAATCACAAAACAAAAAATTAATTCCTTGTACTAATGACAAAGTTTAGAAACGACAAACTTCGTTCGACGCTAGCTGGAATGCAGCCTCAAGCGAATCTGGTAGAAGCGGTGAAAATCCCAAAACCAGACACTAAGAATCGTCAAGGACATGCAGCTTATTCACAAGATAAGTGGCTTAGACTCTTGACGATGTTAAACACACTAAAGCTAGAAAATCAATTCTATCGTTCTGAGACAGAAACGATGAGGGAGTTGAAAGGACTAGTCGATGAGTGTGCAAAAGAAGACGCTTACTTCGTAGCTCAATCTATCGTGTATTCACGATGTGTTGGTGAAGGAATGAGATCAATTAACCACCTTGCGGCAAGCTACCTAGCTCCACACTGTGCGGGTCAAGAATGGGCAAAACGTTTCTATTCCCTATGGAACAAACGTACTCAATCCGGAGGAACATTATTTCGTCCAGATGATATGGCTGAAATCGTTGCATGCTTCTCAGCATTAAACGGGACTAAAGTCACAAATGCAATGAAAAAAGGATTTGCTGATGCTCTTGAAAACTTAGATGCTTATGCATTACTAAAATACAAGAGCTCTCTAGTTGACGTAATCAACTTAGTTCACCCAAATCCATCAGCGTCTAGTGCAGTAGCAGAGGTAAATGGAGAAAAAGTTCCAGTTCTTTCGGCTATCATGAAAGGCTTATCAGTATCTGCGGATACTTGGGAAGTTGCTCAGTCTGATGCAGGTCAAGAAGTTGCGAAAGCAGTTAAAGAAGGTAAAATCGACAAGTCAGAAGCTGAAACTATCCTAAAGGAAGCTAAGGCTGAAAACTGGGATGCTCTTTTAACTGACGGTAAACTTGGAATCCTAGCTGCTCTTCGAAATATTAGAAATGTATTGAAGACAGTTAACAAAGGAGACACGGTTACTAAATTGACTGCTCTTTTATCTAGTCCAGATGCAATCCGAAAAGGAAAGATTATGCCATACCAAATTGACCTAGCTCACGAGGTAACGATCTCAGAATTCTCTGATTCTAATGCTAGAGCGATTGCACAAGCATTACTTAAAGGATATGAAGCAGCTGTGCCAAACCTTTCAGAGATGCTTCCTGGTAAGACTCTAGTAATGGTGGATTTCTCTGGATCAATGGGTACACCAATGACGGATGGCGCAAGAAGCGGAAAACGTTATACTAGTCGATGCATGGATAAAGCGGCTTTGATCGCAGCAACCATTGCAAAGGCAACAAATGGAGATGTAATCCGATTTGGTTCAAGTGCTGAATACGTAAAATGGAACGCTAACTCTGATGTATTCTCTATTGCTAGCGCAATGAAGAGAGATATGGGAGGAACTAACTTATCAGCAGCATGGGCAGTAGCTCAAATGTCTGGACGTCAGTACGACCGAGTGTTCATCTTATCTGATAATGAGTGTAACCGTGGAAACTCTTACAAAGCATACGAGACATACACAAAAGCATGCGGAAGCCCATACGTTTACTCGGTGGATCTAGCAGCTTACGGAACGACTCAACTTGCTGGAGATAAAGTTCGTTTCTACTATGGATACGGATACTCAATGTTCGATGATATCGCAAAAAGCGAGTTCAATCCAAATTATCACTTAGAGAAAGTTCGCAAGATCAAAATCTAAATAAAAAATAAGATTGCTGGGTGGCAAGTTACAGAGTTACTTCTTTATATCTGAAACATAAAACCAAAATACTCTCGACAGTATTCCCCCAGCAATTTTTTATAGTCAGGTGGCGGAATGGTAGACGCTACATTAATGGGTGGATAGTGTGCCATTGGGGAAGAACCATAAAAGTTACACATATGGGTTCGATTCCTGTCCTGACTACAAAAAAATATTAAGAATAATTTTAAACGTAAAAGGATTCTTAGTATTATAATCAAGTAAACAAGTTCTTTGAAAAAAATTAATTATCGGGTAGTAATGCAAAAGGTTACTTCTTAGCTCAGCGGTTGAGCAATTTTCTTAAACAAAATAGGCCGCGGGTTCAATTCCCGCAGAAGCGCGAAAGCGTTACACCTTTGCAACTTTCTCCTGATAAACTTATTAAAGGTAATAGTAATCTAAACCGTTACTTCGTCTGTTAAACGAGAGGTCGTTGGTTCGAATCCAACATGGGGAGTAATCTTCATTAGCTCAGCTGGCTAGAGCGCTAAAATCTCGGTTGGAAACTTTCTTTACCTTTATCATTTGGAAGATATTCCCTCAGTTATGAGCTAATAGCAGTTTATTCTAGTTTCCTATAAAACTAGAGGTGCTGTTGACTGGGGCCAGAATCAGTTAATGCCTTTTTAGAGAGCGAAGAGTTTGGAAGCGAAGCTCTACCTTTGATCAGATGCTAGCATGAAGATCAAGCATAAGAGGCCGGAAGATGGAATGTAAGCCGGCCTCTTTTTTAAAATCAATTTATTGGAGTGTTGAGCATTTGGCTGGCTCGCTTGACTGTAAATCAAGTCCTAACGGCATGGGGGTTCGAATCCCTTCACTCCAACGAAAGATAGTGGCCTTCTCTGTCGATGCTGTCGACAAGCTAAGCAGATCAAAGAATTTCATCACCCTTTGCTGAGGCCTCATTAAAACTCAGGAAGCAATTAAGATTGGAGCGAGACGGGTACTCCATCACTATCTTTTATTTTTTCGGTCTGTCAGTCCAGTTGGAGTGGACGCCTGCCTGTCACGTAGGAGATCACGGGTTCGAGTCCCGTACGGACCGCCGGGAATATTTTGTACCTTCATTGAGATAAATAATCAAAATGAAGGTACACTATGGCAAGAAAGGAACATCAATATCATTACATTTACAAGACTACTTGTAATGTTACTGGAAGATATTACATCGGGATGCACTCGACTTCTAACTTAGAAGATAGATATATTGGAAGCGGGACTAGATTATGGAAGTCACTCAATAAACATGGAAAGGAGAATCATTCAATTGAAATATTAGAATGGTATTCAGATAGAAATTCATTGAAACTAAGAGAAAAAGAATTAGTTAATGAGGAAACTCTTAATGATCCAATGTGTATGAATTTAATGATTGGTGGAGGAGGTGGAAAAATATCAGACGAGCAACAAAGGTCTAGATCAATCACTGGAGGTCGTGCATTTGCTAATAAATTAAAAAGTGATCCTGAGTTATTAAAACACGTTCAAATGATTGCATCAAATAACTTGAAAAAATTACATGAGAAAGGAGATTTCAATTATAATACTTTTCAAGGAAAGACGCATTCCGATGAGACTAAAAATAAAATTGGAGCAGCAAATTCAATTAAGCAGAGTGGATATAATAATTCACAATATGGAACTTGTTGGATAACTAATGAAATTGATTCTAAGAAAATTCATAAGGGCGATCTTATCCCAAGTGGATGGAGATTAGGTCGAAAAGCCCTCAAAATAAGAAGTCGTAACTCCTAGTAAAAACCTAGGCTAATTTCTTGTTTATCTGGACTCATAGCTCAATTGGTAGAGCATCGCACTGTTAATGCGAGGGTTGTAGGATCGTGCCCTGCTGAGTCCGCCAAAAATTGAATATATCCATGTATTTCAGCTGGTTAGAATATCACCCTGATAAGGTGAAGGTCGAAGGTTCAAGTCCTTCCATGGATACAAAGGGGAGTAACTTGCGTGGGTGCCCCAAGTGCTGCAGCATTACCACGCTCTACGGAAATGTGTCAGAGTGGTTTATTGTACTTCCCTGCTAAGGAAGTGGTCGCTGCAAAGAGGCCCGTTGGTTCGAATCCAGCCATTTCCGCCAAACATCGTGACTTAGTGGAAAAGAACGAGCTCTCATAAGGCACGTCAAGTGAGTTCGAACCTCACGCACGATACTAAAAAATAAAAAAATTATGAAAGTAATAATGACAGGAAATTTCGAATCATCTAAATTGATGCTTCGAGGAAGAGACCCATCGCCCAAAGGACGAAAGGGATGGCGTAGTCGGGCCGCACAAGTCTGCATCAAGTTTACGAATAAATTGACGAAGGCCAAGTCAATGGTGTAAATCGACTCTCCCCACTTACGGAGTGGGGTTTATGGTGGTTGTAGCTCAGTTGGTTAGAGCGCTGGTTTGTGGTACCAGAGGTGGTGGGTTCGAGACCCATCTTCCACCCAAAAAACAAAATGCCTCGATGGTGGAATTGGTAGTCACGTCGTGTTTAAGCCGCGATATCTTTAAGGTGTGAGGGTTCGACTCCCTCTCGAGGTACTAAAGGAATGGTAAGTGAAGCTGTTAGGTACGATAAGGTTTAATCACCCAAAGCATTAAAAAAAGGGTTTGGAGTAAACGTACAAACCAGAAACCCCGAGAGACCCGAGGCCATTCCTTTTCTTTACACCTTTAGCTCAGCTGGATAGAGTCTCTGATTACGGATCAGATGGTCGGGAGTTCGAATCTCTCAAGGTGTACTCTTATAGAATCCGATGTCGGTCCCGATCTAGGTCGGGCAAATACACAGACATAGCTCAGTTGGTAGAGCACTGGTCTCCAAAACCAGGTGTCGGGAGTTCGAGCCTCTCTGTCTGTGCTCAATTGGTGAAGTAGCAAAGCTGGTCTATGCAGCGGACTGAAAATCCGATGATGGCGGTTCGACTCCGTCCTTCACCACCAAAAGCCAATATGTTTCATGGTCAGGCTAGTCGCGGCGGCTAGTTGGTCTGCAAAACCACCGGAGTGAGTTCGACTCTCACCCTGACCTCTTTTTAATATGTCTCCTCAGATAAATAATAAAAAGTCTTATTGGGTTGGCACCTTTTCATATATTTGCAAAGAAAAATGCAAAGAAACTTTCAAATTTTAAAGTAGGAGTTAGCCTACGAATAAAGATAAAATTAGCAATTGCTGCAATTCTAATGATTGCATATATGTGCGTTAAAATTTCAATTCTTGCTGGATTGCGTGAGTCTACTGAGGTTACTCGATGGATAGAATTTGTTGGTGTTATTTCATATATTCTAATATCAATCCTATTAATTAAAGACTTTATCAATTTAACTAAACATTCAGTATCTAAGGAATCTATTGATAAGATGAGTGAGTTAGAAAATTTCTTAGACTCTTCGTCAATTATATCTAAGGCTGATGCTAAAGGTAAAATTACTTATGTAAATGATAAATTCACTAAGGTTTCTGGTTACTCACTAGAAGAAGTGCTTGGAAAAGATCACTCTATTGTAAATTCAGGAGATCAACCTGATGGATATTGGGGAAAAATGTATGCTCAAGTTCTTACTGGAAAAATATGGAATGATGTAGTCACAAATAGAGCAAAGGATGGCTCTCTATATTATGTAGATACTTATATCAAAGCTCAATTTAATCAGCATGGTAAGCTTGAAGGATTTATGTCGATTCGCCAAGATGTTACTGAGCTACGAAGAAGGGAGGCTGAGATATCTAATAGAATGAATGCAATTAATAGATCAAATGCTGTTATTGAATTTGACCTAGATGGAAATATTAAATTTGCAAACGATTTATTTTTAAAAACATTAGGCTACTCCTTAAATAGTGAAATTATAGGAAAACACCATAGTTTATTTGTTGAAGATGAAGTAATAGATACTGATGAATATCGAGACTTTTGGAAAACATTGGGCACTGGCAAATTCTTTATGGGAGAGATCACTCGAAAGAAGAAAGACGGATCACTAATCTATCTTCAAGCAACATATAATCCTATTATAGGCACTGATGGAAAGCCATATCGAGTAATGAAAATCGCTACTGATATTACTCAAAGTTTTAATCAACAAGCTGAAATTGAAAAGAAGAATACTTATCTTGAGCATGCGGCAAAGATTCTACGGCATGATATGCATAGTGGAATCAATACCTATATGCCTCGAGGATTATCATCACTAGAACGAAGACTTTCAGATGACCAGATAAAAGAGCTTAAGATTGAAGCTCCACTAAAAATGATTAAAGAAGGATTACGACACACTCAAAAAGTATATAAAGGAGTTTACGAATTTACTAATCTAGTAAAAAAGGATGTTGTTCTTACTCGCGAAGACTTAAATCTCAAAGACATACTCGAGGACTATTTGTCCTCGACTGCATATAGACCGCAAGTAATAATCTCAGATCTAGGTCAGTCTAGTGTTAATGAAGCATTATTTTGTACTTCATTAGATAATCTTATTCGTAATGGTTTAAAGTATAATGACAGTCCTAGTAAACTAGTTAAGATATACCGTATTGATGATATTCTTTATGTTGAAGACAATGGACGCGGTTTAAGCCAAGAAGATTTTAACCATCTTTCCAAACCATATACACGAAAAGAAGGACAGCAGGAATCAGGAACTGGTCTTGGGCTTAATATCTGTATTGCAATTCTTGAAGAACATGGATTCTCTATTACTTGTTCTAAACTTTCACAAGTTGGAACGCAAATGAAAATACGACTAAGCAGATAATGACAAAAATCCTTCACTTATTCTTCTTTCTTTTTTTATCATTTTTATCATACACACAAAATGACTACCCAGTTCAAACTGTTTTGAAAGGTGATTCTGTGGTAATCTATACAGTTGAGCAAAATAATGATATAGAGTTTCTTTTAGCAAACCAGAGAAACCGTGTAAACTATTTTAAAAATAATATTGCTAGACAAGAAGAGATTATTGATAGTCTAAATCGGCTAGTACAAAAGCAAAAACTTTTTGCTGACAGTTTACAGCTGATCCTAAACACAAATTCTAGTGATTATGATAGTTTATATGCAAAGTATCGCAATACAGAAAAATGGCTTTATAATACAGCAGTTGACAATGCATTTATTTATTATTCATTTGAAAACTCTGCAGTCATGGCTATTGATTTAACCTCATATGTTTTAGTAGGTTATAAAAGATCTGGTAATTTTTTATTAGCACGCAGAGGACCAGTGTATGATGATCTGTACTGGAAAGAGTATAATCGAAACTACCCAAGTGAGCCTAACAACGATTGGCTTACCTTTTACAAAATACGTTGGAGGCCTTCGTTAGTGCAGTTTCCTTATCGAATAAACCCACAGCCATGAAAAAACTACTTATCACAGCAATATTAATACTATTTGGTATTAGTTTTACAAGCGCTCAATACTCTGTAAAAGATCAAGAGAAAAAAATTGTTTGGGTTAGCGGCATACCTACCTGTCCAAGTGATCCACAAATAACGGCCTTAATCGAAAAAGCTGGACTTGAAAACTTAAAAAAGCCTAAAAAAGGAATTACTAGAGCTGAATCTAATACTTGTCGGGAACTCGGTAAAGTGTTTAACCAAAGGGAAATGTATGAAGGTGCAGATTGGTATCTAGAGAGAGTGAAAGGTTATGTTGAAGTTATTAATTTAGCACCTGATGCAGTATTTGAAATGCCAAAGGAAATTGAGGAAATGCCATTATCCGAAGATAATGTAAAATCATTAGAGTCAGATAAAGCATTCTTAGAAAATCTCCCACAAAGCTACGATGACGTTTCCCCTAATGACATGAAAAAACTTGCTAGTGAAATTGGAAATAAACTAAAAGCTCTAATTGCAGAAAAGGAAGCTCTACTCACAAGTCATGCTCCGCAAGAAGTAATCGACGTAAAGGACGCTACTATTGGAACTCTTGGAAAAGAGAAAAAAATTATCGATCTATCAATTAAAAAAGATGGATTGGAAGTTGAAGTTGATGACTTAGAAGTTGAAAAGAAAACTTTGACCAAATGGTTATGGTTGTCATGTGCAAGTATATTAGTCGCTTTCTTAGGGATCATTGCACTACTTCAAAGAAAAACAATTAAAGTAAAAGACGGTGAGATTGAAAGACAGCTGGCAGATATTAATAAAAAGAATACTTATTTAGAATATGCGGCACGAATCATTCGTCATGATATGCATAGCGGAATCAATACTTATATGCCTCGAGGATTAAGTGGTTTACAAAAGCGAATTACTCCAGAGATTATTGCCGAACTTAAAATTGGATCCTCTATACAAATGATACAAGAAGGTCTTTTACATACACAAAAAGTTTATAAAAATGTTTATGAATTTACTAATCTTGTAAAGGTGAAATCTGAGTTTAATAAAGTGGAAATTGATGCTAAAATCTCATTAGAAAAGTACTTATCAAGCACATCGTATAGTAAACAAGTAAAGATTTTAGATCTCGGTACACTATTAGCAAATGAACAATTGTTATGTAATGCTATAGATAATTTAATTAAGAATGGACTTAAATATAATGACCACACGATCAGAACAATCAAAATATATAAATTAAAAGATTTTATTATTGTTGAAGATAACGGCAAAGGTCTTACCTCTCAAAAATTTGAAGAGTACGTGAAAAGAGGAGTAGATATTGAAGCTGAAACAGGATTAGGTTTAGGGATTGCGAAAGCAATTATTGAAGAGCATGGATTTAAGCTATCCTGTGAAGAAATACCTTCAGGTGGAACAAAAATGAAAATTAAAATAACAAATAATAATGATTGATTCAATTTTACTAGTGGATGACGAAAGTTTATTTCACCTAGTTTTCGAGGATGCATGTAGTCTCCTTGATATCTCTCTTACTTTAGAGAGCATTGACAGTTCAGACGAAGCTGCGAAGCTGTTTGAAGGATGGCAAAAAGATTCAGACGGTAAACCCGAATGCGTATTTGTGGACCTAAATATTATAGGTTCATCATATGATGGAATTGAACTTATTCGTAAGATTAATTTTGAATACGGTAATAACGTAGTAATTGGAATTATCTCTTCTTCTGATGAACCGGAAGAGCAGGCAAAAGCAGTTCAATCTGGAGCACAGTTTTGGATTATTAAATCTGACGAAATAGAACCTAGATTAGAAGAGTTTAGAAATGACTATGAATCATACCGAAATAGAACAGCTCCATTTAAAATATACAGATAATGAAGTTTAGTAGAGAAGCTATTGATTCAATTATTGCTCTAAAAAAGAGAAACATCTATTTAGAAGGAAATATTATCAAGCTCATTGAGTCAGATGATGAAGATTTCACTCAATATTTAGCTGAAGCTTTGGCTAAGGATAAAGAGAATCGTAAGCGCCGCCTTGATGTTACTAAACAAATACAGGGACAAAATTCTGAACTACTTAAAAAGAGAGCAGAAAACGAAAATCTTATGCTTGAACTTAGAGAAACTTTAGCTGAGATGGAGGAATCTAAATCTCAAATAGAATTTCAAAATACTGAACTTGTTCAGTGGAAAGAAAAGAATGAAATTATTGGAGAAGAGCTAAAGGCCGCACTAGAGCATGCAGAAAAAGCAAAAGATCTTGCTGAAACAGATTTAGACATGCTACAAAAAAGAACTCAATTTGAATTGATTGGGACAATTGTCAAAGTTGCCTTATACGTTATTATAGGAGTCGGTGCCGTGACTACTGTCATGTATAGTATCGCTCTTTTTGCAGATAAGGACACTCAAATTATTGGATCTACGTGGAGTAACATGTTTGGGATATTATTAACTAACGCATTTTCTATAATCGGTACGATTATGGGTGTAAAATACGCTAGTGAAAAACCCAAAAAAGAATAAAAAAATAAATTAAAATGGCTGAGAAAAAACAAACAAAGGGAAACTTATTTTTCGGATGGGAAAATATTAAGTGGTTTATTAAAGAAATTAGAGAAATGTATTCATCAAGTAATTCATATTTTTCTAAAAAGAGAATTGAATCAGGCGTAGCATTTGCAGTAGCTCAATGGGGAATGATTTTCTTCCTACTTGAGAAGCACACTGAAATGACATCTTCTGATCTTGCAATTTGGGCAGGTATTGAGTTTGCTGTATCTGGATATATCGTTAATCAGATCCAAAAGGAGAAGAAAGGGTCTTCAGATGAGTCTGAGAACTCATAATAAAAATAATACAATAACTTATGTTACTAAAGAAAGGATCCTCTGGAGAGGACGTAAAAAGACTTCAGATAAAATTAGGCCTTACTCCAGATGCGGGTGTTGCACAGTTTGGTCCAAAGACGGAATCCGCTGTTAAATCATGGCAAAAAGCAAATGGTTTAGAAGATGATGGTATAGTAGGTGATACTACTTGGGGAAAACTATTTGGTGTAACTGATCAGATCACAGATGCAGTTACTCAAGTTCAAGGTCTTGCTCTAGATAAACTAAAGGGGCATATTGCAGAGGTAGTATTTCAACAAATCGCAGGAGTATGTAAGGCATTTAATATTACAAATAATTTAAGACTAGCTCATTTTCTTGCACAGTGTTCACATGAATCAGGTGGATTTAAAGCAGTGAGTGAAAACTTAAATTACTCAGCAGATGGACTAAAGAAAATATTTCCAAAATATTTTCCAGGAAACCTAAATGAGTCATATGCAAGACAACCTGAAAAGATTGCAAGCAGAGTCTATGGCGGTCGTATGGGAAATGGTGATGAGTCAACTAAGGAAGGTTACAAGTTTAGAGGTCGCGGATATATCCAATTAACTGGTAAAAGCAATTATGAAACATTTACTAAATTTATTGGCGAAGACTGTATTGCTAATCCTGACCTAGTTGCAACAAAATATCCATTAGCATCAGCTGCATTCTTCTTTAATAAAAATGGACTATGGTCAATTTGTGATAAAGGAGCAGATGACACGACTGTTACTGCTGTGACTAAAAGAGTAAACGGTGGAACGATTGGATTAGCGGATCGTATTAAACACTTTAAGGAATATTATAATCTACTTAAGTAAAGAGGTATAAATAACAAAGGGAGAACTGGTCTCCCTTTAAAATAATTCACACCTATGAATAAAGGAGAGCGCTTCATATTCTATGGCAAATCAGGTGTGGTTAAAGGTATTGTTGCTAACTCTTTTGAAAAAGTGACATATGATCTTAAACACGGAGTAAAAGTCATAACACCCTATATTGTTTCGACTGACGATGAAACATATAATGAAAAATTGTGTTTAAAAATTGATTCAGAGATAGGACCAACTTTTTTAAAGAAGTTATTAAACTTCTTTAGTCGGTAATTTGATCGAGCGCCTTTTTTATCTCCTTAACTCCACCTACCTCCTTAAGTAGGATTCTAAAATTATCAATTAGAGAATCTGCAGTCAAGTTAGATTCAATATCTTGAGTAGAGGATTTAGAAAGAAGATCCTTTTGAAAAGCTAATACTTCTCTTAACTTCTCAGATTTTTCAGTATCTTGTAGAGAACTGAATCCGATTGATTTTACACGTTCACGTTTTCCTTTTATATCAGCAGATATCTCTTCAATATTTGGAGTAACTTCAGATACCATAAATCTCTTTAGACTTTCTTTAACTGCAGAATATCGTAAGTATTGATTTAAGTTATTTGTAAATTCTTGTTGCTTTTTCTCAATATTTGTAGATTCATCATAGAGAAGATCTAAAAAATCAGATGCATCAATTGTTGGAGCATCATCTCCATTTGGTGTAATTCTATTTGTTGCAGCAGTAAGTAGTCCAGTAAGTTCATTTGGTAAAATTGTAAATCGAATAATTTTTGATTCGTTTCGATCAATGATCTTCTTAGAATGATGCACGATAGATAGTCGGTCAGCTACTATTTTATTAGAAATGTTTGCGTATCGTCCATAAGAGTAATTAGATGATCCTGGGGAAGTAAGATATATTTTTAAGTCCTTTGAATCTCCGTATATTGATGATAATAATTCATTTTGAACTGGGCGTAGTGTTAACTCGATTGAGCCTTGTGAAGAAGTGGATATGATATACATTGACTCTGGAAAAGATGACATAAGAGTAGTCAGAGCATTCATATATTCTTCATCAAGTTCAGTAAGCTGACGTTCTGGAATCTCAAAAGAATAATAAGTCTTTTGAGATTCATTTAAAGAGATCCAATATTTAAAGTCAAGTAAATTCATTAGTAGTTTAAAAAGTCTAATCCGTTTGCCGCAATGAGATCAAAGAAGGAATCTGCTGAGTCCTCATATACAAGTATTTCACCTAAGCTAAGGAGTGCACGATTTTCATCTATATTAAGTTCAAGTAGATATTTGGAACCACTATAGTTAAACTTGATCTCAATAATTCCATCGCCTACCATTCCTCTCACATTTGATGCACCCGACTCTTCTAAGTATTCTTGAATTCGATGAGAGTGATCTAATAATTGGAACTCAGATCCATCTTCATTAGGAGCTTCAAAATCACGAAGCTCACCCGAATCATCGATGTAAGCTTCGTTAATAAATTGTTGATATGTCTTTGCTCTTCCTATCATTGTACCAAGAGACTTATTTTTTTACACTCTTTATTGCTCGTTTGTATATTGCAAGGTATGTATTAAAATATACTGTTGCTGGGTTGTCGCTACCTATTACATATTTTAGTTCAACTGCAGCTAATGAATCAATTAACCCATTAGCCTTAATGACTGCAAATACTTTACTCCATTCTTCTGAATCAAGATCGTCTCTAAGCCAATAACTTAAAGCTATGTCCTGATTTGCAGAGTCTTTCTTAAATGCTGTATGCAAGGCAACAAGATCGGCTTTTGTCTTTATTTTCTTGTATACACGAACGATTTCAGTAATAACTGTACCTGCGTCATCCATTGCAAGAATTAAATTATGTGCTAGACCAGCCATTGCGTCCTTACTGATAGTTCCGCCAGCTGAACTAGAAGAAGTTACTCCGCCAATACCATATGTATCAATTAATGGTTTCGGATCATTTACTTTTTCCCAAGCTCCAACTCCATTTAAACTGACGTTCCATACTTTATTGACTACTTTATATAGGTGCTTGTCTGCTCTAGATGGAACACCACCAGTATTTACGATTTTAATAAAATGACCATCAGCAGATGGTGCTTTTTCAATTAATGTTTTTATTGAAGACGGATTAAGAAGTATCGTTAGAGGTCCTTTATCTTTTTTAGAATACCATACTTTATCTTTTACGAAATAACTATAATCGTTCTTTCCTTGTAAAAAGTAAGCGTTTGAATCTACTTTATTACTATTATTATTTTGAGTATTTAGGTTACGTGTTGAAGTAGTAGTCGATTTGCTCGGAGCAACTGTCTCTGCGTTTGCAAAATTAAATTCAGATTCAATGATTAGACTCATTCCATCTAATCCAATATAGTTAGAAACTGACTCATTAACTTTTTGAACCATGTTAACAAATTCAGGTTCAATAACTGAACCATTATTATTAGGATATTTTGGATTCTCTGCAATAATTTTTAAAAGTTTAACCAGTGCACTAGTTAATGAGCCATAATTTCCAAGGTAACCCTTTGCCCCAGCTTTCTTAAACGCTTGATACGTTGAATGGTTTGCAAGGTGTCTTGCAAATTTCTTAGCTAATAAATCTTGGAATTTCTTTAATTCTGGATTATTTTGCATACCTTCAATAAATCCAGTAGCCGGAACTTTAATATCTCCGGTATTTGCTTGTGAACTATTTGCAATACCTAAGAATTCGCCTACATCAAATCCTCTAATTACATCTGACTCTGACTCTACAATTCGAGTAGCAGAAAGATCTAAATAAAATTCTTTAGATTCTGCAGTATACGAGATCATATCAACTAGTTTTTGAGTAATCTCGTCGGCTTCAATTTCTCCAGCAAATTCACTATCTGGAATAGCGAATCCTGCATTTATAGCTTTAATAAATAGCTGTGATGATTGTCCTAATTTCTTAGCACCAGCTTCTGCTCTTACGTTAGCCATAATAGGGGCAGCCTTTGCTCTAGGCTCAGTTAATATTTTATTGTATGCAAGAATAACAAAACTAATTAATTTAGGATCAGTTGAGTCCATCATTGCAGCAATAGGATAAGGTAATTTAAAACCAGTAGTACTAGTATTAGATCCTTTTGTTTGACCAGATACAATATTTGAAATTGCTTTAGTATTTAATATTGCTCCGCCTAGTGCTTGAGCTAATTCGGTTGAGCTAACAAATCTAACTTGTGAATTAATTCCAGGCTGCGTTGGGTCCTGCATCTTAAGAGCATTCTTATTATAGATCTTAAAGATAACTACCTGTTTTCTATCATTGTCTTTACCTACTTCGTATACAACAACATTATTTGTGAGATCTTTTAATGCAGAATAGTAACTAATTATTTCACCTTGACTTTGTATCCAAGCTAGGAGAGCATCGAAGCCATCGATTGTCATTCTACCGTTACCGTCAATAATATCTGCATCATTAACAATCTTTAGCTTTAACGTGCTTTTATCAATAGGTATCGCAACGATCTTATTATTTTTATCTCCACTTTCTCTTTCTCTTCCTGGAAGGTCAGCTTCATTTATTTTCTTCCAGTCTCCGAATTTTTGAATGATATGGCTCATAGTTATGGGCTTATTATTTTTATTATTTATCTGAGTTACCCTCTTCAGTTTGATGTAATTCTTCCCAATATTTATCGGATTCTTCCTGTAGAGTTAGCTTTTCCTCATCTGTCAATGGACGTGATTCTTTTTCCCAAATCGATGCTACCATTTCTTGTAGATGATGTGGTAAAAAGTGCCATGCCATGACGTCTAGTCCATTCTGGTCTAACATGGATTCTAAATATATTCCGGTGTCACAAAACTCCCTTAGTGTCTTGCAAGTATCTCTTCTTACATGCTGAGTAAGAATAGTAAATCGTGAATTGTCGTGAATCGAGACTTCCCATTTTTCAAGAAAATCTAGTCTTTTTGAGTCTGTAATTTGCATATTTTTCTTTAATTTATTTAAACTCTTAATTTTTTTTTAGTTCTTTAATCAAACTAACAACGTTTAATTATTTAAAAAAGTAAACATTAATTTAAGAAATTGTGAGACAATTAAAAATTACACCAAACAACTTGACCGGCCGAACTGATAATATCTCAAGATATTTCACAGACGTTTCAAGCTGCACAATGCTTGGTCCAGAAGAAGAATTTAGTATTGGACTACGAGCTCAACAGGGTGATGAAGAAGCCATTGAAAAATTAATTTCATCAAACTTAAGATTTGTAGTTTCTGTGGCAAAGCAGTATGCATCATCTGGTGTCCTATTAGAAGACCTAATCTGTCAGGGAAATATTGGTTTGTGTGACGCAGCTAGAATGTTTGACCCGACTCGAGGATTCAAGTTTATTTCATTTGCCGTATGGCATATCAGAAAAGAGATCTTGTCCTACCTAAATTCAGATCACCGAACGGTTAGGATTCCTCAAAATGTACTAAATGATTTAACTAAGGTTAGACGAGCGGATGAGGTTATTCTTCAGGAAGAGGGCCGATATGGCACAGCTGATGAATTGCAAGAAACTATTTCTAAGACGGGAAAAGATTTTACAGTCGATCATATTAAAAGGATTACTAATGCAGACACTCGATCAGTTCCACTAGAATCTGATAAACCGGATGAATATAGCGGACCGCTAGATTGGTTAAGTAGTGGAAGCACCGCTACTCAATTTACGGATGAATCTGACATGAGTGAGATGGCAAAAATTGTCCTTGCTAAATTAACAAATATTCAAAAGGATATTGTTACTCGAAGACTTGGAATAGATGGCTGTGAACCTGAAACCTTTTCAACGATTGCAGGTAGATATGAAAGAACTCCTGAATGGGCACGAGCAATCTATGTTAAATCAATTAGAGGTATGCGAAGTAGACTAAACAGATCTCACATCACTCGAGATAGAGTAATAAATTGCGAGATTTAATCCTGATCAAAGTATCCCTTACGAGTCTTATGTTTAACTGAGAATTCTGGATCTTCTAAATCGACATGATCAAGTATCCATCGCATAGCAACTCGATAAAATTGATCTTCTGGTGTAGAACGAAGGTCTATAATTCTAATATCCATTGATCCATATCCATATGGCCTTCTACCTCGTACTCCAGTCCATATTCCTTTTGGAGTCATTCGACGAATCACCTTTGGTCCAGGAAAAAGACCAATTGCATATTTATCATGTGGACGATATCCAGGAAAACCGAAAAGTATTGATCCATTTAATAATTGAGTCTTAGAAGAGACTAATTCAAGTCCATGGGATTGAAGTTCAGCATATTCTGGACTGCTTACGATAGCTTGAATCTCCGGAACGTTGTCTATAATTGAAGGGACTCCTCTCTTTCTTAGAAAAGCCGTGATTTCACGGTCATCGATCATTCCAAGATAAACAAGTTGGCGCAAATCTTCTATTTTTTGGTTTATGTCCTCTTCTGACTCGTTTTCAAATACTCTTGACCACTTTCCAAAACCTGTTACAAAATTCTCCATCGCGGTAGTTTTTATTATTTATTCAAAAAGAAAGCCCGAACTCTCGCTCGGGCCAACCGTAAATCGCCTAGGGTAGCAGACGATTTATAATAATCCTAATTCTTTAAGTAGATCATCAGCACTTCTTTCTTGACGAGTTTCATCATTTGAAAGTTGCTTATACCTCTTAATTTGCATAATATCATTTTTAGTAAGCTCCCTATTATCCATATTAAGTATAGGATAAATTGATCTAAAATATTTAGCCCATATCATTTTCATCTTTTTAAAGATTAAACCCTTTAGTGTAGAGTTATCATAAAGATCCATCATGCCATGAAACCAAATCATTAGGTCAGCAGTCTTAAGTTGACCTTGGGAAGCAGCCTCCTCAAATTCTCTATTTAGGGTGTCAGCGCGATCAGTGATTTGCTGTTCATCCTCATTATTCTCATTTAGTCTAACCCAGTTTCTAAATGTTGTTACATACATATGTTGAGCCATCAGTATCCTAATTTTATTTTTATTTATTTGCGTAACGTATTAGTAATTCGCCAATCACCTCAATCTTGCCAACAAGCCTTTGAAACTCGACCTGTTCCAACTTAATCTTACTAGAAGTTCCGCGAGCAAGTTCTTTTACGAGTGAACTTAATTCAGATTGTAGAGATTTAGTATCTATCTTGCCAGAGGCTGCCCTCTTGTAATACGGAAGTTTTACAACAAAGTGTTGATACGTAAGTAGAGCAGATCCGCCTTTCTCCTTAGCTGCATTTGAAATTTTAGTTGCTCCTTCTAGACGAGCTTTTGAAAACTCCTCAAAGGTTAGGTCTTGTGTTTTAGCTTCATTAATGAATAGTGAATACGCTTTAATTAGGTCTTCCATTGATACAAATTATTTTAACTTCCTAGGAATTGGATATTTTCAGGTCGCCATTCAACTACTCCATTTGCCTCGTAAGGGAATGAACCCATGGTTGCTTTAGCTAACTTATCTAGAGGATCCTCGATCTTAGGAGTAGGCAGGGGCCCATATTGAACTTCACTTTTAGGTGAATCAATATTCTTAATTATCTTACCGTTGAATAGTCCGTCCATTTTCTAATTGTCATTATTTGTCAAGTCACTAACTAGCTCTTGGATAGATTCAGTAATATACCCATTGGATATTTCTATGTGGCCTAGTACTTCATTTGGGTTAAGTTGCCTCATAATAGGTTCTTTATAATAGTCAAGAATATCTCTATTTCTCGTGGTACCGTCTGACTCTTCCCAAGTGAGTCTCTGTTCAGGGCCTAGGTCTGGATAGAACATACTCACATCAATCGTGCCATTTAGATATACTTGCCACATAAGTTCAACATTAAATGATTGTGTTATATAATCATCAAACGCTTCCTCCTCATTGGGTGAGTCAAATACATATTGAAAGTCTAGTGCTTCATCCTTGACCCATTCTTCAATCTCCTCTTCCAGCTCTAAATCAAGTAGTGAGATTTCTGACTTACTTAATTTTGTGAGTTTTCCGAGAGATGCCTGAATCTTAATACGATCACGTATCAAATCCTCTGCACTAATCATACCAATATCATATAAGTGTTCAATATCTGCAAGTTGACTCTCCCCAGAATATTCAGAGTTTTCATTAATCCATTGAGTAAAGTTTAGTATCACTAGATAAATCGTCTTTTTATACTTCTTTTCCTCCTCCTAGAGTGGGAGCACTAGTTGATGTCATACTGCTTGCGAGTGAAGCAATACCATTTGAGAGTTCAGGATTTTTAAAGTGATCTACGAAACCTAACATATTGGCAATCTTGTAACGATTTAGTTTTACCTGATCTGATGAGTTACCGTCGACCGAGACAAAGGAGTCTCCCTCAACCTTAACTACAATACCGGTGTGTCCACCGCCAATACGCGACTTGATAAAGATTTGTCCAGGTTTTACTAGTGAAGGGTCAGCCATTGCTGCTTTAGCATCGATACAACTATCTGGACTCTTCTTTTTGGATTCATTCCAAAAGTTAAGTACTGCTCCTGTCTTATATAGTGGAGTTGCAAGCCCCTTACCTTTACAAAATTCTTCAAATATCGCATAGACAAATGCCATACACCAAGGATTACCAGTTCCGAGTCCAATTGACTTAAGAAAACCTTTGACCATCTCACCAGCGTTATTACCCTCTTCCCGCTTACCAACATACTTTTTAAGTATGCCGACTAGATTACCAGCATCTGCTGGACCGACTGCAATCGTGTCTTCATTGATAAATTCGCGAAATGATTTTAGCATCAGGGTTGGGTAATTTTTATTATTTATTTCTGAAAATGCTTGGCTATTCGATTGCTTAGTCGAACTCTAGGATCTTCCGGATCTCTTGATAACACCGCGTATGGTAACATAAAACCAAAACTAAGTAGTATTCTCCTTGACCTAAATGGAGCTGGCGTCCAGTGTTTGTAGAGGCTGGCCTCAAAACAATACATGTCAGACTGATTGATAGTTAAAGTGTCGGGGTCAATACAAAAATCATAGGGTTCTGCAAGCACACTGATATTACACTTATAGTTGATATGACCCTCTACTGCAGCATCATAGTGTTTCTGTACCTCTCCTCCGGTAGACATGTCAATCACTTGTAAAAAACTATTGTCTACTGGTATATTAAGTTGAGAACTGATCTTTTCCCTAATCGAGTAGATAAATTGAGGTACCTCACTCTGTACTACACTAGATATTGACTGAAACTCGGTGATGTAATTAGTTAGTTCAGTATTTGAGAGATCAAACATTGCACTAGTGCCACTTAGAGACTTTGATAATTTATCTAGGTGGTGATTGGGTTTACCTGTACGTGTGACTAGACCCGATGCCCAATCAACTATTTTAGCGCTCTCCTCCTCATCTATAAAATTTTTAAAGTGCCGGTAACTCATTTTCCCCAGCTAGATTTAATTCTCTTTAATCCGTGCTCTGCTAAGAACTCACTAGGTACCCGATCCTCCCCAATAATAGTATGCATTTGAGAAGCTAGCATGTTTTGGTGCATTGCCTCATTTACGTTAATAAAGCAGAACCAGTGAGTTGCTGGTAATTCTCCAGTTGAGGAAAGAGGTATTTTTAGGTGATCTAGTGAAATATCTTCACCCTTTTTCTTTTTTAATTCAAGTAACCCTTCAGTTAATTTAAGTTGCGGTAAAACAGTAGTTGCTCTTTCACGAGCATCGGTGATGTTTGAGTCTTCACATAGTATACATAATCTCATATAATTAAATTTTTTTAGAAACTGGTGATTGAAAGTATGGCAACATTCTCGGCTGACTCAATAAGTAAATCTTTAACGAAAGTCAAATAATATGGGGTGACAGCTCCGCCAGTGTCAGTGTCCATTTTAAATAGCCCAATGCTCGAATTATCTTCAGGATCTAACCATGATGCGTCTACATATACTACACCTTTGTGCTCAACTGCTCCAAATACAGTATCGATTGACTGAATATTTGGTTCGCTTGGTGAAGGCAACAGTACATTACTATAGGTAAACTCGCCAGTCTCAATATTGAATGGGCCAGTAATAAATTGTGGTAGCGCATTATCTATTGCAATTGCCCAGGTAGCTCCTTCATACAGGAATAGGTTCCTAAGTAAGTATCCAGTCTCCTCTGGGTCCACTTCTGAAACTACAGTTGCCGTTGCTTCTGGTAAAAGAGGATCAAGCTCAATTCGAATAATACTACTAATCGCTTTTTTAAAGAAGTTATCCAGGTAGATAAAGTTTCCTTCCCCTTCATAATAGAGAGAAGAGGCGCCTTTTGCAGCATAGTCTGAAATATCGTTCTCGATAAATTCAAGTTCTCTTGTAGTACGATCAATCCTTACAAAGGAAACCTCACCTTCAACATCAACAGTCGCATATACTAATCCATCGTCTGTGTTTAGGGTGGCCTGTGTAATATCAGGAAACGGTGCATAATTAAAGGACCAGTTTGCCTCGCCTCTACCTAGGCTATATGCAAGACCAGTTGCGGCTACTCCATATAGACCAGCCAATGGATCTAGTCCGCCGGAACCGGCGGCTGCAGCGGCAGCTACTGCCGCGCTGTATGACATCTGTTCAAACATCATCTGCTCTTCCATCTCTCGACGAATTTTAAGCTGTTCTGGACTCTCTGAGCCCCAATTGATAAATGACATACTAAAAAGTTATTTTAATTATTTATCTCTAGTATGAAGTATGTAGAGTTAAGTTAAAAAGATCGTGTATAAATGTCTCCTCATCATCCGTTGCCTCGTATTTATCAAAAATCACATTAACATCCTTAACTGCTGGATTGAAAGACGTACCATTGACTGTAATGCTTGACCAGTGACCATCAACCCAACTGTATTCAAAGATTAGGGTGTCACCAGTTGAAAGTAGTATATTTGCTTGGTAACCATCGTTCCATGCAGTACCGAATACATACAAGGCGACTTCTCCTCGAGGACCAGTCCAATTCCTAATCCACTCTCCAACTCGACCATCCACTTCCCAATCACCAGTCTCTTCAATCTCAAAATAATAATCATCAGGTCGAATCATTGACTCAATTGGGGTGTCAGTCTCTACTGATATCTTAATAATCGCCTCAATTAATTCCTTTTTATCAATTATGCTAAGATCAAATAGGTAACGTACATCCTCTAATTTAGAGACGGGTGCAGACTCTGACTCGTGAAGTACTCCTCGATATTTAATGATATGCTTCATATAGATTTATTTACGACGAATTGACCAGCCACTTTGTGAAGCTCGTTCCTCCGCCTTTTCCTCTGCTGACATTGCGTTGTATTCTTCCCACTTGCTTTTCATCTCCTTAACCGCTTCCTTCATTGCCTTTTTAACTTCAGCAATTGTTTTGTATTTAGAGAGACCTGTTTTAAATCTGGATAATATATTAAGCTCATCTAATTCTTTTGCTAAATCCTGAATCTCGTCCTGGTCCTTTGTTGAAAGTTCTCGATATTGATCGCGTAAACGAGTACTACCTTGAGGTAGTGCATGATAGAATTTCGCCTCATTAATAAATTGACCAAAGTTTTTTACTACTTGTTTCATTGTTAAATTATTTTTTTATTTATTTCTATTATATGTATGTAGACCAGTCCAAGCGTGAGCATCTAGAGCAAGTTGATAAATGACATACTAAAAAGTTATTTAGGTTATTTATACGAAAAAAGGCTCCATGAAAGGAGCCTCTATCTAATTTAAAGATCTTGGATTAGTAACGACTCTCACGTGAACGAAAGATCTCGTCCATGTCACTAGGATCGTCGTACTTGTAGCTGTCAGCCGTCTCTCTTTCCAGTGCCTCGATTTGATCTGCAGGTCCGTGAAGTGTAAAGAATGCCGGTTCGTTTGCATTGCCATTATTCTCTGTTTGGATATCCATGATAATACAGTCAGGCGCAGTCTTGGCGATAATCATTAGGTATTCAGCCATCTCAGCTGCACCTATTCCCAATACCATCTCAAGGTGGATCTCCTTGTCAAAGCGTGACCCTTCATTTAAGAACTGACCAAAGTTTTTTACTTGAGTTTTCATATTATTCTACGTTTTTAGTTATTTATCAAGGGGGAAATCCTCTGGGTGCTGCTGAACCCTCTCAACCATACGATCAAGCTCTTCGGAGATCTCCTGTAAGAGAATATTATGAACGGCTACTCCCCGCTCTTCCCAGCTAATAAAACCCAATTCATGAAGCTGGTTAAGATCCTCCAGCCGGGTATCAAATGTATCACTCCACTCCTTCATTAGATACTATTATACATAATAGCCTGGAGCCAATTAAAAATTCCTGGGGGATTTTTTCCCGGTGGAGAGGGGACACTTATCCAAGGGGGCGAGGTCACAAAACTCTTGGTACTCTATAATTATAAGGGGTACACGGGCAGGCATACACGGGGAGATACTTGGGGAGTATACCTGGGGGAGAGAAACAAGAAACCCTGAGTTAAACTAACCCAGGGTACCTTCTTACCTAAAACCTTTAATAAAAATGAAAAACAGAGGAATTCAAGCTCCGTTATATTGTTATTATACATAGAGTCTTGGCTGGATTAAAATAGGAGGAGGAAAAAAGGCCAGGAAAGGGCTCCTAGCCATGGGGGATTCTCGGGGCCCGGTGAGGGGACGGATTTTCGGGGCCAGGGCGGCCTATAGTCACAAAATTTAACTCGAAATTGCTAGCTAGTCTATCTAGCCTATCTAGTCTATCCTGATAGGCGCTCGGCCAGGGGCTCCTGGGGGCCTGCCAGGCGGTAAAATGTACCCCTGGGGCTGTCTCCTGGCCGACTGGTCCATGCCTACTGGCCAGACCGGCTCCTGGAGCTGATTCCTGCTAGTCTAGCCAGCTAGCTATCGAATAGTCCGGTCTCAGGCGCTCGGCCAGGCGCGGTTCTGGTTCCTAGCTAGGCGAATTATTAATCCAATAGCGTCTCTGGCTAGGCGAGCTTGACAGGTCTGCCGGTTGTGTCGGCTTGGCTTAATCCATTCGTGTCTCTGCTCGACTCTTGACCTGTGCTAAACCCTAAGCTAGACTGTTGCTTAGCGTCTCTGTTCGAAAAAGATCTATGCACTCGTGTCTCTAGTAATTTTTAGAGACCGCTTGATCTAGCACAGATCCTGGAAGAAAACGCTTCTTCTGCGGGTGCTAACACCTTTTCCGGTCTCCCGACTTTTATGCTTGGAAGATTGTCAGGGTTAATATAGATTGGTTATATTTACTATCAGGCTCGGTCCATGGGGAATGAGACTTTTTGCTAAGCTAAATACAACTTGTACTCTCTTGATATTTAATCTAGTAAACGCATTACCGATTGGAACTAATTGGTTATATTTACTATATAACTTAAAACATGAAAGTATGACAACATCAGACATTAGAGCAGAGATCGTAGAGTTAATTAATTCAGGAATCTTAAACGTTCCTAAGATAGTAAAATACTTTCGTCAGTATCGACCTGAAGCGGATCTAGAGAAGGTCAAGGAAGAGGCAAAAGAATTAGTTGCGCAGGCGAGAGAAACTATTAAGCGTGGATATTAAGTTTAGAACCCGAGCAATCGGGTTTTTTAGTGCAGACTGGCCATGGGTCTCCAGCTTTTTATTATCCTAATTTCTACCGAGGTTAATAAAAAAGTATTATATTTACTATATAACTTAATAACAAAGAAGATGAAGATAGTATTATTGTTTATCGCAGTATGTGCAGGTGTATGGACATGGAATCATCCTTTCCCGCCGAGAGTAAACGACTTTAGCATAGCAGTTTTAGTAACGTTCGGCATTTACAGAGAATTGAGAAAATTAGTAGAAAACGAAAAATAGAGTAATATATGAAACGAGTAAGTAAGCGTATTGAGTTCGGGAATACCGCGTGTCATGGTCTATTACTACCAGTTAAATGGTTTTTAGATGAGGTAGAGGTAACCGAAATGGAATACTATGGTATTACACTCCAAACTACGATTGAGGATATAGGCAAGGAGCCTGCAGACATGTTGGACTATCAAGAGTGGCTGATGAAGAGGAGTCTAATTAGGCATAGAGACGGAGTAGACTTCTTATTTTAGGCGAGGTCAAGGCGAGCACAGCGGTTCGCCTTTTTCATGCAGACAGGCGGAGTGTCTCCCGACTTTTATTATTAGAAACGCATTACCGATTAGAATAGATTGGTTATATTTAACCATAACTTAAAAACATGAAGATTATGAAAAGTTTATTAAATGTAGTATTGCTTAGTGTTGGACTTATCCTAGTTGCTTTTGGAAATGATTGGGGATTATTAGGCATGGTGCCAGCCTTCTTTCAGATGTTAAAAGAGGATGTTAAAGAGGAGATAGAATTCTAGTCATGGAAGTATTAAACCTGATTACCGTTGAGCTGGCTAGGCTCGCTCTTCGGCTCGTACCTGGGAGGGTAGAGACACGTGGATACCTGTTGACTGTTCGTAAGTCGGAACATCGATGCCAAAGAGTCGCCTACAACCGGACACAGAAGAAATAACGAAGGCGGGAAATTACTCCCGCCTTTTATTGGTCTAGTATGTTCAGGTCTCTACTTATGCAAGCAGTGTAATCGCGTAGTCAAGTCCGATAGAGACTGGCTGGATCTCATAGATCACGTGTGGAAGAATAGTCATAGTGCTTAGGAAACCCGACTTATCTGTCCATGTAAATGGAATCGATCCTCCGTTGATTGCTGCTCCACGTGCTGGCGAGTAAAGGATAGCTGTAATTGGAGTGTCTCCCTTGGTCGGTACTTCAGGAGAAGAGAAGGTAATCCTAATACTTTCAAGTCCTAAAGCTCGAAAGAAGTCAGCTCGTAAATATATTGTCTCTTCTGTAATCTTATCGATAAACTCGCTGAAGTCACCCTCAGTTACAGCCTTAATAATCTCCATTTCCCAATATTTCCTAATCTTGGCTAGTTTAGTATCGTCTCCACCTGCATCTTCAATAAACTTTTTAACAGTATCTGCATTGGGTACTAGATTCGATGCAACTGCTCTAACACTAAATAGCTCTGCTCGAGTCTGCATATCACTAAATCTTTGATATAGAGAAGCGCGTTTAGTCCTTTCGATAGGGAGAAATTCAATAGTCGTAGTTACACCATCCGTTTCTACTTCTTCTGATACAATATCTAGTGCATAGAAAGTCTCTTGAATCCAGTTGGAAGAAGGAGTAATATTTAACATAGGTTTAAGTCTTGTTGGAGTCTCCTCAGCAGTCAGTTGGGGATCAGCCGCTGCAATGGGTGAAGGTAATTGGTAAGCTCTAGTATATGGCATTCAGTAATAATTTTTTATTATTTATCGGATCTAGTAGATCAATCGGGTCTCCCGCTATTTTTATTTAGAAACGCATTACCGATTAGAGTAAATTGGTTATATTTACTATATAACTTAAAAACAACGAGATATGAAAAGATTAGAGTTAATTACATTAAGAGCTATGCAAGGATTAACTATTACATTGGGAACAATGGTAGTAATTGCAATTGGTTACGCATTCATTCAGGTTGCAACTGGTAATATCCACAGTAGCGCAAGTTTCGAGTTTTAGCGACACCAATCTTCTTGGAAATAGATTACTGGCGGGCCTCAAAGCTCGCCTTTCTTGTTTCCATTTATTGTAGATAGGTGGAGCGTCTCCTATTTCTACCCACAAAAAAGATGTTACTAAAATTTAGTAACACCGATCTCTTGATAATTATTATTGGAAACGCATTACCAGATTGTATAAATTGATTATATTTACTTATAACTTAAAACACAAGACTATGAATCAGATTATTAAAATGGCACTAGAAAATGTTGTACTTTGCAGAGGTACAAACACAGCGAGTGAATCTTATGATTACGCTAAGCGAATGGAGCGAGTAATTAAAGATAACCTTGTTGAGAGACTTAAAGAGATTGCCCTAAATCCTGGAACGGCATTGGAAGAACTTGATAATTTTATTACCCAACTAGAAAAATAAGAGGAGATGATAAGAAAGAAGAGAGAACAGAAGGAACTAGTAATCGATCTTACTGGACCAGACGGAAATGTATTTGTGCTAATGGGATACGCTCGTACGCTGAGTCGTCAAATACGAGAGCTGTATGAGGACGAGATGACAACTAATCGTGAACATAATCAGATTCTACTAAAGCTAGGCATGGCAGATGCTAAAGCTTTTCCTGAAAACTTGGCTGATCGGATCATTGCAGAGATGACATCATCAGACTACGAGAACGCGGTGGAAGTATTCGACCGATATTTTGGGAGCTTCGTGATATTGGACCGATAGAAGGTGTTTGTTTTAAGTTGGAGACTTGGGGTTGGCTTGTGCCAGCCCTTTGTTGTTTACTCCGTAGTGACAGTTTTAGATCAAGACCTGATCGGGCTGTCTCTAGGAATTCTTGGAGACGGGCTAGCCTGCACAATTGCTGTGTACATGACCTGTTGATGACAACTCTTTAAACGGTTGCAAACAACTTTTGTGTCTCCCGCATTTTATTACTTTTTATTTTCGAAAACGCATTACCCATCCAAAGATTATAGTTATATTTACTTATAACTTAAAAACAAAAGATATGAAAGCTAATGTAAAAGAATTAATGATGAATGCTAAAGAGGCCCTATCTAAAGGTAATCAAATGGTTGCAAGCGATCACTTAAATAAGGGAATAATCGTCCTCGCTCGATTAACACAAGAGGGAGTGGTAAATACCGAAGGTGCGTCAGTTGACCGATGGAAAGAGAGATTTTGGTTTGAGTTAGAAGTCAACGATCTCATCGAAGATTAGAGACACTCAAGATCCTTCTAAACCCGGTTAATCCGGGTTTTTTTATGGAACCTACCCTCGATTTGGAGTATATAATAAAAAGGAGACCCGCTATGGAAGAACAAATCGAACGTACCCTAGACCAATATTACGACTGGAACAGACCCGAGATAAAAGATCTGCAGATACTTGAAGAGTCTCCTGACTTGGGAATCCTGTGTATCCGATGGAGACACCGTGACAAGACCATTACAGTAAAGTCGATATTACAAGATACTACACTATTATTAACTGTGTTGAGATGATGAAGAAACCTTTTAGAGAATGGGCACGCGATCTAGAAGTGGAGATAATATTGGACCGTGATGGAATCAATTTCTTCCAATGGACTCTCGAAGACGAGTACGAGTCTAGACTGAGTGAAGCTCTGGAATATTTCAGTCAGCGCCCCGACTACTTGAGACAAGAGTGTCAGGAACATCTAATCGAATTAGACCACTTAGAGACTCGCTTTGTCGAGATCGAAGAGTACGAGAAATGTGCCGCCATCCGAGACTTACGTATCGATCTCCAATCTAGATATAAGGAATTCTTGGATTAGCAAGTATCCAAACGTCTCTTGACAAATCTGAAATTATTTAGAAAAAAAGTGTTAAAAAGTTTTTCCCGTTAAAATAAAATAGTTATATTTACTTATAACTTAAAAACAAGCACAACATGAAAAACAAACTAGATATTAAAAGTGATGCTGCTGACATAGTAGAGATGACTCGACCTTATCTTGAGATCCCTACCAGCATGATTATAACTATTAAAAAGAATCTTAACTCACTTCTTAAAGAGGAGGCAGAGGGCGACCCAATGGCGATCGCTGCTATTCGTGCCGCATGGCATATGGAGATATTTGATGCGGATGTTGAACTTGTAAAAAGAAATTAAGATGTATAGAAGAAAAAGAGCAATACTGAAGGACTACGTCTCCTTAATTGTAAAGAGACGTGCACAGTACAGAACAATCCAGACTGTTAACAATGAAGAAGGTTGTTAGAGACCCGCACAAGATCAGGCTCACAGCTAGTCGCGAGTCGCAGAAGAGTCAAGGATTCTTCGATGGTAGATTCGTAGCGAGAGCAGAGGAGTCGAAGAAGAGTTATAAACGTAAACCCAAACACCCAAACGGAGATGAGGACTAAAGAGTTATTTGCAGAAGACCTAGGTAATGGTAAGACGAGAGTATTTGGACCGTGTGTCTTTACTGGAGAAGAATACAGTTGTGAAGTACCTACGCAAGGTCTCGAGAGACACCTAGCAGGGGAGCATGCACAGACCGCAATGCCGTCGGTTAGCGCCGATGACAGAGAGTTCCTGATCTCGGGAATCTCGCCAGCTGGCTGGAAAAAAACTTTCGGCTAGTCAAGTTTTTAAGTTATCGAAGAAGGGGAGCTCGCAAGGCTCCCTTTCCGGTTTACTCCGTAGTGGCTATTTTAGATCAAGACCCGATCAAGGTGTCTCTAGTCTTTTATTACCCAGTATTCTACCAGTGTATAATAAAAATTATTATATTTACTTATAACTTAAAACTAAAGAGTATGACAAAAGGATTTAAAGAGTTACTAAAATTAGCTAAGTCTGCAAAGGTAACAACGTATGATGAATTACAAAACTTGGTCTATGAGTGTACCAACGAGATTACTGGAGCCGATTTCGAATGCGTTAGGCAACAGTTAAAGATTAGAATGTTTTAGATAATCTTTAAACCCGAGCAATCGGGTTTTTTCATGCAGCTTGCTCGCGGGTCTCTGGGAATTCTTAGAGACGAGCCTGATCGGGCAGATGTCTTAGGGGTCCGCGAGTTGTTAACGTCGGCTGGCAACTAAATTAGTCTCTTGCTATTTAATTACCCAATCCCTACCAACGTATATAAGAAATTATTATATTTACTATATAACTTAATCCACTAGACCATGACAAAGAAGATAAACTGCACAGACGTGTATCAAGCTATTCAGGACTTTCTCGGCGGAGAGAACGGTAGTCCACTAATGAACGAACCTTATCGTGACTCGGACGGAGACATAGTATTTGCAGATTACAATGGAGTAGAGTTTTACGAGCACGCTCTACTTGATTGGTATCGTTCTCTAGTTGAGGATAAGCTTATTGCTGACTCTTTGGAGACAGCCGGTGTCAGCATTGAATTGGTTGACGATTATGATTGGCTGGAATCAGACGACCAATTGGATGACGATGAGGATGAAGAAGATTATTAAAGTATTGTTTTAAGTTAAGAATCAGCTCGAGTAATCGGGCTTTTTCTTTTTTGGTTGGATTAGGATCAGGCTGGCGAGTCTCTAGACTTTTATGTAAAAATAGTTACTCAAGAAGTGTACTAATTAATAAATTATAGTTATATTTACTATATAACTTAAAAACAAAAAGGATGTACAGTTTAAAATGTGATTACTACACAAAGGAGTTCCCAACGCTAGAGGAGCTCATCGATGATGTTATGGCCAGCGGAATGGACCCCAACCATGAGGTGACAAGAGACGGTCGAGGTACTGGCGAAGATGCCATTGATTTTATCATGTTCTAATTATGGAGACGTCACTACTTAGCATGTTCCACGAGTTGAATTCATTCGTGCCATGCGCTCAGTACTTCAAATCGGCCAGCGACTCTGGAATCACGGTCAGTAATAATAGAAAATTCGCAGGTCTCGTAAGGGAGTGGTCCGCTGGAGACTACGACGAGTGTCCAGACTTGCTAGTACAGAGATTAACCAACTTAATCCATTAAGCCATGTCAACAAGTGTAAAGTTAATTAGAGGAAATGCAATAGAGATTGAGGTAGGAACCCGTGTAGAGTTCACAGTCGGCGACGAAGTATTAAGTGATACTATAACCTTTATTGGAGACGACACAATAGAAGGCGAGAAGTTTGACCTAACCCATACTCGATTCCGAGTAGTAGAGTAACAAAGAGCAGCCTAAGCGAGTGTCTCGGCCGGGTAAAGGTGCCGCCGCCAAGAAAGAGACAGGACAGGGGTCAGCGAGAGCTGGCCCTTTCCGGTTTACTCCGTAGTAACCGTTTTAGATCAAGGCTGGATCCGAGTGTCTCTAGACTTTTATTTCTGCAGGATTTTTTTATTTAAAAGATTATAGTTATATTTACTATATAACTTAAAAACAAAAAGAAATGAAAGCAGGAAAGTATTTTATTGGTGACCTATGCTATGTATTAGGAGACCGTTGGGATGAGGTATGCAGCCTCATTATTATTGACCATAGTTGTTTGGACGGAGAGTTCGAGCTTAGTGATGGGACCAAATTTGCGATCTATGGCACCGCACATGGAGATGGCGTATATCCTGATCAGAGAGGCAATGGGTATCCAGTAGATTCGGGTTCGATTGGTTGTGTACTAGTTGATGATATAACAGAGGGAGAATTGGATGAATCCCTAGGAAATATCCATGATTTTGAGGAGGACTTTAAGACCGGTGAGGAGAATGGAATAATTAGGATCGGTGATGTTGATATCGATACTCGAGGAGAGTGTGATGACGAGGACCTAGATGAATATTTTGAGGACGAAGATGAAGATTACTAGAGTATTGTTTTAAGTTAAGGGTTGGCTCGAGTGATCGGGCCTTTTCTTTGTTTAATCCACGAGTGTCTCTAGACTTTTGTGCCCAAAAGTTTCTGCAAGATTTTTTTATTTAAAAGATTATTGTTATATTTACTATATAACTTAATAACATAACCTATGTCAGTAGCAAAAAACAAAGAAGAATGGTGGAGCCTAGTAAGAAGGGACCTCGCTAAGTGGAATGCAGAGAACCATCCAGAAGATCGCATGGGTATTCAAGACTGGATCGGCGAAGTTGGACCTAAGATTCATGGATGGATCGCTTTCAGAGATGATGATGGCGATTGGGATGCTTCGTTGAGCGGATTTCCAGAGTACGACGATGAGGACGAGGATGATGATTACAATTACTAAAAAATAAGAGTATGAAAGTATATCAATTACAGCTATGGGCAACTATCTCATACACACCAGGAGGAGTGTGTCTAGAGGTAGGTAAGACTTTTGCCAACCGGGAAGATGCCGACAAGGAACTCGATAAGCTCAATAAGAAACTATCCAGAGAATACGACGAGGACGAGGAATTCCGAGGATTCGAATTGGATTGCGAACCGAACTGGTATATTGAAGAAATAAAAATAAAGTAGCCAAGCCCGCGGCCCGCGTCTCTTGTAAAACTTTCAAAAAAGTTTCCGCAGAATTGTCAAGATTAAAAGATTATGGTTATATTTACTATATAACTTAAAAACATAAAGAGTATGGTATTAGAACCAATTGCACCAGAAACGTTACGCGCTCGCCTAAGAGAGGGAGTCGTACAGTTCGCTTTCAAGAAAGTGGACGGAACATTGAGAACCGCTGTAGGCACCACAAACCTTGCCACGATTCCTGTAGAGAATCATCCAAAGGGCACAGGAACACCTTCCGACAAGTCGGTAAGATTCTTCGACGTGGAGAAGAGAGAGTGGAGAAGTGTGAGTATCCTACGTGAAATCTATCTATAAGATGAGCACACTAAAGGTAGGAGACACAGTAATGTGGCGTGGCGGATTCGGGAGTGAACCGCCGCGCAAAGCAAAAGTGATTGGACTAGAGGTATGCCCAGCCGGAGAAAAGTATGGGGAGAGCAGAGACCATGTTGAGTGGAGCAAGATTCACTCCGTAGTGGTAGACCTCGATAATGGTCACTGGGCGAAGGGTCATCAAATCTCTCCGCTATGAGTATCCTAAGGTTTACAGATGGTGAGAGCTTTGATACTTCAGGGCCCATCAGAAAGGAGGAACGTTACGATGGATGGTACGTATTAGGAGACGGGAAGATGATTCCTGTAAGGGACGAGGAAGAAGCAGATAAGGTAATCGAGAGATTAACTAGATAGGAAGTTGTTTTAAGTTAGGGAGACGATGGGTCAGCGAGAGCTGGCCCTTTGTTGTTCCTATAGGTTTACTCCGTAGTCCGGTTACCCTGCCCGTTGAGACCGGTAGAGACCCTCGCTGCCATGGGTGTCGGAGCCCAATCTTAAATCCTACCTTTTTTGAATCACGACCAGTCTAAAGAGTCTCTACAACTATTTTTTCTACACGAGTGTCAAGTGTCAATTATTATAGTTATATTTACTATAGGGCGTCGTCCTGGAAAAGTACGCAAAATAAGTTAGGCTAAAAATAAAAAGTAGTCTCTGCAACTATTTTTTCTACATGATTGTCAAGTGTCAATTATTATAGTTATATTTACTTATAACTTAAAAACAAAAGAGATGAAAACTGTAGTAGAATTAATTATCCCAATTGAATCTCAAAATCGTCACACGGGATATGATGAACCTCGTAAAGCAGAATACTTGGCATGTGATATTCAGTCGATGTTCGGAATCAAGCCGACATGCCTCTTCTTTACTGGAGAACTTAGGATTCAATTTGACCTTAACCAGTTCGAAAAAATTAAATGGTTTCATGGACGCAAGTGGAGGTCTAACGTCACTCACGAAGTAAAGAGACACGGTAAGATGAATGGATACTCTCCTAACTTAAGAGGCATGAAAATAATTGAAATTTAATAAGATATAACTATGGAGTGTTGGATAGAAAGAGGAGACCTTGTATCCTGGATGGATGCACGTAGGATTCAAACAAGAGTGGTCTCTCGAGACGCAGTTGATGGAGACCTGAATCAACAGACTGGCGAGTGGTTAGTGGTAAAGAGTGACGGAAGAGTCCAGTCCCTTGATGGGCGACTCTGTATTGTAATAAGAGTATTCTCTCACAGTGGACTCCGCGCTCGCTGGATTGGAGACCAGGTGCAGGTGCAAGAAAGGGATGGGCGGACCAGAATTTACGATTCCCGCGGATTCTTGCAAAGAGTCTGCTAGGCCGTGTCTCCATACTTTTATTACCCAATAATTGTCAAGTGTCAATTATTATAGTTATATTTACTTATAACCTAAAAACCTAAACACCATGACAAAAATCAAGTATGACCTTAGCGTGGACAATCGCTACTTACGAAGAGTAAAAAGTTCCCTTAAAAACGATGAAATAAAGATCCTTGAGAAACACGATCTTCCGGATTGTGGGACCTTGCTCGTTATCGAAGGGCCCATTGAAGATATCAAGCATTGGTGTCTATGGAACGAGTTTGACTTTAGTGAAACTAACATTATTCAATAGTGATTATGAAACTAAAGGAATTAAAGAAGGAAAATCTCACTGCACACGATGCTTTGATAGAGATGTGGAGCGAGCTCTCACTGTGTTCGCTAGCGACCGCTCGACGATACTTGGTAGCGGACATAGGAGACCGCTACCGTTTGGAAAAGACCCTCGATGGTGTCTTTATATTTCATGACTCGGAAGCAGGAGATACGTGGAAGTATTCCGAGAAATTAAATGGCTGGACCTGGTTGATAAGCTTTTAAAGCAGGTCACCGAGTCTCTTGACTTTCTTTTTGGCAGGATTGTACTTATTCAAAGATTATTGTTATATTTACTATATAAACTTAAAAACAAACAAGATGAAAAAATTATTTTGCGCAGTAGTGTCTGACCCAGACGACGTTTATGGATTAGTGAGTCCAATCATTTACCATATTAAGGGTAATAACTCGACTCAAGTAGAGGATGCGGTTCGAGAGATGTTGGAAGACGAATATGATTACGAACCGAAATGGATTGAACAATTAGATATTTTTACGTTTGAGGTGACTGACGTGGAGATTATTGAATTAGATACACTATAAGATTAAACCCGAGAGATCGGGTTTTTTCATGCACTAGATCTAAGTGTCTCTTGACTTTTGTTACCGGAAAATTGTACTATGTCAATTATTATAGTTATATTTACTTATAACTTAAAAACAAACAGGATGAATTTAAACGTAACATTAATAGAGCCTCAAAAGAAAGATTATGAAAGAGTAATCAATTTTGATTGGGACACTACATTCGGTAAGGCAAGTTTCTATGGAAGCGGTGCTCCTTTCTCTCATAACGCAGAGAAGATGTCTAAGCTCATCAAAGACCCCGTTAAATTAGTACGTAGAGCTAAGGCAGTTGCGGCTGTATGGGGATTGAACGACTATCATGGAGGTGTAGGCGGTGGTAATTGGAAAGTCGAGAATGTTTGGACTCCATTTGAGAGAGCTCTACGTTCGATGGGATTTACCCATTCCCAAATTGCAGAGATCGGTCGTCATGATGTTGATCGAGAATTTATAAGAAGTTTACGCTAGGATTGTCAAGTATCAAGAATTCTTTGTATATTTAACCATAACTTAAAACTAAAAAGATGCCAGCATTCACAGAAGGACAAGAGGAGAGAATCCAGCAAGCAGTAAGAACACGGGTTGAAGAATATGTGTCACAGGGCAGAGACGTTGCGTTCAGCCTAGTAGCATCGACCCATGATAACAGTGACCATATCGTTAGGATCGGCACAAGTATCCTATGTACTCGATGGGGAGTCGGTTATCCAGGCGGAAGCTTTGCACAGGCAATCGTTGATAACAACTTGAGCGAGGCATTTGGCCGAGCAGATAGTATTAATGTAAATGCTATCCGATTTTATGTAACATTATTATACAATCAAAGTTACGTATCATGAGAGCACAGCAAATACACGCACTAATTAATATGGGAGCTGGCGATAGAGTTCGTCAGTATCTCAAGAAGCTGAGTCTAAAGGATCGCCTACCTGCTCTGCATGACCTTATTCCTTATGTAGACCAGACTCCGGAGAATTTAAAATTCTTTAGAGACCATTTTTCACAGGAGATCGGCGCCCTGATCTCGGCTAAATACGATTACGTAAAGGCAGAGAAGTTGTATAACACAGCCAAGTTATTAAAATAGTTTACTCCGTAGTAATAAGATGTTTTGTTTTAAGTTGTATAGGATTGGGCTGGAGAAATCTAGCCCTTCTTTTTGTCTGTATCCACCGAGTCTCTAGCTATTTTTATTCCACCCGATTTTTTATATTCAAAGATTATTGTTATATTTACTATATAAACTTAAAGACCATGGGATTAGATATTAGCGCATTGAGTAATATTAAACGTTCTGAAGTACAGGACCCAGAAGATTACGATAGTATTCGTATCTGGAAACAGACCAACTTTCCTGACCACTGTGAATTGGAAGAGGGTTCATATGAAGAGACCGCTGACACTCGCGGCCACCAGTTCAGAGCTGGTTCCTATTCAGGACATAATACATTTAGAAACGTCCTGGCTCTGTGTACTCTTGGAGTAAAGGCTGAGACTGTTTGGGAAGCTGATGATATTTTTATGAGTCGACCATTCTTTAACCTAATTAATTTCTCAGACTGTGAGGGTATAATTGGACCTGATTATAGTGCTGCACTATTCGAAGACTTTAGAGACAATCGAGAAAGATTCATACGTAACCTTAAGCAAGAAATAGATTTTACTAAGGAGACCGACGACCCGTTATCACTAGAGCCTGAATTTATCCTTGATGATTTTAACTTGAGTGATATGGATATCGAATATTATATTGAATTATACGACGATTGGACCTTGGCTTTTGAATTGGCAAAGGATGGTGGAATAGTTCAGTTCCGCTAGGCAAGACCAGGCTGGCGAGTCTCTTGACTTTCTTCACCCAAGAATTGTTAAGTGTCAAAAATTATAGTTATATTTACTTATAACTTAAAAACATAAAGTATATGAAAACAGTACACAGCATTTGGAACGTATTAGACGGAGATGGTCCGCTAAAAGGGGTTAAGACAAGTATCGGTAATAACTGTATCTTATTTGAAGTATCCTGTGATACAGATGATGGTACATATCCAACAGTCGCTTCCTATACTAGAGATGCGAATGCATTGGACAACGAAGGGGCAAGTCACTTCCTAAATAGATTGACTAGAAAAAAGGACAAGACTCAACTTGACTATGATGGAGTAAAGATTATCCGAGACTCTAAGTGGGACAGCGAAGCTACACTTGAGTTTAAGGAGCCAATTGACGTGGTACTTGGATTTGATGGAGACCGTCCTATGATGGTAAAGGTAAAGAAGATTAGAGGCGAGTTTCATCACGAATTTTTCTGGACCAAGAATGGAAGACAGAATAGGATCGCTAATGGTTATGAGATATGGTTTATAATATCTGAATATTCAGCATAATGGCAAAGGTGAGACTGTTTCATGCGACCTCAGCAAGGAATGCGGAGAGCATTAGAGAAAAAGGACTCCTTTCCAAATGGGAAGGAGTATACCTTACTGACTCGGCAGAGAGTGCAGCACGTTGGATAGGTTTTAGATTGGCTGCGATGGGAGAACCGCAAATGATCGTAGTTGAGGTAGAGGTAGAGGAGAAGGGATTAGTTGAAGGTTGCGATCACAGTCCGCTAATGGTGCAGATATTTGGAGTCGGTAAGAGCCTCGTCTCGCCCAAGACGATTCCTCCCAGCAAGATTAAAGGAATAGAGTATTACCAATTAAATGAACCGCATAGCTAGCGGTTCATTTTTGGATCCTATGCCAAGTGTCTCCAGTCTTTTGTGCGGAAAAGTTTCAATAAGATTGTACTAATTCAAACTTTATAGTTATATTTACTTATAACTTAAAAACAAACAGGATGGACAAGACAAAAGAAAAACAGGTTAAGAAGCCTAGGTGCCAGCACACAAGAACCTATGTGGCAGTGCGTCACCTATCTGGAATATCCCTAGTTAAATGCAGTGAATGCGGACAAGCGATATGAATTGGGGACCAATCAAAGACCGAGTAGTAGAAGCCAAGAACGAGAGAGCTCGGTGCTGGATTAAGCTGGACAGGGAGGGTAAGGTCGTATCTCTTTACGTAAAGACCAGGCCTGAATCAATCTCAAAGTTCTTTCCCGACGACGCGTTTGAAGAGACACTGGATGGAGCCAAGCTAAGAGCCGAGATTGAGGTAGAGAGATACTACATGGCTGACGAAATTGCTAAACTTAATAGTAAAAGGAGAGTATAAGATATGATGAAGTTTATTGAAGAATATGATGAAGTGTCGGGAACAACATTTATCATTCCAGAGTTTGAGATTGAGATTGAGGATGCAACGGATCTTCAAGGATACGTAGATTCTAACCGGGATCTAGTCACTAAAGCAATTGCTGCAGCGGCTGACCTGATGGTGGAGTTTGAGCTAGACGAGATTCCGTGCTTTGTAATCAAGAATATTAATACTATATTTAAACTAAATAGAGCTGAGGCGGTTTACTCCGTAGACCAGTGTATACAATATTTCTTGGAGATAGAGGACTACGAGAAATGCGCAAGATTAACTAACGTAAAATCAAGATTATGAGCAAACAAAGAGCATTAGGCTTTAAGCAATTGGCCTGCAAACTGTGCGGTGAGATCGTACACAAAGTAGATATTAACGCGGATGCAATTACCTGTTCTGACTGTGTACAGAAGGAATTGAATGGCGGATTCTCCATGACGGAGGACCAGTATTGGGAAGCGGTAAGAGCAGGCAGAGTAGTCTCTTGCAAAAGTGACGAGGAGGAGTAAAAATATTTTTGCCAGGATTGTACACTGTCAAGAATTATTGTTACATTTACTATATAACTTAAAAACTAAAAGATTATGAGATTCGAAACATCAGAAAATTTGCCGAAGTATTTTAAGACAATTCAAAAAAGCAAACCATTAACAGTTGCTGAAGAGGGTCAATTAGTATTAGATATCCAGACTGGAGACTCGCAAGCAGTTGCGGCACTGGTGCAGGCAAACTTAAAGTTTGTAGTAAAAGTAGCTAATCGACATATGGGACAAGGCGTGCCAATTGATGACCTAATCCAGGAAGGGAACATAGGTTTGATAGAGGCTGCTCAAGCGTTCAAGCCGCGTGAAGGACAGAGATTTATTAACTATGCTCAACTGTGGATCAGGAAACGTATCAACGAGTCAGTCGCTAAGACTGGCCGAATCGTTCGCTTACCTCACAACCAAGAGTACGAGATCTTTAAGTCTAAAAGAAAAGGAGAAGAGGTTGAGGCGCCAACTCGAGTAAGCATTGACAAGAAGATTGGAGATGAGGGCGAGAACACGCTAGGAGATATTATCCTTAAAACTGGATCTGAAGTAGAGTTTGCAATGGAGATGGACTCAATCAAGTTCAGAGTAAAGCAGGCTCTTAGTGTTCTTAAAGAACGTGATCGTGGAATTATCATGGACTACTTTGGTATTGAGAGAGAGTACGAGGTGCCAACTGACATGATCGCCGAGAAATACTCAATGACTAATGTTCGAGTGTGCCAAATCGTAAAGGCATCAGTTGAAAAGATGAAATTAACAATTATATAATTTACTCCGTAGTAAGATGAAGAAGGTAATATTATTCAACGGTGAGGACGAAGTAATCGTAACTCCCGAAGAGATTAAAGAGATGGGGAAATGTGCACCAAAAGAATTAGTATCCTACTTCCAGGCAACTACGATCTATAGAGACGTGATGAAGGATCTCATCAAGGACTTGGGCAAGGCAGTGTTAAGTGTTAACGATGAAGAGTTAACTGATCTACGTATCCGGATGGTAGAGTCAGGATATCAAACTATCGCGGCCGAACTGATTGAAGTATTTGGTGAAGACACTGCTGCCATGATCATGGCTCAAACATATAACGCTATAAACCTAGAGAAAGATGGAAGCATTTGATGATCAAGAATTTATCGCTAAATTAGAAGAGTTAAAGGAGAAAGATATCGACGGATTCATGGGTCTAGTTCTTCTTTCTCTAAAAACCCATCCCGATGTCGCAGTACAAGCTAATACACCCATTGAGAACAAGGTCACGGCCATGAAGAGGGTACTAAAACATTTCGAAGAGAGGGAGGACTATGAGGACTGTGCCTTTCTTCGAGACCTACAAAAAAGGATTGAAGATGCAGAGGAGAGATAAGTATCTTGTAATGAGTAATAAAGATTTAGACCTTGATTGGGAGCAAGCGCTGAGAGAGACACTCGGCGTTTGTCATACAGTAAAGCAAGCATATCAAATCGCTCTTTTTCTTGGAGAGATAAGCAAGCCTGATTCAAGTTATCGTAAAGTACTAGAAACTATTAAAGTAAAGGGTGCTTATACTATTCACCAAAAGGGAGGAGATCAGGCTGCGACAATCGTACAAATAAAACACTATTAACATGGCAAAGAAAGAAACACCTGAATTACTAGCTCAAGAGAAGCTAGAGCGCGTCTCTACTTTTGTAGAGGACCGCAAAGAGATTTATTTACAAGAACACAGAGACGCAAGTACCGATGTCGAGAAATTTATTTGGTCGGAAATGATTGGATTACTTGATGAAATCTCGATGATTACCGAAGCCGAGAGTCTCTAGCTTTTTATTTCTGCCGGATTGTCATGGTTAGGATTAATTGGTTATATTTACTTATAACTTAAAAACTAAAGCAGATGACTAAAGAAGAATTTAAAGCTGGCGTTCTATTTCTACACAACGTAAAGAACGATTATCAATTTAATCCTAATGATCCAGGATATTTAGGCTTCCTCAACTGTGGAGAGGATATTACAGACGATCCAGGATTTATGATAGTCGTCGATAATCAGGAAGAGTTCGAGCCAATCATGGAGGAATTAGGACTTACCACCGAACAAGGCATCCATGCTGAAGAGACAGTATTCACCCTAATCTAAGACGACATGGACTTTTACAAATGTAAACAATCAGGAGACATATTCACTGAGAACGAGATGTTAGACGAAGTAGATGAGGATGATAACTTAGATTCTTTCTACCACATCGGAGATTTTAAGACACAGGAAGAAGCAGAACAATTTCTAAAAACACTAAGATGACACAAGAACAAGCGCAAGTAGTAGCACAAATCCTAGAGAGATTTGATTTTGAGAAAGTACTCAAGCACATGCAATCAGTAGATTGGAAGTGGTTCGATGAGGTGCCTGATATGGATGATATTAAAGGTACTGCCACTCGTCTCCTAGTCGAAGCTCAAATGGATCCGCAAGAGGTGGTATCAATGGGAACAGGAGGATTCAGAGTTTACAAACTTCCTTGGGGAATCGAACTTATCTTCTCAATCGAAAGAGGAGGAAGCTTCTAGTCTGGCAGCGGGCCGAGTCTCTTGACTTTTGTTCGAGCCCGATTGTCAAGATTAAAAGGAAATTATTATATTTACTTAAGTCAAATCACTAAAAATAAAATTATGGCAACTAGAAGCAGAATTGGAGTAGAATTAAAAGGAGGCAAAGTTATTTCAGTGTATTGTCACCACGATGGATACATTACCGGAGTCGGTTTAGATCTCATAAAGAAGTTCCCACTCATGACCGATCCAAAAATCGTAGAGGCCTTTATCAGGGAGGGCGATCGTTCATCAATCGACCTGTCTTATAAAGAATGGAGAGACGAGAAGTGTCCGCCACAAAAACGTGCATCAGTACCACTATTTTTCAATGGAGATATTGAGGCGTATGGATACCTTTACACGGCAGAGGGAGAATGGTTGGTAAAGAAGGCGGGTTCACAAGTAGAACCGGACCCTGTCCCACTAGATTATGTATTAACTGGAATCATAAACCTGTAAGCTATGTGGTATGAAATCAATGTAAGTAAAGATGGGAAGCACTACTTTGCCACCGATGAGAGATCAATCAGTACAATTGATAAGGCGACTGAAATTAGAGACCGACTTAGACTGGCCATGCCAGAAGACGAAGGATTTATGTATACAATTACACAGTGGCAAACATCCGGTGTACAGTTAGAGAATTAGACCAAGGTTCCTGCATTTCCTGGTCGGGTCAGCTTCTTAAGGGGCTGGCCTTTTTTGGGTCCACTCCGTAGTAAAGTTTCTAATTCCTACAGCACAGCGTCTCTAGCTTTTTTATTCTGCAGGATTGTCATGGTTAGGATTAATTGGTTATATTTACTATATAAACTAATAAACACGATACCGATGAAATTAAAAATCTGTAATAATCTTCACCTCATCGATGGAAAGATCATAAGCTATTCAACTACGGTAGGTCGAGTGACTCCAACTGGAATAAAAGTAAATGGTAAATATAGCAGGTCTACCACTAAGCATGTTGAGAAAATCGCTGGAATATTAGGTATTCCAATAGAGTATATTAGCAAGGAAAACCAATGGTTTGATTGGTACGAACTTGGAGCTAACGTCGAATACGATGGAGCGATTAGTCAAAAATCAACACTAGTTATCTTATCAAAAATACGAGAGACTGGTTGCAGTCTAGTCAATGCGGCAGTACTTGCCTTATCTGAAATAAAAGGAAAGGACCAGCTTAACTGTATAAACCAACTACTTAAAAAAGGAGTTGATCGTCAGAGAATAGATGACATTCTTACGCTAAGCCAACTTGGATTAATATGATCGTTCAGGCACCAGTGTCTCTTGACTTTCTTCACCATATAATTGTCAAGGTTAAAAGATAATGGTTATATTTACTCTATAACTAATATAAAAAGCAGATGAAAAAGAAACTAATTATTTTTAGATTTGGCTCAGCGATGCCGACCCAAAAAGAGCATGCGATTATTAGCAAAATCACAGGCGGTACCGGCGAGGCAGTCGGGTGCTCAACTACGTTTGGTGTATTGTCAATCGTCAACACGAGCATGGCACCCGCTGAGGTGACCGGATTATTTAATCGAGTGGCTACCGAAACTGATGATGCCTTACCGACCATCGTCTTTGAAGCGGATGGGCCAGTGGGCTTCAACTTTCACCCAGAATTCTTTGAGCACTTCGCACAGCTTAACCAGGCATTCGATGAAGAGTACGGCACGCCGATCAATCGATGTGTACTAAGCTTAGACGAGTTACTCGACTTGGTGAAGTCAAAGGGTCTCGACAATTTCACTGAAGTAGAACTGACAAGACTAAAAGAATTGTCAAGATAGTTTTAATAGTTCTTCAGTTTTTAGTATTATAATCTAGTCAAACCAATAAAATATAAGCAGTATGATCGAAATCAAAGGAGGTAGAAAAGAACAGGTAGTTCGACAGTGGTTTAACGACACCCATGATGGGATCGTACCACGAGCAAAGGTATTAGATATGTTCAACGAGTTTGAGCTAGTACCTAAAGACGAGGATATCTCGTACGGGCTCTTCAATGGAGTAATTAAAAAGATACAGGCAGAGGGCCATGGCGCGAGCTCAGCCCAGGCTCAAGAGTCAAGTGGCCCTCGCCTAATTCACTCCGTAGTAGACTGTGAGCCTAATATTATTAACGTGGAGGACATGGAGTTTCCAAGCTTTGGACTCTTTCCTACTGGCAAGAAGATCGACGATCTCTTCTCAGACCATGAAGCGGGTGGTGGACTCTACGGCGGCACTGTGAATATCGTAATTGGAGAGTCAGGTGTCGGCAAGAGTACCGTGATGCTGGACCTCTTAGCCTCTATTGTGGACCAGAATCCAGAAGCTAAGATACTCTATATCTCCAGCGAGATGACTCGTAACGATATCATGTTCTACTATAGAAAGACACCTGCTATTGGCAAGGTGCCTACCCTACTCCTAATGGACTATGTTAAGAACGGTCAATTGGCCCAAGTCTTGGAGAAGAGTTTCAATGGGGAGCACGACGTTATCTTATTAGACTCTTATCAAGATGTCTTGGTAAAATTGAAGGAGGTACATGGTTGGAAGTCAACTAAAGCAGAAAGCTGGTTAACTAACATGATGATTGATGCTGCAGAGAAATGTGGTAATGCCGTCTTGGCAATTCAGCACATGACTAAAGGTGGTCAGTATGTTGGTTCTACTTATCTTAAGCATGCCACTACCGCGATGTTAGAGATACGTTTCGACTTGACAGGTCAGCGTTATATCGAGTTCTCAAAGAACAGACGAGGCGGTAGCGGTACTGGTAAGAGACTCTACTACAAGCTTGACGAGACCGGTGCAGTAGTATACGATACCGCTCGCTTTACTGAGACAGAGGAGATGCGTAACTTTGAGAACGTGGAAACCCTACGCCAACAGGACTTGACAGCCCAGTTCGAGAATATCTTTCTAGGCGGTAATCGACACCTAGACGAGGACTCCGTAGAAGAGGAGTCGGGCGAAGTCAAATCGTCAGAGTTCTGGCCAGTTGAAGAATAAAATATTACTGGGGAGTTGAAATATTACTCCCCAAATTTTAAAGCTTAGTGCATAAATAGTATTATAGTATTAGTCAAAACAACTTAAAAAATTTTAACCATGAGAGAAGTATCAAATCAACAGTTCGACCTAATTCGAGAAACAATGACCGCTAACGAGCATGCTACAAAGCAGGTTCCAATCACGGCAATCAAACTTACCGAGCACTCGTTTGCTAGAAATCAAATCGAGATCGGTGGTCAACCAGTAAAGGTATCCAATGGATTCTTCTTACGAATGGCAAGTATGCTAAAGATGAATGCATCCTTGACCCGAGAGTTTATCAAGAACGACAATTCAAAAGTTGCTGCGGCAATGATGAATGCTCTAAACGAGTATCGCCGTTCACAAGGAGGTAAGGACGTCCTAGTCATCGCCAACCCTGAGACCAGAGAGGTGATTGATATCTGTGACCCTAAACGTTACAGACGCTTGACTAACGAGTCCTTATTCGACATGACCTCAAAAATCATGAATGAACACCCGTCCCTAATTATAGAGACAGTAGACCACAGTCCAAGTGGAGGTAATACTTCTATCAACTTCTTGAATTCAGAGGAGGTAGGATTTCCAGGAGCAGGCAATGACGAGTTCTTTAAGTTCGGCTTCTCCATCACACAGACTTCTAAAGACACTATCGTCGAGACCTACAATACTCGATTGGTATGTTCCAATGGAATGCGTGTAAGCTTTGGAAGTGGTTCAATCGGTGGTAATCGTGACATACACTTCGAGGAGAGATTTAAACTAGGAGGAACGGAAGCTGATGATATTAGAACCTTCCTTAACCGAGTGGATGCCATGAAGAAGGCTGGCTTTGTACCTGGAGGATTCCAACACGCTATCCAATCTGCAGTCGGCACTAAGGCAAGTCTAGCCGAGGTCGAGAACGCAATGATGTTGGCTCAACGTAAAGTTAGAGAGGACGATCCTCAATTCAAGAAAGGATTTATTGATGCAATCGAACGTAACTACTTCGGCGGTCACCAAGATACCTTAGCACGTATTATGCAAAAGGGACAAGACCCATACAAATTGAACGACAAGCAGAAAGGATTTATCAAGACAGGCATGTCAGTATGGGACGTAATCAACTCGCTTACCTACTTAGGTTCAAATAACTCAGGCATTGAGTTGGCTGACAAGTACGAGTTGAAAGCACAGGCAGGAGACTTATTCGCCAAAGGATCGAACTCAGGTTTTGACCTACAATTCGCTCAGTACGCGCAATTATAAGTTGGTTTGACGACGGGAAAGGGAGCTTCGGCTCCCTTTTTTTGTGCCTAATATTTTACTCCGTAGTCCGGGTCTCTGCTATCGCGCGTCGTAACACGCCCGCCCGTACACGGGAGCAGGCCCGGGTCTCTGGTTTTCCCTGCCCGCCGGGGCTCATGACAGCCTAGTCTACCATGGAGCTCGAGGCCCAATCTAAGGAGGCACAGTTTCCCTTGGCGAGGCTTTGTCACATGACCGGTAAGTTTCTATATAGACGAGAAGAGGGTCCCTTAGAGAGAGCCTGTTAGACTGATGTCATGAAGTAACTATTAGAAGCCTTTGAATAGACGGTGATGTATGAGTCTATCCATACCTCCTTCACGTAGAGACTGGAGATCCTGTAAATTAATTAGGATTACCTGGGCAGGAGAGCTACCACCGCCATCGTCAGTATCGTCCATGATCCAGACAGCATTTACCCCAGGCAGGAGCTCATGCACGCTACTCTCTACCTCGCCACTCTTAGTCAGCGGTAAGATATTATTAAAGGTAGTAAGCATCCCATCAAGCTCGGCCCAGATAGGATCCTTCTCGGTGACGGTCACGATTGGAGACTCTATCCGCTTTAAGATCGCGGCACGTTGCCAGTCATAGAGTATCTCGTCTATCTCTTCGGGCAGGTTAGGTATAGTATAGTGCTTCATAAGTTAAAAATCTTTAAATAGGTAGGTTATCGCCGAATTCCCATTAAAGTCCCGAACAGCAAGTAAATAGCGTGGGGTCGTCTTAACGTAGGCGGGGATATACGTTTCGCCGAAATTGAAGCAGTACATATTGTTGAGGTCATATTCAGTACTACTCCAATAGGATGCAAGTTGCCATTTGCTGGCTCTAACATTAGGAATCTTTGAGACATTCGGCAGGAGGATCCTTTTAAATTCATCAAGTGTCGGTGCCCTCCAATTTGGACCTAGTGCAGCCATAGCATCTAGCGCTTCTCCCCAAGTCATCTTGCCAAAATCCTCTGGCCAAACCTGTAAATCCTCTATTATTATCACGTCTTCCATAAGTTAAAAGTTTTTTAGTAATAAGCCAATCGCAATCTCTCCAGTAATGTCCCGAACCGCACGCACATAAGATGTGGTGAGCTTAAAGTAGTCGTGAGCATTCCCATTGTAGACGTTGAAGAACCACGCGATGTTGGCGTCACGCTCTGTACTACTCCAATAGTAGGCGAAGGATATAGTTTTTCCAAACAGTTTCTCCCTATTTGGATAGAGTACCTCCCTAAATTCTTCAATGGTCGGCAGGCGCCAACCTGGACCTAGCTTAGCTACTTCAGCTGTAGCTTCGTCCCAAGTCATCTTACCAAGATCCTCGGGCCAAATTTCTAACTCCTCTATTATTAGCGCGTCTCTCATAAAGATATTTATTACATTAAGTCGGAAAGATTCTCCTTGCTAGGAGTCTCTGGCTTGTCCTCCCAATTAGGTGTGATCTTGCCGGGGTGCTCGCGTCTCTGCTTTTTCCTTGGCACAGGTAAGACATCCCCGTCTAGCTTGTCTAACCTGTCTACCCCTGCTTTAAGTAGGAGATTCGTGAGATCCTTCTCCTGTTCTAACCTATACTCTGGCACCGTGATGGCCGAGTTGATTACCACCACCTCTACCCCATAATATCGGAACCAGGCCGGAAAGATCTCCCAGCCTACTCGAGCCAGTCTGTCCGGCGTCTCTACTATAATCACCGACACCTTCTTTTTAATTACATCTTGGATTAGCTCATGCAGACCGGGTCTCCAGTCCAGAGAGAAGTCAGTAGCCGGGCACCAGTCGTCGTAGAGCTTTTCCAGAGAGATACCCCGCTGTGCTGACCAGTTTCGGACTAGTTGTTGTTGTCTCTGCATGAGGGCTCGGTCGGACTCCGTAGTCCCGGCTACCCTACAATAGGCTACAGCCCAGTTATCTCGCACAAGTCTCTTGCCGAGTAGAGCATAGATGTCGTCGTCCCAGTACATCTTACGACCTTTGGCGTCTTCGCTATACCTGATCCTACCTTTCTTGGTCCATGACTTTAGGGTGTTATAGCTACAGCTGAGTACCTCCATTGCTTCCTTTGCCCACATACTTCGTTTCTTTCGTTTATTTATCCCTCTAGAAGCTATCAGATTTAGGGCTAGTTGCAAGTAGATACCTTCTCGCATCGGATTGATAGCCAAGGTTGATAGCTTGGGGGTTTCCCGTTCGGGACTCCGTAGTAAACGTAGGTTGCCCTTGCGGCATTACGGCTCACTAAAGGGATATCGGGGTGCAGTAGACTGTCACCCGTGGTCGGGGTCATTGGGCTAGGTCTGCTGGTATGTTTGGGGTCTCTGCTATCTATAGGATCTCTGTTCCTGGGTCTTGATAGGTAGTGTCCACTCTCTAGAGACTCCTATTCTTTTTCTCCCTATTCTGGTTTCTAGGTATTATAGTCACATAGTGCTGGACTCCGTAGTGACTAGTAAGATAAATAAAAGAGTATGAAGTATATTAAGTTATTTGAGACCTATCAATGGTTAAATAAGGAGAGCTCTGACTCTGACGAGAGGGATTTTATCACTACTGTAGAGTCTCTGTTAGACTGGGCAGGTGGTCCTGAATGGAGCAGTGATTGGACCTGGCTCGAGGATATTTTGATGGTAGATGACGAACCCTTGGAGGAGGGCGAGGCGATTGGTTACCATGAGTTGCTTAAAAGAGGTAGGGATCAGGAGATAGAGGTTTATTCTCAGCAGGTCGAAGGTCAGGTAGATAGCAGTTGGACTCTCGATGGGGTAAGCTTTACTCTTATCTCATGGGACTGGCCTTTTACTAGTGACCTAGGTGACCTAACAGATATTGAGAAAAGGGTAGTGGATCGATTAGTTAAGGAGTTGACTGGGGATCGCGTCATGGACTTGGCGAATCTAGTTGATATTATTGAATACGTCCAGTTGGTGATTAGAGAGAAGGGCGAGGATCCCGATAAGGTGAACTCAACGGGCTTTAAGAACTGGTATCTCTTACAGAGATCGGGTGCTAACTGACCCTAGAGCCGGACTCCGTAGTAATAAATAACTAAAAGGTAGAAGAATATATGTTAAAGTCATTCTATGATTTTGTTAATGAGTCTCACTCTGATCAAGGGTTAGAGGATGCACGACACCTAATGGAACTGGGTATGATCTCAGCCGGTGATTACTATCGAAAGCTGATTGAGCTTCGTACTGACGATATTAAGAGGTATGCAACTGCAGAATTTATAGTCACCTTTACTACTGGTTGGTTGGCTCAAAATGGATCGCGAGAGACTCAAGATTGGATCCTAAGGGAGATACCTAGGGTATTACCCGACGGTTTTCTACTCGATCCAGAATCGGTTGGTCTTGACTCTTGGGAAAGGGCTGACTATGAGGACGATTTGAGAGACGGCTTTGATCCAGAGGAGATATATGGAACCTTTGAAGTTGGGTATCCTGTTTTTGGGGATGAGGATCTTGATGCTAGAGTTGAGGAGAAACTCGATCAGCTCTATCTAGAGATTCATCAAATGGAGGACATGTTTACTGAAGTCGGCATGGATTCTAATTATAAATAACTGGAATAGAGAGTTTAGGCTTAGTCGTGACTCCAGTCGCTAGTGTCTTCAATAGTGTCATCATCCACTTCCTCATTGAACCCATCAATGATCTCAAGGATATCCTCTACCTTAAGTATTGATATTGGACCGTTATATGACCAGGTAGCATCATACGAGTTTTCATCATCTTCGTCTTCATCATCTTCGTCTTCATACCCTTCTTCAAAGTCCCGGTTAGCATAGAGTGCTCTTAGCTCAAGAGAGGAGTCTCCGCCGAGGTAGACTACCACGGTTACCGGGTCGTCATACTGCCGCTCATACTCATAATTATTATAGTGGTTCTGTGCCATGTTTACCAGGTCTGAACTAAGTGTAAACTCAATCGTGTTATAGGGAGTTTTGTAAACTACTGGTTTTCCCCAAATATCAGGTTCTGCAAGGTGTCGACTCTCTAGGTCCTGTAGTAGACTATCTACCCATCCAGTAGGGTCAATCTTCTTAGCTCCTCTTGTAAACTCAAGAGGATCGATTAGTCCCAAGTCAAGCAGATTTTGTAGGTCACCTGGACTCAGCTGACCTGAGGGCTCTTCATTTTCGTTTATCCATTCCTGAAATCCTTTAATCATGACGGGTCTCTATTTTTTTTTTATTTATCAACCAGATTGGACCCAGAGTCGGACTCCGTAGTCCCAGTAGTGGTGTCATGGAAGATCTGACCTAGGTGAAACATGTTTCGTAGGGCAAGTATCCGCTCTTCTCGGGTCTCTACTGTACTCTCTAAGCGGGTAGCAAGCTCTTCGACTATCATAAGTTCTAGATTAGGCGAGCTGAATCCTTCCATTCGGTGCACGCTCTTTACCAATTCTTCTCCTAGACTCTCCAAGTTATTTTTCATGCTCCTTCTTTTTAACCTGTTCAAACCAATCTTTAGGATTTTTATATCCTTGTTCTTTGGATATAAATGCAGTTTCTAAATACTGCTCAATGATAGATGGTATTTGTTCCTGTTGCCATTGAGCACCTGCAATCCAGTTATCTGTTTTACAGATGTTCGGGTCTGCAAGATTGGCTGCAACCTCTTCAATCGTTTCTTGTTTAGGTTTACATTCCTCACAGTACAGGTCTTCGGTTAGTCCTTCTGAAATGATTACATAACATTTTCCACAAAGTGTTGCTCCTCTACCATTATTAAATTTATGTATGGGTTTAGGTTCTTCTTGTGGAATAATTATTTTGTAATCAAAAAATCCTTTAGGATAATCATCTATAAATTCTACAACATGATGTCTTTCTTTAAAAACCTCAACTTCTTCACAACTTGGATTATTCACAAACCATTCTAAAAACTCATCATCAATAGCTTGTACACCATCTTTGATAAGGTCTTGGTCAGTTGTTAGGATAATTACATTTTGCTTTTCTCCGTATTGAGCACCACTAGAGTTCCTTGGTTTATTTAAGTACTTATCTAAATACCATTGGTCAACTCCTTCTTTAATTTCTTCTAAATTAGTGATGTAGATGTTTTGATTTATATTAAACCCATTTTTTTGTTGTGTAAATTCTATACTTGTAAATGATAATTCTTCACTTATATTTCTATACAATATACTTGGTTTGTCTGTTGGTAAAATGTGAATGTTTTTCATAATATTAGTTTTTGCTTGAATTATTATACTAAAGTGATACTATATTTTAAAAATCTACTTGATCCTAATCTCTTCGATTGAGCACTGACCAAACTCTTCTAGGTTGCTGTGTGCTGACCACGTATTCAGTGACAGATTGTATGTTGGAGAATCCTCGTCATCTGTGTCACTAAATGCTTTGGCAACATGGTCGCTCATGGCTCCAAGAACTCGATTTGCCTTTTTGGCATACTGGTTAGCGTCTTCCCTTTTATAGAAAGCCTTTAGGTTTCGGGTGTAGTGTGAGTCCCAGCTCGAAAAACTGGCCGTGACTAAAAATATCTTTTCCATATATAGAGTTATTATACTAAAAAAGATAAATAACTAAAATAACTTCTAAATATGTCGTTTATCAATTGGGGCTCAGAGAGTCAGGAACAAAAGGAGATCCGCAAGAGGATAGAGGAACAGATGCTATATGAACAGGCTGTGTATCGTGCATCACTTGCAGCTACGGCAGCCGTTGGAGGCGGGGGCCAAGCTAATAATCTACCTCTATCTGGTGATCTTACCCTAGTCTTTACTGACTTTGTGACAGTTGATCTCATCCTAGCTGGTGGATTCGATAGTCTCCCTGACTGGAATACTGCACTTGTAGATTCAGGCACTCCATATACCTCAATTATTGTTGATGAGCCGAATTTTACAGTATACTTAAGTGGCGGCTCAGGTATAACCCTGACTCCGCATGCTTTTGATGGAGTGGTTGAAGGGTCTACTGGCCTAGGCGATGATCTAGTCTCAATTGTAGATACGGGTAGTATTATTGCAGCTAGCGGTTGGGCTTTTTATTATTGTGATCTTCTTCAAACGTGTATCCTGCCTGCCGTGACTACTCTTGGTGATAATGATTTTGAGGGTTGTACTCTACTTAATGAGCTTCTCTTGCCTGTAGTAACTGAGGTTGGATTCCAATGTTTCTATGGTGCATTTAATACTGCCACATCACCAATCACATTTGACCTGCCGTCGTGTACCTCATTTGGCACCCAAGCATTTACTTCGTACGACGGTGAATACTATAGTGGAACTACTGAAGTAGACACACCAACAGTATTGACAGCTACCTTTGCTAGTACCGTGATTGCAAACCCTGATGTAGTATTATTCCTTGCACAAAATACTGGTGTAGCGGCAGTGTATGTTTAAGCTAGAGGATCACCTATGGAGAGATATATTCTCGGCAGAAGATGAGATCCAATTAGATAGAGCAATACCTGACCTTACCCGAAAGTACAGTCGACAAATCTTACGCTATGGGGTTTCAAAGTATCAGAACAATCTTGTCTCAGTCGAGGTACCTCAATACCTGCTAGATTTAGCTAGTCGACTTACTCAGTTAGGCATGCTTAAATTTGTTCCACAGGACTATACAATTAATATCTACAAACCAGGTGATTCAATTGGTTATCATATTGACCTCGGCGACGACGATACAGTTATCCTAAATCTACTCTGCCCAGTCACCTTTAACCTAAAAAAGGGTGCAGAACTGGTCTCCTTTGAGTTTCCGCAAAGATCTGTTTTTTTGCTGACTGGTGAGTGGAGAAACCTTTGGGAGCACTCGATTGAACCAGTAAAAGACCGCCGATTATCTATTGTTTTTAGATAGTGATAGTAATAAATCACCTAAATAATGTAGGACTAGTCTTGACCGTGTCAGCTTCCATGATAAATAATAAAAATAGAAGAATTATACTATGAACTACCTATTAAATTATAGAAAATGGAGATCTATCTATGAGGCAGAAGAGTCGAGTGAAAGCCAAAAATCCCTTGTGTTACTCTCTGGACCCAGTGCGTCAGGTAAGACCTACTTTGCAATGAACCGACTAAAGGCAAAACACTGGTATTCTGATCTTACTGCCAAGACAGTGCTGATTGGTACTGATAACTTTAATGACAATACAATAGGTCCTATCTTTATTAAACTAGTAGAGGATTCAGGTATGCCAGCCCTTGCCAAGATTGCAAGCCAAGTTGACAGTCCTCATATCCTTAAGTTATACGATACTGAGTTTGCACAGTGGAGCAAAAGCGCAAGTCCAGAGGAGAAGAGCAAATATGAAGAGCTTGAACGTGTTGCGGGATACGATCCAAAAAAGTGCAAGGCAACTGTTAGGAAGCAACAGGGAAAGGATGGTGACGGACGTGTTAGTGCCATGGCATGGGCAGCACACCTATTGCCTGCAACTGAAATACTTTTTGATGATATCGGCGACGCAATCAAGAACTACTATGCTGAAGGAGAGATCAGTGACGTTCTTCTTTTTACTCCGCTAGACTACTACTTAGGTAATATAATTTCTCGTAATGGGAGCAGTAATAAGGCAGAGAAGATAGACACATCGAATCGAGACGCAGGTATCTATCAGTATTGTGACTGGTATAGAGCAGTCGCTGAACCTGACTTAGATGATAAGCAGTATTCTGCTGAGGACATGAAAAGCAAGCTTGAAGCCGCCGGTTACTCAAATTCTGATGAACTTCTTCGACTCTTAGGAGTCACTCCTGAACTTGAAGAAGGTTTCTATATTGGATTAAAAGACTGGGTAAAGCCTAATACTATCATTAATTCGCGTGACAAGAGCACCGGACGCGCGCAATCAGTCGATGACTTTAATTCTTTCTCAGCTCTTCTATAATAAGTTCTAGATTAGGCTAGCTAAAACATTCCATTTGCTTTCCACTCTTTCCAAGTATCGAAGTCCTTGAGTTTTTCAAGGTCCTCTCTGCTGTAAATCTTATCAGTATTCTCAGCATACCATTGGGCTCCAGCTATCCAGTTCTCAGTCTTGCAGATATTTGGATCTGCTAAATTTGCTGCAGCACGCTCTATCTCTTCCGTATTCATGTTATTTGTCTACTCGATAATAAACTGGCTCCTCTACTCTAAGATATTTAGGAGGATCCATCTTTCCGCCCGCTTCTATCCATGTGACTAAGGTTGCAAGTAGAATAACTGTTGCGATTGATGTGATGTATAGTGAGATCTTAAAAGATCTAGGTGTCATATCTCCAAGGGCAGAGATCACTAGTGCAGCGGCGATTGTTGCAGCCGTTGAGAGGACAAGTAAAGTTGTTAAGTATTCCATAATCCTTATTTTACCTGAATCATTTTAATTGTTTTGCAGTTAAGCCACTTAGTTATTGGTGAACCAATAAAGAGCCCGATATAATCTTCAGTACCAAAGGGTTCATCTTGTAGAGTCATTGTTAGTCCATCAAAGAATGATGCACCAGATGTCCAAATTGATACATGATAGACTGACCCATCAATCACTAGTCTATATTGAGATAGCCCTCCCATAAATTGAAAGTCATTAAGGTGTTCTACCTTCACCTTACCTCTACGTAGGAGCCGATAGAGTTTCCAGCGGTTCTTCCAATAGTGAGGTACAAAGAACATCTCGTATGCTCCCCAAAAAGGTAGGCACATAGTTGGTATCATTAGGATACACGCGATTACTATTCGAAGGGTCGCATTGCCCTCCTTTACAAAGTGTTTAGTCATTTTCAAATTCTCCTTTAATCTTATTTAGTGATTTTTTACTTTACTTGAATCATCGTAACACTTTCCACTCCACGATAGATAAGAATGTGAACAGTATCATCAATAGTTATCTTATATAAACCTTTATAAACTTCTTCAGACAACTTTTCAATCTCTAAACGATTAACGTGATCTGGAGTAGAGCCGTCAAGTTTCTTAACAGAATTTCCTGGTGACTCTTGTGGAAAACTACATGCCATAAATACTAACGGCAATACTAATAGTAACTTTTTCATATGTTTATTATTCACCTTTCAGAGTTTTTAATTGTTCCTCAAGCCTTTTAATTTTAGCTTCATCACTTTCCTTTTTATCCTGATCACGCTTAGCAATATACTTAGCTACCTCATCCGGTGTAGATAATCTAAACTCGACTCCATACACTTCTAATTCTTGATGGTCACAGTGCCAATCACATGCAACATAGTTGGCGCCTTTTGAGTTTAGCTCAACTAGTGTAGAGATAAGCTCATCGATTTTGACAAGACCTGCTTCTAAATAGAGAGCATCTCCAAATGTCTTAGTGTCTGAGTGGATATCCCAATCTAATCCTAAGTCTTCTTCTGATCGAGCTACAATGTCTTTGCGCCCAATACTCTTTAAGTTAAAAAATATTTCCTTGCTCATTTGTTCCAATCTATTTTAGGACAGTACTTATTATATTTAGCCTTGATAAATTCAATAATAATGCTCTGCTTCTCTTCGTATGGTACATAGTCAGGGTTGCGGATATTGTCTCCATTCTCGTCCCAAATCCACTCACGTTGAGTGTGTCGGCGATTATCTCTTCTCTTTTTATAGAGGTGAAGTATGATAAAAACTATTGAGGAGATGATTGTAATCATCCAAATAAGGATTCCAGTTCCTTGCCAAATACGAAATGTTGTATTAGGATTGAACCAGCCCCAAAAGAGGTATGTCACTGGAAATATTGCTAGAAAAGCAATAAATACTATTCCCCAAAGAACAGCTCCTCCAAGTAGACGCAATGGCCAATCATCAGCCTTTTCTTTAGCCATAACTAATGGCAAGGAGATTAGACCTACTGGTGCAAGAAATACCCACATGATTACAAGCTTCCAAAAGTATGGACATAGTGTTTGAGGCATATCCTTTGCCATGTAGAACCAGCGATATAACTGAGCTGAGATACTGTTGTGATTTAATTTCATAATTTATGTTTTTAGTTATTATACTACTTTATTCTATTCTTTTCTCGGTCGACCTCAACTTTATTTAAAAAGGCCACGAATTCATGGATAATCAGTTCATCACTCATTCCCTGATGTCTAAGCTCCCAGCCCATCACAAATGCATCGTTAATTTCTCGCTCAGTATATCTAAGATCCTTTATGAAATTGTATACTTTAGAGTGACTTGGCTTCGCATCCTTATGCTCCTTTGGATAATTCCACTGCTTGCCTTGGCTATCAGTAATATCGAACTCGCCATCAATAAATGCATATAACCCATCAATCATAAGAGTTACGCATACTTCACCATATTGATCCTGAATCTCGATCTGATAATTGTTGATTTTTATTGCACTTAAGCAGTCACCTTCGTAATTAATTAATCCTAGTTTTTTCATTTCTATTTAGTTATTTTATCGTAATTTAATTTCATCAATTGTTGGACTGTTGATCTTTGTAGTAGTCGGTGATTTAGTGTTAACCACTTCTGCAATCTTAACGAATTGTAATACCTTTGCCTCCTCAACATTTGGATTTCCACGAAGACTCTCGATATAGTTAATATGTTTCGACTTGTCTCCACTTTCATGTATCTCAATCTTCCAGTCAAGCCCAACTCTCTTTACTAGAGAAACATAAGTTGCATCAGATGGTGGAACAATTGTTTGAACTGGTGATGCACATACTCCGTATGCAGTGTTATAATAACTTGAGTTAAGTGCGCTGCCTCCTATAATTATACTCATTGCTCTAGTGAATTTGGATAATATAATAGTGTTGGATTCTTCTTCTGTATGTCAATATTAGGATACTCCTTCTTAAATGTCATCACATCGAATTTCTTAGTAATTAGGTGGTGACCATTTCTAGTTGGAATGATCGCCTCGATCTTTGGTCCAACTTCGTGGCCAATTGGCATTCCTACTTCATCAAATTTGACTTTAGTAAAAGGCATACATTTATATTCAATAAATGCCATCATCAATGGGCTAGCTTCATGCTGATCATCGACATCAATGATCCACCGCTTCTCTTGAGTCTTGACTTGGCCTACGACTGAATCGAAGAGTCCTTTTTGATTCTGAACTCCATTTCGGATACGTTCAGCAAGGGCAACCATCATGTTCAGTGAGACTTCCGACTGGTTCTGTTTTTGCACATGAATATAGGCTCGAGCCTTAAACACTTCGCAGAGCTGCTTGACCTCATCCCAACGTCTCTCTAGGTGATCCATATTCTCGATACAATACGTTTTAATGGTTCTGACTGACTGATGATTGTCGCGTTCCCCTTCAGGCTGGTCCTTCTTACGTTTAAACACATAGAGCATATAAAAGTCTCCTGGTTCTGAGAAGTTAAGTAAGGGTCTTATGAGTTCCAAGTTGTCTATCATAGTTATATTATACTAAATAATTAGATAAATAAAAAATATGAAGTACATTAAAATTTACGAAGATTATACACCAACGAGTAAAGTCATAGTTGAAGGGTCGTATTCACCAAAGGCTGGAGACTATGATGGTATGCACTCATTCCAATCTAGAAAAAAAGATGGATTTGGAGGTAAGATGAATACTAAAGTAAATGAAGCACTTCTAAAATTCTATAAGGAGACTCATAAAAATCCTACAATTACTAATATTGAAATTAAGATGGATGACTCCTCTTGGAAAGTAACATGGAAGGTGACTATCGAAGAGAGCCGAGACGGCAAAGCATGGATAGGATTGACTAGTCGCGGTGGAGCTGGTAAAAAGGATGGACTTACTGGATCAGTTGAACGAGCTAAACGTCAAATTGATCGAAAGAAGAAAGATCTTGCCTCAGAATTTAGTGACTCTGCACTTGAAACCAAAGAGGTAAAGGATTTTGGTTGGCAAGGTAAGGGTGCATATATTCGTCAGATCTTTGTAATATACACTAATCCCGCAAAATACCCTGCAATAAAACCGGATACCGATAATAAACAGATTGCTTAATTACTCTACTATCTTTTCAACATATGTACAGGTCTCACCAACTTCAAATCCTTTTTCAATAAGTAGAGGCAAGGACGCAGGTTTACACCATGCATAAATCAAATAGCTTTTAAACTTTAGTTGAACATAGTCCCAACGAGCATCCCAAAGCTTTCTAAATATTCCTTTACGTCGATGATCCTCATGGACCCATGCATCTAGGAATTTAATCTTTGTGTTCTCTTCACGCTCCATGTAAATATGGCCGACTATTTCTCCATTGACCATCGCAATCCAGGTCTCAAGTTGTTGTGCATTGCTTTTTAGATGCACAATCTTAATGTCATCAATTATTGTTGTCATATTCTATAATTAGTGCGGATTCAAGTCCTTCAAAGAGACCAACATTTACAAAGAGTCTAGGATGAGAGAACTCATCAACTGATTGAAATTCGACAGTTTGTCCCTCTTTAATTGAGTCAGTTACCTTAATAATAGGAATAACTTTGAATCTACCATACGAAGTCAGGTATTCAACCATCAATTCATTATCCTTATTTACGATCCTTCCTATCATCGTCTCCGATTTTTTGCAAAAAAGTTTTTATCTTCTCATCCACCTCGTTCATCATCTCACCATCACAAGAATTCTTCCACTTTCTAATATTACCGTCTTCCCTTTCAGATTCAAGGTAGATTTTACCGCGTTCAACCAGGCCATTTGAGTAGCCATATCCACCAAACCCATGCAGGGCAAGTACCTCCTTTAAGAGTTCAGCGGCTTCGTCACCATCCATTAAAAACTGTTTGCGCACCGCTCGACCCAATTCCAGGTCGTTCGGATACTTTTTGATTAGGTCTTTCATAGTTAAGAGTTATTTGACATACCGATTACTGCAATTACCGCAGTCACAACAATCGTGATAATAGCGAGTGTAATATTTGCTTCCCATGTCACAATGGCTAAGATTGCTGGAAAAAGAAGGTTAACATCACACTTGTCATGATTATAGACATTGTCAAAGAGACTGAGCAACATTCCGATTAGACTTAAGATCGCGATTGTAATTACCATAGTATTTTAGTTTTAATTATTATACTTTAATTCTTAATTAGTTTTAACTTCCAAAACCCATCTTTTTATTTTCTTTTACTTTAGGTGCCTTCTTAAGTTCTTCAAGAGAAGCCATAGTCTCTTCAAATGTTCTGCCCATTACGATAACTGAGACTACTACTTCCTTTAGATGAGAGAGTGACATGCCTTCTGTTCGCTTTACCCATTCATTAAGGTCAATCTTTGCCAAGTCATCCTCATTTAATTTATTGGTGATATACGCTTGTCTAATTTCAGCATTAGGTAACTCAATCTTATATCGGCGATCAAATCTAGATGGTCGATTAGTCACACGTTCCTGTAATTTTTCTGGATAGTTAGTAGTCGCAATGTATACTACTCCCTCAATCTGTTTGACTCCATCTAGGATATTTAAGAGTTGAGACGTAGAGTATCTGTCCTCACCAGCAAGAGCATCTATATCTTCTAGGATAACAACAAGTGGTCGAGTAGGTTCAATTTTACGAAATGTTGGAATAAACTCAATAAAGTAGTCGATATCATTTTGCGACTTGATATTGATTACGATACCATTAAGCTCCATTAGCATGTTAGCTAGGATCTGGATAATACCTGATTTACCACAGCCCGGTTCTCCATACATTAGGATACCTCGTTTATGTATAAAGTTATAAGTACGATAGACCTCTGCTCTGGTCCAAAAGTTTTCAATATCTTTCAGAATATCAATAATCTCTGGTGAAGGCAAGTGATATAGCTCATCGGTCTTGAAGGGTTGCTTCTTTAAGGTATGTGAACCGATCGAGTTATTGTAATCTATTTCATATACTCCAGCTGGTACCTGGTCAACTGTGATATATGCTGGTGCAAACTCTTCGTTTTTTAAGTTGCTCCAGCAACAGGGCACAGTAAGATCCTGTGATTCAGGTTCACCATTAAGTTCTTCTCGAATACGGTCGATTTCGTGCACGATATTTCTTTTCTTCATGTGCATATTATACTATATAGAGATCTATTTTTAAAATTAGAGTAGGATAAATAACTAAAATAACTTTTAAATATGTCATTTATTAACTGGGGATCAGAGAGTCCAGAACAAAAGGAAATCCGACGCAGGATGGAAGAACAGATGATGTTTGAACAAATGTCATACAGTGCAGCAGTTGCTGCAGCTGCAGCTGCCGGAAGCGGTTCACTGCCTCGAACAAAACAGGGTCAAACTTCATCGTATACCTATGAATCTGAAACTGGCCAATTCTATATTGGGATAATGGATTTTGAAAAAGGGTCACTTCCTGCAGTATTTAATACTGGTCTTAATACTAGCGAAGATTGGTATTATGATGATAATAACTATGCTGGAACGTATGTTGTTCAAGATAGTGGTTATCTAATGACCTTTAGTAATAATAGTTCAGCAGATAGAGTATTCTTCTTCTTTAGTGCAGGAGGTGCACTTATCGAAAAATTAGAGCTCACAACAAACGACACTGACGTATTTGGTGCAAATGGTAATTTTATTGTAGTATGTGATTGGGATGCATACAAAATATGGTGGTTCGATGGATTAGAAGTAAAGACTTCAGACTTATCAGAAAACACGAATAGTTGGGACTATATAGGTGCAAATGTATCAGGATTTTTTATAACTTCGTATACTACTGAAGGAGCTACTGATTTCTACAACGTCTTCTTTATTGATGGATCTGGATTAAATCAAATACTTGAAAGAGATGTAACTAGTCCGACTAATTCATATTCACTAGAGGTATATGAAAACGCAAATATCTTTAGACTATTTAATTATAATGATACCCCTGGTGAATATACCCATATTTATTATTATGATACTGCTGGAGTTGAACTAGCCGATCTTGATGTGTCCGCTGGAAATTATGTTAGCAAATTTATAGATGTTTTCGGTGCAGGTAAACACGTCGATACTTTCTACAATGCTACTGAGTACTGTATCTGTTATTACGATGAGGCAGTCGGAGACTTATTAACAACTACTCATGATAGAGTAGACTATCCTAATTTTATAGTTACAGGTCAATATAGAAATAATGGTAGTCAATTCAATACCTTGACTGAGAATGGATTAATTACTTTCTCAAGCGACGGTCTTGGGTCGATTAAAGATTTACAAAATGTGACCCATTGTGATTTTATTCGCTTACATGACGGGCTGGCTGACTTAGATCAAATAGTTCCATTCGCTGATAATGAACCAAAGGCAATCAATTGGAATATTATTAAAGTCGCCGACTCAATATTCGTGCCAAATTGCCCAGACACTGATGCAGTTTCACCTCAACTAGCATACTTAACTTTTACTAGCATAGGTACGAACTTTAATACTCTATTAATTTCATTTGATGATTACGATTATTTTAATACTGACATATTAGGTAATCGATATCTAACTGATGCATGGCTAGACACTGGGCTGGAACCTGGAACCTATTTTATAACAAATAAAACAGGTGCTGATTATTTAGAGTACCAATATGACATTCGAGATTCAAATTATCTTGATGATGAAGGAGATGTAGTAGCATGGAGAAACTCAAGTGATACTACTTTTCAATCATATTATTTAACAACAGAAGATCCTATACCATTTGAGGCAAGTATATTACCTCCATTTGGGAGAATCCAGACAACTTCAACATATCGTCAAGAGGATAAGCTGTATCCTGGAAATCTCTTGATCCAGAGCGGAGAAGGTAGTCGATTGTATCTATTTAATGATATTGGTGAAGATAATATAGTATATGGCGGAGATGACATGTATGATGTCGGAAACAAATTAAATACTAATCTTATAGTTGAGATAGCATATACGCATACTCAAATGGTGGACACTCCTGAGGATGATGATATAGAAGCTTTACCGAGTATGTTTGAAATGGACGGAGAAGTAGTAGACGGTATTACACAATTTGGAGCAGGATCGGAATACTTTACTAACCTATATCCTGGACTATTTACAATGGTTGCTAAGGGCGTAGATATCACTGAATTTTTTATAGATGGCAGCACTGGACTTGACAGTAATGGTTATAATACACTTTATTCATATGAAGTAACAGTAGGCGGTCATGATTATACTGCATTCCTAAAGACTACTACTGGTGGAGGTAGTGACATGGACGGCGAGTCTGATCCAACTATTAATCAAATCATAATTGTAAATGCACAAGATGTAGCACTAATTCAAGAGATCGATGAAACCGTTGATACTAATAATGATTATCATAAGATACTTGGACTAGATACTGCTGGTGTAACTGAAGTACACTACTTATTAATGGCAACATATAATAAGTCAGTTCAGCACGGATTTACTGAAACAGATTTTACTAATGTGGTTAACCAGTATTTAGATATCGTTGATGGTTTATCAATATCGGCTACCTTAACTGCACTAAATGAAGATTATTCTCTTATCACTGACCAAATTGAAGACACTGAATCATATACTTTAACTTTAGTTAAAGCAGACGGAACCGTACTCGAAAAGGATTCAGTATTCTATAATGAAGGATTGGATTTAGGACCGACTATGTGTGCCTGTGCATACAATAACGCAGATGGTTTTGCATGTGTCGACGTATACGATATTGACTTAGAGTTAATTTCAACTTATGTATCTAATGAAACTAATGTAAATACCGTTAGAATAATTGATAATCGATTATATATCATAACTAACTATTTTGATGAAAATGAGGATGAACATACTGTTATGGCAATAATGCGAGGAACTTCATTTATCAAGAAAGAATACATACACAATAATGACTGGCGAACATCCAACGATTATGCAGCTTGGTACTAATTAAAAAAATTAAACACTTATGAAATATTTTATTGACGTTACAATAATAGATTTAAAAACAAATAATGTTGCTCAGAAAATGAATTACGATGTTAACTGTGCAGAAGATGCAGTAGTAACAATCGAGTCTGTGAAATCTGAATTATCACAATGGGTTACTATTCCTCGGGATACGGTCTTGCTAAATGAAAAGGCTAAGATTAAGGGAAGTACGCAAGAAGACTCAGCAGTAGTTAGTGATAAAACTCGAGTTTATTATACTGCACATCTTCAACAGAAGGTAAAAGATCAAAAATAATTAACTGACGATCGGGATAATTACCCCTTCAACAAACCTTTGCATATCCTCGATACTAATAGTGTCGAGGGTATCTCGTTTAGTATGGCAATTAAATAACATGTCGTAGTCAAGATAAGATTCTCCCCACTTTACTGGACTTGTGCCCTCATCTAAAATAGGTAAAGGGTTAATCACAACTGAGTCGATTCCGTTCCTCCTAAAGATTACTGAGTCATTGAATGGCGTACTAACTATCGGACAACTGAAGATCCCTCTAATATGATCCTGTAATTTACCAGGATAGTCTCCAATAAAGAAGGTGGAACCTCCGCGACCAGTCAGCTCAAGATTAAGGATCCAGCTAATTTCACCAAACTCTCCAGCATTAATCTGATCCGATAAATATTGCGAACCTAATCCACCAACCTCTTCTCCATCTAATAGGACAACTGTAATTTCAGGTTTAAGTAACTTGGTTGCAATCGCATTAATTACTGAAGCTGAATTATCGTTTGCATTATCTATATCGGGATTTACGATATCATGATGAGCAGTGATAATCCTATTTGAACTTCCTCGAAGAACAATATTAAACCCACTATTCTCGCGATCTACTTCGAATTCATGCAGTTCGGGGTTTAGTCCAAGGTCGTCAGCCAGGTCCATTAAGAATCTTACTCGAGGAGATCTTTCGAGTCCGTTAGAGTAGATCGAACCTGAGTTACGAGCTTTACACAAATCATATATCTTGTCATACATGATTATATTATACTATATTCATTAATATAAATAACTAAAATAGTATAGAGTATGTCATTTATTAATTGGGGAGAAGAATCACAAGAACAATTAGCTGCTCGTAAAAGAATGGAAGAGATTATGATGTTTGAACAAGCTGCGTTTAATGCAGCAACTGCAGCGGCTGCAGCCGCTGGATCAGGTGGATCAGGTGGAATTAAATCTAATAAATACGTCGTTAATGGATATGTTGAGGATGGATATTTTGAATAATCATTAAAAAATAAAACAATAATATGGGAATTACAACAAGAGACTTTGGACCTAATGCAAAAGGTTCCAAGTTGTCTATCGAAGAGATGGATGAAAACTTTAACTATCTTTATGATTTGGCATCAGAAGGTGGCGGTTTAGGAGCATTACCTTTGTCTTTTACTGAGTTAACTGATTTAATATCAACTAGTTCATTTGTAATAGGTAAATATTATTTAATTACTGATTATCAAACAATTTATGATCAACCAGATTATGATAATGCAGGTCTTCCAAAGACAGTTGTTTCAACACTAACTGGTATAACAGAACCTTTGATTGTTACTGCGGTAAGTAATAATGAGATATCAAGTCAAGTTTATTCTTCATTATTTCCTAATGATATATTAGAGTATGACATTACATTTACTTCTACTGAAATAATGAATGCTCCTGCTAAAGGAAGAATTACAAGCAGAACAGATGATAATAAAAATATTACTAACTATGATAATAGAGCTGTATCTTTTAAAAGATATGAAACTATTTCTGGTAGTGGTATCTATGATTCATATAAAGATACTGGATTTAATAGCAATGCAAATATTAAAACTTTTCAACCCAATAGCTGGAATAATAATTTAGAAAATTTCTACACAACAGACAGTTCAGCAATTCAAGATTTTATTTTACCTAATAATGTCTTTGGAGAATACACTTATGATAATAAATTTGGTAACTACTTTATCAATAATACATTTGGCGATTTTACTTATGATAATGAGATTAATGAAGAATGTTAT